CTATAATTTTATTTCTATTTCTACTTGTGGTACAACAATATAGTTATGTTTTATATTGGATTCAATTGCAAGCCATTTTAATATATCAATAAGACTTTTAGCATCATCCATTGTATTAAGTGTTACATCTGATAAATTTTTTGTTATTCCATCATATACTTTATATTTCATTGTAGCACCTCACTTATATACAGTATAATAGAAAGGTACTTTTATTGCAATTATTTTCTTAACAAATTTGTGTTTAGTTGGATAATTATTTTTTCTTAAACTGGTATATTTTCTTGCCAAACACTTTATAATAAGGTGGAACATCAATTAAATAATCAAATAATTTCCAATCAATATAATCAAGCACAGGGATAATTACAGCTACAATAAACATCCAACAACCAATAAACATTAAATTTATTTGTGAATTCCAAAATGAGAATGGTAAATTTCTATAATCCCATATATGATAGTCATAATTAATTATATTACCGACAAATCCTTCCATTAATGTTGAATATGTAGTACAGACTATAATCTGTATTATATAATCTGTTTCGTATGTAAATACATTATTAAAAAACATAACAAATAGTCCTATAAAACCAGCAAGAAAAAACATGCTTAAATCTGTTCTCTGCCGGAATGCAATCTCTATAAGAAGATATAGTCCTCCGCAGAAAGAATATACAAATATGCATTTACAGATAAACTTAAGGATTTTCTTAACTATTTTCATGCCAATGCTCCTTATTCTGTTGCAATAAATGCTTTTGCAACAGATTGTTCATGCTCCATAATTGTATTATATGTATTCAAATATTCACCAGTTAAGTCCTGACCATATGCAATAGATTCAACTTCAGCCTTTTCCTTTAATGATTTTACATATAATTTTAATTGATTAGCATATGTAATATTATGAGCTTTATTCATTTTCTGAGTCATATAAATCTTTGTAATTTCTTCTACCGTATATAATTTACAAGAACCATTATCACAATGATATGATTGCTCCATATTTGTAGATTTTGCCATTTGTGCTATATCATCAATATTAGCTTGATCTTCAATTGTATAAGAAAAATGTTCAGTCTTGCCATCTATCTCAACATCGACACCACTTGTAATCATCTTATTACAAATTGTATTTAATTCAGAAATTTTATTTGTTTTAATGTTTTCCAATGTTTCAATAATAGGTTCTGTCGGTTCTGGATTTTCAGGTGTAGGTTCAACATATTTATCCCCTGTAGAAAGATAGTAAGCATTATCTGTTGATTCTACATATATAGTTTTATAATCACTATAATCTGCCATAATACTATCATTAAATTCATTAATTATTGCAAATCCATTTGTAATAATTTCGTTTGGAATAGCTTTTTCTGATTCAATTTTAATGACATCATCTTTAACCCGTGTCATTCTGACATTAAAGATAATATCATTTTTATTAAATTTTATTTTTTCCATTGATTTTTTATTCCTTTCTATATTTTTATGTACGACAAAAAAGCCCTTATTATAAAGGGCTAGTTGCTTTTATATATGTGCTTATGCAGAATATTTCTGATAAGATGCTTTTACATTTGATTAATAACGGACAAATATCATATTGCAATATAGGTCATTAACAGTTGTAGCTCCACTTGAGATATTTTTATAATGTAACCTTAATGTACCATCACTATTTGGCACATTGGATACCCTTACTGGAATAACGTAATTATTTGAACTAGTTCCTCCAATGCCTAACACACATTTATAGTTTTTAATAGAGGGTACGGAAAAATATATTTCTGCACCCTCTCCGGCACCAATTGTTGTGGCAGCATATATTTTTACTGATTTAACGATTACTATAGAGCTTAAATTTGTGTTTAATTTACTAATCTGTGACTGTAAATTATATCCACCAGCAGCCGATAAAGCATAGTTATCATTGTTTGTATTTAAAGAAGAAGTAATTCCATTAATTGCACCAAGAGTAGTTTCTGCGTCACTTCCGTTATTGAATTCTACTTCTGATGCCTTTTGCCATTCGCTAAACAACTGATATCCGTTATCTGTTTTTATATATCTCTTAGCTTTAAAAATAGTAGATAAAATACTCATTTCATGTCCTCCTATTTAGAAAAAGGTTGTACCCAAAATACTTTCCCAACCATTTGTTCATCTGTTGGTTTTTCGAGAGAGTAAAAGGTGTCTTGATCAGCAGTAAGATTGAGAACCCATACTGCAAGTTCCTGTGTTTTCTTTTTTAAAGAATTAAAAATAGAGGCTCTACCGCCTCTATCAATATTTGCATTATTCAATTTTTCAACAGCAGACGAGAAGTTACCAGAAGCTATATCCTCGTTATAGGACTTTAATACGTCCATATCATCTGCCTGTAAATCACTGACTGGTATTCTAGTTGTATCTAATTCAGCCAATTTAATTCCTCCTTTTAATCCAATGGTCGTATCCAAGATGAACCAGTATCATAATCTAATGTTGGTTCGTCTTTTGATACAACTGTTCCTGATAATCGTTTTGTATATATTCCGATATTTTGTATTTCTTCAGCAAGTAAATTAAAATCAGTAGCGTTTACTTCATAATCATCCAGTTCAGGATGGTCGTTTCTTAATGCTTTTGCTTTATTTATTTTATTATTTTCTATGAGTGAATAGATTTGCATGACAATATCCTTTACAGAATCGTCAATGTCTTTTTTATCATTCATAGACAAAATTGAGTCTGGAAATAAACTTCCAGACTCTCTTGAATAAGTTATTGCCATATTAAATTCTCCTATTCGTATAATTGCAAGAACCGATACATTGTAATAGTGCTAGTACCGTCTGCAAAATTATCAGATTTTGATTTTACAACATAGGAATATGTTGTTTTCTCTTGTTGCTTTTTATAGTCTAATTTTACATTTACATCTAACCAAGGTAGCAGAAGAGTGGTAATAGTTACTGTATCATACATCGTAGTTGTAGACCTGTTGCTATATTTTGCATTCTGCATGGCAACCGACTCGGAAATAATATTGTCATACTCATCACCAGACTTAGAATCTAAAACTTCTCCCATTCTTTGCACACAAAATGGTGAAAAATGTTCAACTCTAAAGACTATATTTTTCTGCTTTACGTTATAAACCTTAGAAAAATAAGCCTTTGTATAATATGAATCATTTTCATTATTAGTTAATACACATAACGCATGTGGCTGATATACACCAAGATAATACGCAACATATTTATCTTCAATTTTATATATTTCAACTACAGCAGTTTCGTCTTTTAACAGTTCTTTTGCATTTAATGGAGTAGTGGTATATTCGTAATAAATAGGAATTGCATCAAGAGAATTTATTTTAAGTTTTGCACCAGCAGAACAATTTGCAGTAGGTTTAAATGCTATCATATCATATTTTGAATAAGCTCCTACATTATCCAAAGTTAATGTATACATATTACTTATATAAGTTACTTTCTCTGCAAAATAATCTATATCATAATCTTTCCCAAATACTTCGGTTACATTTCTGATAGATTTAGTATCATAAGATACAGACTCTGCCGATGCACCAACCAAGATTTGTTGAATATAATCGTTATCTAACTCGGCTCTGTCTGAATCCAACGAAGGAATCATGTCAAAACAGAAATTATCATAAACATCAAAATACATTTGACAATTAGGATATAAATCTCTAATCTCAAATAACATATCGCTCATATAATTTCCGCTAGAGAATTCCAGGTCATACGGTATGACGTTCCACTCATCATGTAGTTTTCGATACTCAGCATAATCATCATTATTTTGCGGCATTCCATAAAACTCACCAATATCATCCACTATGTATTTATCTACATTAGTAGATGATTTTAATAAGTTTATAGTAGAACCACGCAAAGTCTGTTTCTTTCCGTCCACAATTTTCGGTATTTTAATTGTAGGAGCACCGCCAATTTGTCCGTTTCTTGTTCCGTCAAGTTCAGCCATTCTATCGGACAATTCCAATGTAATAGAATTAGTTGATTCATTATATATGGTGCTTGAAGACGTAATACAATATCTGCCATAAGGATAATATATATATTCGTCTGTTCTTTGATTAAAAATACCAACTTCGACTTCATAGTATAATCCAAGCCAATGTGAAATCTTTGCTTCTATATCATTAATAAAATCATCTAATTTAATCGTACAACTCAATGTACGTCTTATATTGGAATCAGAATCTATGTTACTAGATCCAAGATCTGTAATGCCGGTTAGTACATCTATGATTTTTCTTTTATTATTCGTCACAGATATACGAATTCTATATGTTAAAACATTTGTATTTTGAAGAATTAATTCTTTATCTAATTCTGTTATTCTATATTTCATGTGTAGCACCTACCATCTATTCGGTTCTACATCAGATAATGCAGACCAATATAAATCTTTTTCGCTATCAGAATCACCAACTTCTGTAAAATCAAAACTGATTCTCTTAATATCAGGATGCCCACCATCAACAATAGAAGGAGTCCCTGTTATCTTAATAATCTTTACAACTCCGTTATCAAATTTTAAAATTTTAGGTTTTCTATTTGTAAGCCAGTTCATTATTTCTGATAGATAATCCATTTGTTTCTTGCCAACATAAGGTTCACAATTTTCATTAAACTGTAGGAATAGAGCAGTGATGTTGCCAGAACTGTAGTTAGTGTCTGTGTTGTTTATAACTGCCGGATATTTACTATTTAATAAAGTGAGTACACTATTTGGTGTATTTTGCGTAATATCTGTAGAATCTAAATTGTAAGCTGTCTGATAGAAGTGGTCTTTATCTGCAATACAGATTCCGGCAAACTTAGAAGCAGAAGAGAGCAATTCATAAGAATTTTCAGCACCATTAATCGTTGATATAATCATAAAATCATAATCTATATCCGACTTGGCATAATTATATTCTTTTAAAAAATTGAAATCCGATAGTTTTTTTATTGGAATAGTAAATATAGTAATCCAATCGGTTTTACCTTTTTCTCTTCTTTTAATAACAATAGTATCGGTATTTTTTAATGAAAACGCTGTATTACCACCTTCTAAATTTTCATCATAAGAAGCATTTACTCTTGTGTATTCGTTCCATTCATCATTAATGTTTGATATTGTATCTTCTGGATTTGTTGATACATATAAATGGTCGTATATTCCACTATTAAGAGATATTTTGTCCATTTCTTGTGTGGCAATAGGCTGTGGCAACATTGAATATTTTCCACTAAAAAAATCTAATCCTAAAAACATATAATGTCACCATCCTTTCTACGCATAATATGCTTTTAATGAAAAAATACCATTAATTCTATGAATCTCAAAATTGATTATAGAATCTTTTGTATGAGTTGCAGAACTGTCAGTAAGTTCTTTATATATTACATATATACTGTTGTCTTCGGTTGCTTTTAGTTTACAATAACGTATATTTGAAATTGACAATAATGATATATCTACTTTTGCTTCATCATACAATATATTGCAAAAACATGTATCATATATGTCTTTTGCTCTGATAATGATAGTATGGTCATTATCGACATGATTTATGTTATAAGTAACAACATTATCACTACTAATAATTGCTTCTCCGTTGACAATTTTATAATTATTATTCTTAACATCATAATCAATTGCAACAATATTTGCATCTATGAAGAACTGACCGTTCTTTGGTACGATATTTGCACTCATATTAGTTACAATTGTTTTGTATTTTACAACAATACCAATATATCCAGTATCTATTGTAAAACCATAAACAGTAGACCCAATTGCTCTAATATAATAGTTTGTTAAATTTTCTAAGCCATAATAAACATGATTAGAAAAATCATCATAATACATGTTAGAAGAGTATATATTTGCTTTGTTGTTGTCATATAATAGAAATTCAAGTTCTTTAATAGAATCTCCTTCGTTTTGTGTAAATGTAATTTCTGATTTTAAATTAGCAGTTGTTATCATTTCTCCATCAGTTATATCAGTGAAAACTAAAGAAGGAGTTGAGTGACAACTAAAATTCTGTGCTTCAGATAATGTACTTGTATTTCCATCTACATCAAACACCTGAACTTGAACAACATAAGTTGTATTGTTTATTAATGTATTAGCAGGAAGAGTGTGAGTTAATTTTAATCGTTCTTCGGTTTGGTCATAAACAATTGAATAATCATCATTCTTTCTAATTACGAGTCTGTTTTTTACCGCTTGTGTACCAGAATAAGAAAATTCAAATTCAAACTCTTTTGTAGCATCAAATACATCTATTTTATTTATTGTAGGAGTGCTTAAAGCCATTTTATTTCATTCCTCCTTATTTAGTTCTTAATCCACAAATATGCATATTCCTTAATTCGCCAGATGGTATTTTAACCCATACCAATTGACCAATAGATAAATCACAAGGTAATGCATTTGGAATTGAATGTAAAATTCCCTCATATGGTATCTGATAATTTGAACCATCTTTACCATGTATTACAGCCGGGAATGTTTTATCTTCACGACATTTTCTACTATTGATTAGTATTTTTACCGATTCTAAAATATTATTGTTCATATTTTTCTCCAAAATAGGAGAGTAGCATAAGCCACTCTCCATAAATAAATTCCTTTAATTCCGTCTATTCGCAAACTGGTAAGCGTCAAGCTTAAGTCTATTTAATTCTCTTGTTAAATTTTCATAACCAGAGTTATTAGTAACATTAGGTAATGTTATATTTACACTCTGAGTAACCATAACAGGAGTATTGTTAGTCTTTAGACTAGACAGCATCTTCGTATAATCAGGTGTTGTATACAAAGTAGCGGCAGTTGGAATAGCTCTTAATGCTTCACCAAGATTCTTGATTTGTTCTTGATTCATAACAGCTTCGCCCTGTTTTAAAATTGCCGGTACTTCATATTTCTTAAGTCCATATTTCTGAACAAGATCAAAGTTGGAATCTTTCTTGCTAAAATCAACAAGACCATTTTCAAGACCATTATGATAGTATTTTACTAAAAATTTTCCGGCAGGACTTAAATGTTTCTTGATATAGTCGTCTGCCTCTGATTTGCTACCAAAACTTAGATTTGAATAATCTTCTTCTTTGTAAACATACCATTTTCCGTCTTTATACTTATAGACACCTTTACCATTAAAACTACTTATTTTACTTGAAGCTTCTCCACTTGTAGAATAACCACCTACAAGGTGTAATACATGATATGCCTGTTGATTTTGAGGAGTAGAACCTCCACCGCCTCCTGAACTACCACCAGAACCACCAGTACCACCAGATGCAGCAGCATCATTTCTTGCCCTTGCACCATCTAAGGCAGCTTGTGTCATCTGACGCTGAATTTCAAGATATTGGTCACGGAACTGACTTAATACATCCAAACGTCCGTCAAGAACATCTTTTTCCCAATTAGCACCAAGAATCTGAGCAGCATACATTCTTTGCTGTTCTTTCTCGTAAGCAGATGAGATTTCATTCCACTGTTCCTTCAGTTTGTTGTAGTAGTCTACCTTTTCCTGATAAGAATCAATAAGAGACTTGTTATCATCAATCTTAGATTGTATTTCAAGATATTTATCTTTAAAGGATTCAATATCTTGAGTACGGTTCTGAAGAATTAGTTTTTCATAATTTTCTCCCCATAAAGCAACTGCAAGAGCCTCATTAGTCTTCTTCTTGTAGGCATCTGCAATATCATTCCATAAGTCACGATATTTTTCAAGAAGTTCAATGCTATCATCTAAGGCATCTTGTTCATCTTCAAGCTTTTTGATGACCTCTTCATTCTTAATGTCTTGAAGATTTTGCTGTGCATCCTTATAAGCATCTTGGTCGATATCATAAAAATATCCACGACCTTCAGTATATATTTTTACATTTCGTTGCTGACGAGCTTTGTCTAATGCAATTAACGCTTCTTGCTTCTTACGTTGCAATTCTAAAGCATCATTCTCATCATTAATTGCATCAATCTTGTCTTGTAATAAATCTTTCTGTTCATTAAGTCGGTCTATTTCGTCCTGATATACTTGGTCTACTGCCGATAAGATAGAATCGTAATCATCTTTCTGTTTTTCAAGAAGGTCGTTTTCGTCATTTAAAGCATCAATCTTATCTTGCCATTTCTGTGCCTCATCCTCTAACAAATCGGTTACAGCAGACAGAACGGATTTATATACTTCTAATTGCTGATTTAAACGTTTCTCCACATAGTCGAAATACTCTTTAGCTGTGATACGACCTTTATGGTACATATCATCTAATTTGAGAGTGACATCACGAACATAATCACTGTATGTGATTCTGCCACCTTCAAGAGCTTTTTCGAGATACTCCATGTATGCTTCAATTTCTTCTTTGGCGGTGTCTGATGTGGACTTACCAGAACCAGAACCTTTAGAACTAGAAGATGATTTTCCGGCTACTTTTCCAAAATTGCCTGCATTAATAGAAGCTTTTGTAGTTTGGATTAACTTAAGTTTTGTATCCAATCCTTTCATAACATTTTCTGTAGCAGTCTTATCTTTCCCTGCTGCATCAGATATTAAAGCAGACAATCTCTGTGCTTGGGCGGCAGTCATAGCAGCTTTTGCTACACCGTCATAAGAACCACTTAATTGAGCTAAACTACTCATAAGAGCAGCATTACCACTAATATAAGCAGCATTAGCAGAAGAGTTTTCACCTTTTGCTATAGTATCAAGTTCAGTCATTGCCTGTGTAACGGCAGTAGCTTGTGCATCATCAAGTTTCGATTGTGCTAACTGAGCCATTGCATCCGCATTAAGTGATAACTGTCCGTTTTCTACTTGTAAACAAGCAAGGTATTCATCGCTAAGAGATAGTAGTGATTGAATCGTGTCGATAGATAATGTCCCACCGTTTGTATTGTACTCCTCTACGGCAGAGTTTAGAGTGTCATATGCTGACTGGATAGAGTCTATTGCTGAGTTGATGTCAGAGATTTGTTGTTTGAGTGTTTCTGCGTCTGAAATTTCAAAGGTGTCTTCATTGGCTTCTTTCTTGTGCTCGTTCCATTTTTGAATAGCCTTGTCAGCATCATTAATTCCTTCTGTAACCTTGTTAAAATCATTGACCTCTTCATCAGTGTTAATACCTTCCGTATCAAAGAAATCTTTAATCTTATCAGAGTCATTAAACCTATCTGCTGTCTTTTCGATAGATTTTTGTAAAGCATCTGTATCATCAATTTGAGGTTGTAAAGATATACTAATAGCATTGTCTTTACCAAGAAGGTCGTCAAAATAATCTTTTATCTGCTGTAAATAATTAGCTTTTTCTTCTGGCGTTAAGTCTTGATTTGTAAATACTTCGGATATTGCTTTTGAAATTTCTGGATCGTCTTGTACATCATTAATAGCAAATAAAATATTACGCCTTAAATATTCACTAACATAATCCCAATTATTTCTTTTATCTTTTGGTAAACTAGAAAAATCAAAGTTCATAATCATATCTTGAACAGCAGTTTGTAAACCACTATCGTCAATTTGATTATAAGTAAATTCTGACTGTAACCATGTATTCAAATATGAATCAATAGAAGATTTTTCACCTTCTAATTGTTGTTCTGCATATTGGAGATTTTTTCTTGCAGTTTCAAGTTGAGAGGTAAATGCATCATTTATATCTCCAACTGCACTTACAACTTTACCGCCTTGTACAACCGTTTCTTCGTATGTAAGACCGAGAGTTTCTAACCAATTTTCATATTGACCTATACTCATAGTGCCTTCTTTATTATATCCAGTTGATAAAAAGCCCATCTGAATTGATCGCCCATTATCTAAATTACTATAAGCACTATTTATATCATCAAATTTTTTCTTTGCAGATTCAACTTCTGACTCTGCATCTTCTAAATCTTTTACATAGCCTTTATATACATCTGGAAATTCATCCATGATTTTTTGGTTTGCAAGATCTTTTTCTTTTTGAAGTAAATCATCTAATGAACCAACAATAGTATCAACATTTCCAGATAAATCCAAAATAGCATTGCCATTGTCATCATAACCTTTTGTAAGCTGTGGAAATACACCTGCGAGCTGATTGCTCAAATCAAGGAATTCTTCATACTCATCTGTACTTAACGAACCACGACTTTGACTTACTTGACCAAGATTTTCAACCTCTTGCGCAAGTTCAGCATAACGCTGTTTTGCATTTTCCACTGTTTCTGTATTGCTTTTTAAATCATCATTGATAGACGAAATTTTATCTTTTGCCTCTTCTGCGGCTTCTGTAATTTTCTTAGAGCTATTTATCCAAGTTGCAAAAGCACTTACAACACCTGTAATAATAGCAGAAATACCAAAGGTTAAGGCTGCGTTTAAAGCAGTAGTAGCAATAGTAAGACCAACAGTTTTTGCGGTTGAAGCGACAAGTGATATGCCATAACCACTTAAACTTGCTTTTGCACCATTAAGTCCTGTCAGATAAGAACCAAGTTTTGTATTTGTCAACGATACAGCAGTTGCAAAGTTCTGTTGCTCTTTTTGACTAACTACACCCAAAGCATTATACTGTTTCATGGCTTGTGTTATCTTTGTATATCCTGTTATATTACCCTGTAACGATACAGAATAAGCCGACATTGAAGCAGTTGAGCCTTTTATATTTGTCAAATAAGAAACTAAACCATCATCGCATTGAGCAATAAGCCGTTGCCAACCTTGCTGTGTTAATGAATTATGTTCAATTGCTTGATTATATTTATAAATAATCTGCTCAGCATTAGAAAATGGTGTAATAATTTCTGAATTTACAGAAGATGCCGTTCCTGCAAACCAAGATTTCACTGTGTCTTGTTTGAATATCGTACTATTATATGGTATACTTGTTTGAGGAGTATATATTTTAATGGATTGGAGAACGATTTATGGAAAAACAGAAATTATTTATTTTATTTTCTCTTACAGTATTATGTCTATCAGGATGTAGTAAAACTGAAAAAGACAATTCATTTGATACAGACTTATATGGAACTTATTCAAATAATATTGAAGCTTCAAATATAGATTATCAACTAAAAGTTTCTCATACATTCAATGAGGATAATACCTATCATGGTAAATATTTTGAAAAAAGTAATAGCGAAATTTTAGATGATTCTGAAAAAGAAGCCAAAATAATTGCAACCGAAAATATTAATAACGACATAGAAAAAATTACAACCGATGAAAAAAAGACATATTTTTCTGGCGAAGTATGTGCAACAACTGATTTTTATAAATATAAAAATATGCTAGGAAGATTTTATGAGACAGATGTTCCGAGTGGTAAAACATTTGATTTATTCCTAAAAAACGAAGATTCAAGTGTTAATGAAGGTCTTGTGTTTAATAAAGATGGGAAATATCATTATTGCACCAATTATGATAACTGTACTGATGATAGTAGTACATTTACAAAATATAAACATAAAGATGATTATATTTATCAAGCTGATTCTGATGGTAACTGGACTATCTTACTTTATGTTGTTGATGATGGATTATTTGCAAAGGAATATACTAAAACTGAAGAATAGGAAACATATTATGGATTTTTTACCTAAATCAAAGCATAAAAAGAAGAAAAAACATCAGCAAAATAATTATAAGAAACAATATAATACAAATATTCCTGTGCAGAAAGTTCCAATACCAAAAATCAATCAAAATCAAGAGAAAATAAAACAGAACTGTCCTTGCAATAAGAAAGGATGGTGTGTTCTTGCTGATAGAAAATGTGTACCATACTCTCTAAAATGTAAATATAATAAAGAAGTATTTAAAAATAATACCTTCTATTACCAAACAGAAAGTAGCAATAAAACAAATACGGCTACCAAGATATCAAATTATAACTTGTATGAAGATGAACGACATGGCTCAAATAAAGTCATAACTACTTTATCTGATAATAGTATCGTAGAATTATATGTATTCAAAGGTTTCTTACAATTAAACCCTTTTCAGACGATAGATTATGAGATTACAATTAAGGATCTTCACACAAATAGAACAAGTACTATTTTGGTTGCGTATAATAAAATAACAGAAAAATATTATATCTCTGAGACTCAGATTAAATACTGGCACAAAAGAAATTTCTTCCCTAAAATTATTCTCAATATGTGTAATGATGGTTCTGTTCCCATGATAACTGATGGTTTCCAAGAATTTTCTAAATTGGCTTTATATGGGTATAAAGTTGGAATTCATGGATTAAACGAGATACAAAGACATAAAATTCTTAAATATGTTATTGATAATAAAATCATGAGAGGATATGAAATTATAAAGCATCTACAAGGATTAATATTCTTGCGGAACGAGCAATATAATAAAGACTTTTCAACCGCAATAGAAGATTGGGAGAATGATATTATTTTTATTGAAGAATATGTAATTTCCAAATCAAAATAACAGAGTAGAGTCCCTAAATGTCCGACCTGTGGATTAACAAACATCCGCAAGATGGGTGGTATAGAGCGTGGAGTTTCGATAGCTGCATTTGGTATATTTAGCAAGAAAATTAACAAGACCTTCAACTGTGGACAGGTGGTTGTATTAGATGATGACACCGATACAATGCCACCTTGCCCAAGCTGTAATGGAACAAAATTCCATTAATCAGTTAATGCGTATCGCTTGATATTGAACGGCTTACCAAACCACTGAGTCCAGATTGCGAGTTCTTTTACTCTATTTTGGACTCTATACTTTGAATAATAAGTTAATGGCAATAACTGTTTTAATGTGTAAATAATTTTTTTCATAATTTATTTCCTTTCTTTTTTTAATTTATATATATAAAGACCTGCAATATATAAAACAGGTCTTTTTCTATGTGCGAAAACATACGTTCAGACTATACCAATTATCCTATACATGGTAATATATTCCATATACTAATAGATGGATGTGATACCAATGAAACAGATATACAAAGTTCATTACAACGGAATAGCTACTAAAAATGAACCTTCTGATTTAATAGACATTGAAGTAGAAGAAGTCGGAAAGTGTCCGTGTTGTGGAATTGCGACAAGCCCAACATTTTTAGAAGGATTTGCAATTCCTCATGCTGATTTGCCACATACAATTTATGCATATATTGCATTATATTGTACAAGTTGCCACTCAATATATACGGCAAGATATATCAGTAATAGAGGGGTATCAAATTTACAATTGGATAGTATTTTCCCAAAAGTCGCAAAAGAGATTTCATTTTCTGACAACATAAATGAGTTATCTCCAACATTTGTTTCATTATATAATCAGGCATCAATTGCTGAAAGCAATGTAGAAATATACGGTCTTGCTGGAATAGGATATAGAAAGGCTTTGGAATATTTAATCAAAGATTATCTAATAAAACTAAAACATCAAGACAAAGAAACCATTATTAAAATGGATCTTAATAATTGTACCAATAAACTTGAAGGAGCAATTAAAGATATTGCAAAAGCGTCAATTTGGATTGGAAACGATGAAACACATTATTTTCGTAAAAATCCAGAATATGATATAGAAGATTTAAAATCTTTTATAGATGTTCTTATTCATATTATCGAAATTGATTTCGCTACAGAAAAAGCTAAAAGCTTAGTGAATAAGAAATAAAACATTATACATAGTATTTAATAAGCCAACATCTTCTCGTCTTTGAGGAGGTGATTTGAGTGCATAACTACGATTTTTTAAAGTTGGTTCATGTTCGTGCGTATAAACGTATGAGATTCGGCAGAATCGAGTACGTGTGCGAACACTATCGCTCTTATCCGTGTAGATAGGAGAAGATGTCGATAGCCTGTGACGAGAGCTACACAGATGTTGGTTTATCAAATACTATGTATTTTTTTAATTTGTAGAATAATACAATGAACAGACTCATCTCACAAGCGTGTCTTGGAGGTGATTGCTATATGACGTATAATGTACTAAAACCAGTACACGTTCGCAGATATACAAGAGTCCGTTACGGCAGACTTGAGTATGTATGTGAGCATTGGCGTTCTTTACCGACTAGATAATAGTAAAGAAGTCAATTTCACTGATGCGTTTGGATGGTCTAGTGTCAGAGATGAGTCTGTTCATTGTATTATTCTCTTTTTTTATTTAACATAACATCGAATGTCCATACTGTCATTCAATGAATACAAAGAAAATTTCAAATATTGCAAAAGCAGGTAGTGTAGCTATGTTTGGAATATTTTCACAAAAAGTTAAACATCAATGGCATTGCAATTCATGCAACTCAGATTTTTAGATGGGAGATAACCACTACGCAAACCGATAAAAAATCAAAATACAATACAACTAAATTAGAACCAATAGATTAAAAGGAGAGAAGAGTGGTGAGAAATTGCTACTTTTTTTTGTTTACACAACAAAAATAATACAGAGCCATAAAAATATGACTCTGTATTACCTCTTGCGTTAAACGCATGTCAAAAGACAATTGTTTAAATTCCTCCTGATGTCACATATCTATCAGCTAATGGACACCCATTTCTGTTTGATATGGTACAAGTCAAGGCTAATGGACACCCATTTCCTTGTTTGTAAAAAGTATTATATCAAATAATAAACTTGTTGTCAATATTAAAATAATTTTACTAACCCATATGAATTAACATTTTCTTTGTAACCATCATATATTTTTGATTCTAAAACATTCCATATAGAATGTTGAATTTTATACCCATTGATATATCTTATGCAATTATATGCAACAATATCTGCCATTTGTAACCCAATACTGTTTTCTTCCTTTACAGTAAAACTAGTTGTGGTTATATATTTATCAATTGCTTTTGGAATGTAAATGTTAGTGCCATTTTGCAAAATATTAAAATAATGTTTTTGTATTTTTCTATTCTGTGTTTCTTCTCTTGATTCAAACACTATACTTCCACGAGCCTTATTTTTTATTAAAAAATGTATATAACTATTTATTACAGAAGAAAAAAGTATCTCATATATATCATGAGATAATTCAGGATATTCCTTAAGATACTCCTTTACATTTGTATATGCAGTTATTACTTTAAAATCTGTTTCATTAATACTTTTTCTTAATGAAGTCCAAAACTTAGTTTGCATGTCAGTATTTGAACATAGAATCTTAAAATCTTTCTGTTTTTTAAGAATGTCAGTATAATGAAATACAATGTTGGAATTTCCTAAAATAGATTTTGTATTTTGGATAGATGGTATTAAATTTTTTTTATAATCATTTCTTGATATTATAATACCACCAAGTAACAAATATGGATTTGTTTTTGTTTCTGCGCTTTCATCTAAAAATAATATATAATCTGAGTTTATCATAATAATTCCCCAATCATTAGTATTTAATATTACCATTATATACCAATAATCGACAGAATACTATTCAGAACGTATGTTTATAAACAGATATGAAAGAAGAGTAGCCAGCCGACTACTCTTTATCTTTTTTACTGCAATGTTTTTACAATTCCACGCCAATAATCGAAACGACCCTTAACATAGTAATTTATGCACCGATACATCTTTTTCTTTCTAAGAATAAATTATATAATTCTATATCTACATCAGGATTTTGTTCAATAAATTTGTCTAATGTTTTAAGTATTTTATTGTTAATACTTTTTAATTTTTCTTTATTTGTGTTTTTTAATAATATTTCATTATCGGTATCTGTTAAGTCATTTTCAAATCTAAAAATATAACCTTTTATATCTTGGACTTTTCTATTACAACATGTGGATATTACTGATCTTGAAAAGTATTGTCCAAATAATTCTTTTGATTTTTTGGATAATTCAGCCCCTGATTTGAATTTTATTCCATTATTAAGACAGATAATAGATTTAATATTTTCTGGGATGTCTCCCTTGTGAAATACTGCACGTTTTCTTTCTTGTTCTGCATTGTACAAACATATTTCAGCGTTTGCACCCCAATTTAGCCAACGTCTAATAGTTGTTTCACCCAATTTTAGTATTTTTGATATATCTGAAGTAGTGTATTCAGGATGATCATTTTTTAGTCTCATAGCTTCTGCCTGATAATTTCTCAAGGAATTTTTTTCACATTTCGACCATGAAATATTTTTTAGGTCAAAGATACCATCAAAATTGTTTATTATAGATTGTTTAATGTTAAATTCATCAGATATTCGTACAACAATGTATCCATTCTGTTTTGCACATTTATCTTTTTCCATATCAATAAAAATAGACTCTTCTTTTGTTTGTCCACTCATTGAATTATTTGTCCTATGAAAACCACCATCGGTTTCTATAATAAGTTTTTTGCTTTCAATTACAAAATCAAAGATGCCATAACATTGTTTATTTTTATATATATTAAAATATGTACACCAATCAAATTTAACTTCAGTATCATAAAAATCAATCTGTTTTTCAATTATTAATTGATCCAATAAACTTCTCATATATTTTGACAACCTTGATAAAGAATCTGAGCAAGAACATAGGAATCCGTTATTTGAATATATATCTGAAATAGAATATTTTTTCTTAGAAGCTTTGTGACAATATGGGCATATAGGATATATTTTATAGTTTGAACATTTAGTATATTTTTTGGTTATTTCTTTATCGTCATCTTGAAAATATTGAATCATCCAAGGAACAGTTGTTGCTATATCATTTATTCCTGGCACAACAATTTTAGAAGCACAACAAGGACACCCACAACCTTGTTTTAAGATCTTTTCAGCTATCCATCCATTGTCCCAACCACATATATTACATGAAATATCATACCCATAAACCAATTCTGTTTTTCCATCTTTTCTATTAACTCGTTTATTTTTATAACCAATTATTTTTAAATCTCTATTATTATCTTTAATAGTATCATTAATATTATATAAATACTTATGTTGCTTTTTGTAATTAATTAATCTTGCAATTCTCACTTTTAACAAATCATCACTTGTTAAACTTTTGATATTGTCATTATATTGCAAAACTATATTATATTTTCCATTAGTATTATAATCTACTATTTTAATAAACCCTTCTATTTCTTCATATATAAAGTGCAAATCCTGCCCTATGCTTTTATTCCACAATATTTGTCCACTTTTTCTTTTAGGTAAATTATCAAAAAATACTTTCCTCATATAATTCCTCACTTTCAATTAAAAATTTGCAATAAAAAAGAGTAATCAATTATTTATTCTCTCTTTGACCACTCAGACGTTAATATATTTAATTTTTCATCTTTGATATAAACCCAAAACATTTTATGTGTTTCAGGATGTAACCCTACTAGCTCATATCTGACTCCATGAGATGCTAAAAAATCTCGAAGTGGAATAGAGTAGCATGGAAATAATTTTGATTGTTTCATTCCTTTTAATCCTTAATTATGTGCATAATAAAAGAGCCAACTACAAAGTAATTGACTCTTATAACATATATACAATTTTATATTCCTTATAAAGTTTTTAAAATTTCTCTCCAATAATCCAATCTAAATCTAACTGACTCGGCAGAATTAGTACCATTCATAAGATTATTCTTGTATTCAGTATTATCGTTGTATGTTGCCAAGAACTCACTTACTTTCAAAGCAAATTTCTCAAAGCTCTTTTTGTCTTTGCAAATTCTATATGCTGCAAAACACAATACAGAAATACTTGTCTTTGGAATTTTCACATCTTCTTCAAGAGATTCATCAAGTTTATTGATTGCGGTTTTGATGATTTCAATCTTTTCTGGCTTAACTTTGTCATTATAGAATTCGATAAAATTCTCTTTATCCTTACCTCTAAATGAAGCAAAATCGTTATCTTTATTAGTAGAGCAGAGCATCAGTGTTTCAAGTGCGATACTCTGATCGACTGAACTTTTCAACTGAGCAGATGTCAGTCTCTTTTCAAAAAATGGAAGAGAGACAATATCAAAGATAGCATTACTGAGTTCATCCGACATATCAGGTGTAAGCTTCTGTGATGTATTCAACGGTTTCCCTGAATTGAGCCTTCGGAACATTTCTCTGACATCTTTATCTGTATATTCAGTGATTTCATATACTGTGATAGCAGAACTATCTAACTCGTCCTTTACAACTTGGTCAAGTTTGCTAAATTTCAATCCTGCAATATTATATTCAATTCCTTCAATTATAACTGGTTCTGCCTTTTTAGATATTGCAAACTCATCATTATAGAATCCTTTTAACGTGCTTAATCGCTGTACACCATCAATAACATATTGTACACCATCTTCAGAAATAGTATAAACTGGTGGTACAATATATCCTCTTAAAAGAGAGTCAATAAGCAATGATTTGTTTGGATTAGACCAAACAGATTCTCTTCTCTGCAATTTGTGCTTTAATACAATTTTCTCTCGTTTCATTTTTCCTATCAATGGTTTAACTGGACAATTTTCTCTTGAAACTTTCATCGTGTTACCTCCTTCAAAAAAAATGAAAATTTTTACTATTTTGAAGATAACACAGATGAAATTTTTTGTAAAGATTTTTGAAAAAATTTGAAGATTTTTCGTATTACATAAATCGACAAAACATATGTTTTGGATTGTAAAATTATGGTAATTTGATACAATATTCGTTGAGGTGGATGTGTTGAAAACAACACGATCAAGGGAACTAGGCAATATCTACACGGCTGTCTTTACTGAGGCTTAAGAACAAAGTTTCTCCTCTTCTGATATATATGTTAGGAGGGATTTTATGAAATTTACTGTTGATTTCAATAGTATGACTAAATTTGTGATCGCCATCACAATATTTACGATTGTTCTTAAAATTATGTAGTGAGTCTAGTGAGGGGATATTATATCATTTCATATAGATGAGAGAGTAGAGTGTTCTGCTCTCTATTTTATTATTCTCTGTTTGAAACAGAAAAAGTATTTGCAAATAACAGAATATGTGCTATGATATGTTTATATCAAGCAAGATATATTCCCTACAAAATGGCATTGCTCAAAATAGAGTAGTGTCATTTTTTTTAATTGAAATCGAGATTTCTTGGTTTTGTTCCATCTTATCAATACACATAGGAACGATGTGTTCAAACAACAGAAGATAAGTTTCTGCATTTTACAATCCATCACAGATTGCCCTGTTGTGTCAGGTAGTATCGAGCGCATATTCACCAAGCATCGTTGCATATAACTTGATGTGGAAGTTGTCGCTACAGTGAGGGCTTATCTCAAAAAGATCTATCCCATCGGATTCCTTGAGCGTCACGCTTTTACGAACCTAATTATGTCGCCATAATAGGAGAGTGGTGATACGTCTGCATTACCAGACCGTTGTACGCAGTTCCCGATTATTGTTCCAATTATTTATTTATCACCGTGTATCTCACGGATAACATACTTTAAACCTCTGTATTCAGAGTAAATTATGTATGTTGTCGGCATATTCAAAAACTGAGGGAATACATTTTATCCCTACCGACATTTTTAATTCCCGAGAATATTCCTGCTCCTAATCCAATAGTGCCAAGAATACCAAATTTATCAAGTAAGAAAGTAATAGCTTCTGAGACTTTTGTAAGACCAGTTACAATTGTACCTAAGTCTCCTCTGTCTATCATATCTTGCACACAACCAACCCAAGTTTCCTTGAGTGCGTTGATTTTATAAGAAAGAGAGGATTCAATTGCGCTCATCTCGGCTTCACTAGATCCTGCGCTTTCATCCATTGCTTCAATAGCAGCACGAACTTGATCAAAATTCTGGATGATAGCAGCACCTGCATTTGCCCTATTTTTACCAAAAAGTTTCTGAAGAAGCTCTGTTTGATTCTTCTCTGAAATTTGATCCCATCTATCTGCAATATCTCCAAGATATTCCACCATAGATCTATAATGTTCTTGTGTTGCATCTGTAAACAAAGATACGCCCTGTGAATCTTGAGCGGTTTTTGTTAAATCTGCAACTTCACCAGTTACATTAACTAAATCATCAGATAGTTGGTTTGTCTCCTCATCATAGCCCCTAACACGCATTGAAAGAGTACGTAATGCAGTTCCCATCGACTCAGAATCCTGCAAAATTTCCATACCACCTGTAAATAGGGCAGCTGTATCAGTGAAGGACTGTCCCATAGCAGACATAGCAGCAGCAGAACGTTTTAAACCTTCAATTACATCTTGGTTCTCTTCCGCAAATTTGTTGCCGAGCACATTTACTTTGTCCATAATTTCTGTTTCAACATCATCTGGATCAATGTCGAAAGCTTTCATTATAGATACAAGACCTTCCTGAGCTTCATCTGTTGACATTCCAGGAGAAATAGAAGCAAACTTAGAACTCAGTTTTGCCATTGTTGTAGCAGCTTCTTGCGAACTATATCCGAGCCTAGACCACGCACTTGCTTGTGTTATAATCTCCTCGGTAGTTACACCCATTTGTTTTGCAACATCATTGGCATCATAGTAAAAATCTTCAAGTTGAGTTTTGCTCATTGCTGTAGTTTTCTTTAAATCAACCAAAGCATCATCAAGACTTACGATGGTACTAATTGCTTCTTTACCAAGATTAATAACATCATAAAATCCAAACATACCTGCCATCTGTGCGGCTAATTGATGGAATCCACTATTCTTTAATGTGTCAAAGAAACTTCTGCCAGCACGACCAGCTCTGATTTCAGCATTTTCAATATTAATGATTTCAGATGTAATCTCTTTCAGATTCCTTGGATTGGCAGACTCTAATTCGTCTCGCAATGCTCTTAATCCAAGTTTTGCTTCCTTAGAGTAATTTGTACACTCATCTAAATCCTTATTAATTCTCTGAACTAATTTATCAACAGCAATCTGACTTGCACCTTTTTCAGAGGCAGAAAGTGACTTAAAAGAATCAGAAGCTTTTTCACATGCCGTAACTAATCCTTTTAAATGAGTTTCTTGTTCTACGGTAACTTCACTAACATTTTTTAATGTGTTTCTGTACTCTACAAGATTTTTAATTGCTGTATTTAGCTCAGTTAAGTTTTTAGTATATTGGTCACTTGGAGTAAAATCAGAAGAATAGGTGCTTCTTTGATCATAGATTTTCTGATACTTATCAATAGAACCTTGTAAAGAATCAAGAGTAGATTCTTTGAGTTTTGCTTTTAAATCTGTAACAGTTTGTTTTATCTGTTGTAGTTTTTCATTAGATGCGTTTAATTTCTCCGATGGAAGCACATCACTTCTCTGTAATTCATAGATATATTTAAGAAGTTTTGCCGCCTCTTTATTGTCTGTGCTTAATGCATTGTTATTTGCAATTCTTTTTTGAAGAGTAGCGTATCTATCAAGAGAAGTCGTAAGTTCGTTCCAAATCTGTTTTTCTCGTTCAAGTTTCTTTGCGTTATCTGTTTTAACATTAGAGTTATATTCGTCAATATCACGTTTCTGTTGAATATCAACTTTTTTATTATAGCCAGATAATAATTCACCTCTCTGTTTTTTAAATTTAGATAATGTTAATTCTCCGTTTTTTAATTGATGTATTAAATTTTCAACGTCGTCTGTCACCTTATCCCAATCAGAAAGTAATTCTTTTGGCATATCAAGATTATTTAATAAAGTTTGAGTTGTTTTTAATTCATCATCTAATTGCTGATTAAATTTAATAGCATCTTCCCAATCTTTATTTAACCGTCTATCGGCTTTTTCGTCCATTTTAACTTTTTGGGAATTGTTTTGCTGATCTTTTAATGCCAATAAAGTGCGATTATTTTCGATTCGCTTTTTCTCAAATGCATCTACTTCGTAAACATATTCTTTTTCATTAGCATATAATCCAATAGTTTGTTCAAGAACATATCGTCTTGCTTTTTGTACATCAATCAATTCATCATCGGCAGAAGTATCATAATTAGGATGTCCTGATACCATTTTATCTCGATGCATTTCAAGTTTATTGATTTTATTATCAAGTGATATTATCTCTTTGCCAACTTTTTCAAAATTAGTCGCTAAACTAAGAACTTCTTCATTCCATCTTCCTGTACTCTCATCGTAAGTAGCAAGGACATTTTTAAGCTGTCCATCTAATGATTTTTCAACATATGAAAATTGACCAACAATTCGTTCCATGGTCTTCCCATTTTCATCAGTTTCTGTCACTTTGTAAACTTGTTTTTTCCCTATCTGTGAAACAATATCTTTTCCTTTTGTAAGTTCATAAGCTGCTTCATTTGCTTTTTTTACAAGTTCGTCTAAAGCTGGTAATTCACCATTGTCGATGACTTTTGCATTTTCTTTTATTGCAGATGTTGATGCTTCAACCGCCTTTTGAACTTCTTTATTTGCATTTGACACCTGTTCTAATTTCTCGACAGAAGCAGGAATTTCGGTAGAAGAAAATGCGTCTTTCGTTCCAGATGAAATATTCGATTCTTGTGGAGTAGAAGAGAGGTTAGATTTCATTTCTGCAAGTTCGCTGTTAAGTTCTTTTACAGATTCCTTTGTCTTTTCAACATCATCTCGTACATTTTCAAAACCATTCGATTCAATAGAAGAAATTCTATCTTTTACATCACCAAGTTCGGTTTTTACCTCTTGAATATCAGATTTTAACTCTTCAATTTGAGAATTATCAGAAGTAACAGAATTAGAAGTTGTTTCCTTTTGAACTTCTGCTAATTTCTGTTCAGCTTCAACAGTGGAAGTAAGTTGTTCTTCTTGTTGTCTTAATGATTTAGTATACTTATAACTCTGTTCTTGAGCATTAAAAAGAGCATCATCAAGACTAACTTGTGCCATAGCTCTATGTGATTTAATAGTATCATTATCATCAGGATCGTTCAATTGCTCTAAAAAACGAGCTTTATCTAACAATTCAACATAACGTTCTACACTCTTTATTATCTCAGGTGTAATTGCGGCTTGTCCTAATTTTTCTTTCACTTGAGAATATGCGGAATTAAAATCAAACAATTTATTTTTAAGAGAAGAAATTTCTTCTAGTAAATCATTATCACTACCATATTTTTTATAATTTGCATATTCTTTAATTCTATCAGAAACAATTCTATTTTTATCAAAAAATTTATCATTAATATCAAAATCAACAGTAACTTTTTCTAATTTACTTTGAGCGACTTCTTTTTTTAAAGCTTCTTCATAAGCTTTATAATATGCATAAGCGGCTTTTGTACCAGATTCTGAAGCCATTGCTTCTTCATTATTATAATAATCCTTAAAAGCATCTGCATATTTCTTTAATTGGTTATATGCTTCTGTTTTATTTTTTGTATCAAATGATGTGTTGATTTTTTTATTCAGCTCATTTATTTTATTCTCTATTTTGTCAATATCAGCAACAGTAGAAGAGGAGTCAATAAATGATTTTCCTTTTCCAATACTGAATATCTCAGTAAGTCTTTTATTAATCTGACCAAGCATATCAAGTGTATTACCACTAATGCTAAAATCAATCGGATTCTGACCTGCCTTCTTCTGCATTTCCTTAAATTTGGCTTCTATCTGTTTATCATCGAAGTTTACATTTTTAAAATCGAGAACAACCTTGTTAGCCATTTTTTGTGCATTAGCAAACTGTTTCAATAGTGATTGCTCAATAGTTGCATCATCAATTTTTATGGCAAGTTTTAATTCTTCAACCATTTAATTTCTCCTTCCTATATTTCATATTTCTTTCTAAAGTCTTTTACTGTGTTATGATAAAAATTAACCATTTCGTTATATGCATTGAAATTAGCTGGCACACCATATCCACCATGCCAATCACCACCATGCCAAGTTCCTGATGGATTAAAAAAGAATTTGCTTAAATAATCTTCGCCAGAAATTTTTGATTTTCTACCATAGTCATTCATATCATCTCCTGAAATTAGAAAACTACTAGACACTTGTTCAGACGAAATAAACATAAAAGTTCTATATGAATTTCTTAAATTGCCCGTTCTATCATAGTGTGGAGGATTCGTCTGATATGGCTCTCCATAATACCAATCAAGAACACTTCTATAATGTTCAGTCATTTTATCTTCAAATTCTTTTGCTATCTTTTCAGCTTGTTTTTGTGCAATAGCATGTAGTTGTTTCTTCAACTCTGGGCTTATCTTTGCCATTTCATCACCTCCAAAAAATTCACTATAATTTCACTATTTTTACACTAAAATAGGAGAGCAGTATAACCACTCCACATAAGAAAAGCCCTATACGCTTTGACACGTATAGAGCCTAATATTTAATCATTATGTATAATTCCGTATATTAACCCTACAACTACAAACACAAAATAATAATGAGCCGTAGTTAATACAAAAGGAACAATCGGTTGTAAAACTTCTATACAGATATTATCTACATTGAATAATGTAAGAATCCATCCACATAGAAGTCCGTATAATATTCCACTTATCATATAAATCCTCCAAGGAAATTTGAATTTACTTAGACTTCTTTGAAATTACCTTTCTTAACAAATTCAAGAATTTTTCCTTCCAAATCTTCTTTTGGAATCTCATCGAGTTTATTACTTACAACATTAACAAGCGGTGTGAGAGTAGCATTTGCCAAATCAGAAATCCTTCCAATCTGTTTGCTAATAAACGCCTGAGTAGTTGTCTCATTAAATTGTACATCCGACTGTTTCATGGATAGAATGGTCTTAAACTCACTCAATTCACTTATAGGAATAAGTGGTTCAGCTTTATCAGAACCAATCATTAAGATATCAAGTACACCAGATGATTTAAGTGCATCATATCCATTGATAAAACCTTTGTCATCCTTGTCAATCTCAAGGTCGGTATATAATTCAATCACAGCACGACAAAACTGTACATACTGAGCAACAGAATTTACTCTAATCTTATCTGTTTTACGATATTTTGTTACTCCGTTATCATCATAAGCTTCCTGCTCAAATGTTGTCTTATCTACAATTAACTGTGCGTAAGCATCTTTTTTAATGATTGAAACATATGGGGTGATTTTAATTTTACTTAATAACTGTTCCTTTAATGTGTTATTTGCCATGTTGTTATACTTTTCTACAAACTCTAAAAGTCTCATATTCCTTTTTCTCCTTTAATCATTTATTGGCGAGAATTTTTCACATTCTCCATTATGTATTTCTTTTTGAATTCGACCTTCTATAGCTTTCTTTAGAAGACTACAATTTCGTTTGTATCTTTTACATCCGATGCAGTGAGATTTAAATTCATCAAACTGTGAAGCATTGTCAAAAACTCCAATGTAGTCAACAGGTCGTATTGTAATTTCTATTCGTGGATTTTCTGAATCATAATAAATCCCTTGTACACGTTCACATAACTGAGTGTCATCAATCCACACGGATTCACTGTCTGTAATCGCATCGGCAAGACACTTAAAACTGTTATTGGCATCTTTGTCTACTCTGTCAAAATAGAAGATGCAATCCATATAATAGTGCTGTGATTTGTCATCCGATTTAATCCAGTTTTGTTTTTTTGCTTCTGTCTTTACATATTTTGCAAATTCTTTCTGATATTTAATTGCTTCTGGTTTTTTATATCCTACCGCCATTGGTTTTCCATTTTTTAAAATAGCTCTCCAACCTAAATAGTGGTTGACTGAAGGTGCGATAGGAGATGTTAATTTTAATTCTTGTATATCATTTTCTCCTTTACATAACAAAAGAGCAGTTTCCGAAGAAACCGCTCTTTCATAGTTCTTATATTTAATTGTTATATGTATTTTGTCATTTGTTAATAATCATTGGATAAAGTTCCCATTTGGCATTGGGATATTCTTCAATATTCTCACATACAACTTTGTGTACTTCATCCATATTCCCTATGTTCTTATCAATATGAATAACCTTTCCACCAGTAATTTCCATTTCTTCACAAATCAAATTAAAATACATTCCCATAGGCATACATCTCCTTTATCTCTTTATACAAAATAATTCATATAAGTCTACATGTAATGCAAGAGATAAAGCGACTGCATGAGATAATAAAATATCAGAAGTATATCCATTTTCTAAATTAGAAATAGCAGTAGAAGAAAGCCCACATCTCTTGGACAATTCTGATATTGATATATTCTGTTTATACCTATATTCACCAACTTTATTCTTCATGTAATGTAGTATGTTTAGAATTATTTTGTATATTCATATAATACATAAGAAAATATTAACCAGAATTGGTAATTTTTATGGTATAATAATCACTAGTCGTATTTTAATTTAACCTCTACTGGTATAATCGGTAAATGTTCCATACAATAATTGAATTTTGCATCTCCATGATGATTCCCACCAACTCCGTTATATGCCTGGTGAAGCGATACAAATTCGTCAACCTCATCTTCAGGAATACCGTTAATAGCAATATAATGCTTATATTTCTGATTTATCTTATCAGCAAGAGATTCTTTTTGTGCCCACATTATATTATTTATTTGCTCATCACGAGAAGAATCTGATTCAGCTAATTTTGCAATGCTAGTTGTTAGTTCTTTCTGAATCGCAAAACTTTGCTCTCTATCATGAACTCTATTTTCTGCAAATTGAGTAATGGTATCTTGCGTTTTTTCAAGAGATTCCATGATCTCATTTATACACGAATCTAAATTCTCTTGAATTTTTTCATCGTGTTTTATTGATTGATTCACATCTTCTAAATGACGTGCAGATAAATCTTTTAAACCATTTGCAGTTTTTAATAACAATTCGTGTTCTTCTCGTTTCATTCTCATAGCTTTTGTTTCTATACCTAAAAAGTCAAATAATAACCATTTAAATATTTCAACAATAGCTTTGAATGCAAAAAGAGCGGCGATAACTCCAAGTATTACAACTTGCCATTCAATATTAAATAAATTTTCTATAGCATCCATTCATAAAATTCCTCCAATCTTAGATTAACTGAAGAAATTCAGATGCGGTGATTGTTGATCCATCATCTCCGAATTTTGCTTTAGAACATTTTACAAGACCGTTTCCATATGTACCAGGATATTCAACCCCATTTGGATCATATCCATTTAAGTACATCAGAATTTCTGCTGCTGTGACCATGTACTGTTTTTCGCCCTTTTTAACATAATGAGAACCAAGTTTTTTCTTTGAAGCTGAACCAAATTTACCATCTTCTACAAGACCTGCTTTATAATCTAAATTCATTGCATGTTGCAACACTCTTGATTTCATAGCTTTTGTTTCATTGCCAACTTTTCCATCTGTTGCAATATTTACACCGGTAAACTTAATTGCTTCCTGTTGACCACGTTTAATCAATGAATTACCAGAAACAATACCTTGAATGGTTGTAGAAATTGTATTCTGTGATGTTTTAGAACCATCCGTATAGGCAACAATTACATGTTTGCCAGGTGCAACAATAATATCCCCACATTTAATATATTCGGATTTTCCAAGATACTTAGAAGCAGTTAATTCTTTAAAATAACCAGTTGCAATTAATGCTTTTCCAATATTGCCAGAATATACAGATGAAGATAACATAGCTTTACTAAAAGCCACATTTACCGAACACGCAGCTAACTCAGAACAATCAACCTCACATTTTGTTTTTACATTTGCAACTATCCAACCTGTATTTTTTAAAGCATTATATCCAGAACTACGATGTGTTTGACAATACCCAAAATAGTTATTTAAAGCAATTGCTTTTGCAGCAGCACCAATTTTAACAGCTCTTGATCTATTGGTACAACGATATACTCGTGTCTGACCAAAATTATAAATGCTTCCACATTTTACTTCCCTACCTGTCTGATCACCAGGATTGCCACCTTTTAATTTTCCTCTTTCATTAGAGGAAGCCCATGCACACATTACTGACATAATTAATCCTCCTTTGGTTTCTCATAAGTTAATGCTTTATCAGAATCACCAACACCTTTAGTAGTAGGGTCTGTAATTGCATTAAAAAGAGACATTAATGCCATTACAACAACATATGGATTACTAATTGCAGCAATAAAAGTTTCCCATACTTTTTCCCAAGTTGTTAAATCAGACGCTTGTAATCCGAAATATGTAAGAATAGGAATTACAATAGAAATAGCAACTTGTGTAATAAATAAAATATTCTTTTTGTTAAAACGAACTTTCCAATTAATCTTCATAAACTTTTCCTCCTTTGCGTTTCATCCATGACCAGTCTTGAACTTGGTTACATTTAGGACATGGAGTAGTATAACAATCCAATTCCTTATAACATCTTGCACAATATGCATAACCACCATCTAACTCGATTTCTGGTTCAAGTGGAGTGTTAATTAATACATTTTTAAATTTTTCATTGATAATGATTTGTTTATGATAGGTCATAATTACACCATTTTTTATATACTTCATTTGTATCCTTTTTAAGAAATACCATTGCAAGAATTGTATTATTTGTTTTTTCATCCAAACTGGTATATATATCTATTGGATAAACCTGATTTTTAATATATAATAAATATTGCTTTGGATTAACAATTCTAACAACTTCATGAGGTAAATAATCTCTTACTTTCTTTAAATTTGTTTTTACCATATTTCCCTTTTATTCCTTCTTATGTCTTTATAGCGTAAAAAATAGGGAACACAAAAACTAAATGAATAGTAATTATGTTCCCTATTAAAATTCTTTAAAATCACTATTCAACATTACTTTTTGCCTCTTTTTCAGCTTTTGTAATAATCTCCTTATTAACAGACGCATTGTCTGAATTCTCTTTTTTACTTATTGTCTTTCTAGTTTGTACTTTTGCATTCATAATTGAAGCGATAGATTTTTTGTAACTGTCACTAAAATTGTTCTTTTTAGATAGATCAAGTTTTGTTAATTTATTTTTCGCTTCAACATCAGAAATTCTTTTATCTTCAAATGCAGAAGTTACTTCATAAACATCGTGACAGTTTTTGCTACAAAATGTGAAATACCAAGATTCCTTATTTCTGTCTTCCGCATTGCAAACTGGACAAAAGCTGTATTTATTACCACAAATACAGCAAGTTCTTAAATCCTTTTTTGACATATCTTCTCCTTAATAAAAAGGGCAGTTTGACACTGCCCTTAGATTATTTTTTATGATTAAATGTCATCTTCTTCTTCGTCAATATAATAAATAGAAAATAACTCAGAATCAGTAGAACAAGCATTTAACATCATAGCACCCTTATAATCCATTGTCTGAGAATCACCGCCTTGAAGAGCAAGAGTAAATTCTGGACTTGGCATAAAAGATGGAATATGAATAATAGCAGCTTTTAAAGTTTCTGTATCACATTTATCAACTACTAACGCTTTGAAGAATAATTCATGAGCTTTTGGAAATTTATTACCGGAATTAGTAATTTTTGCACCACTATGAATTGTTTTCTTAAATTTAACGATATACTGAGCTTCATCCTTTGCAGTTGGTGGTGTTAAAATATCGCTTGCCGGTTTAGCAGATTCTGACGGTTCTGTAACTGCATCTGTATGTTTAATTGAGAATGTTGTAGCAGTAGCATCACCAACACCTAATTTGTATTCTTCTTTTCCCATAGAGCCTTTAGCAGAAAGAGAATTTACAACAACAGATCCTTCTACATAGCCAGTAATATCTAATGTATCACCTGCTTTTACAATCTGAATCATTGGCATAACAATACCTTTGTCTTCAGTTGCAATTTCAGCATCAGTAGCAGAAATTGCCTCAATAACCGCAAGATTTAAGAATGCATTTGTAGCAGTTACTTCACCTTTTTTACCAGTATATTTACGATATACTAAGTTACCATCTTTATCGTTAATATCTGTTGAATCTGCTGTAATATCAATATTAGCTTCTGTAAGCTGTGTTAAAGCATACAGTGGTGTACCATTAGATTTTGCACCATAACCAAACTGTAATCTATCAACGATTACGTCACCTAATTTAAATGCCATTATTTTTTCCTCCTTTAGAAATTATTTTTATGCAATAAAAAATGAGCGATTAAATTTCGCCCATAAAATTGATTAAGTCTTGAGGGATATCTTTAGCTGAAATCATGCCGGAATATAATCCTTTTAGTGCAGCTGTTCCCTGTTCATATTTTTGAATTCTGTTTACAGAATCCATGAATTGACATATATTTACTTCTTTCAATTCTTCTAATTTATATTTAAAACCTGGATGATTAACACAGCTAGATATAAGTGGTAAGAGTGTAGAATCACTTTCTTTATCTTTATCTTGTACCGCTTTCATCTTGTCTTCTTGTAATATCCAATGTTTTGTTGTTTTACCTTTTGCCTTTTCCACCTTTGGATGAACATTCATCATGGTTCGAATATACTCTGCTATTTCTAAATATTCATTTTCGAAAAGTAATATATCTTGAAATTCACTATATAAAGCAAGAGTATTACATTCTTCACCATTTCTGTTTCGAGCCATATGAATTAATTGAAAATCGTTAAAATCGTTTTCTTTAAAAATTAATTTCAATGGTTCAAATGCAGTTTCATTATTTGAATTTCTTAACAATTGATATAAAATATAAAACACTTCAATATCTTTTGTTTTATTCCAATCTTTTTTAAAAGCATCATAAAGAAGAACTCTTATAGAAGTAGAATTGTTCAAGAACGGTGATAATGCTCTATAAAAATTAGTTTCACCAATATTTAAAATATCTCCTATAGTTGGAATAGAAATGGTAATACCATTTATCGAATAATCTTCACCAAAATACATTTTAAGTTTGTCGAAATGATATTCTGGATGATGACTTTTTCCTTGTTTCTTTTTTTTATCTTCTTCGACAGCAGATTGAAGATTATCTAGCGTTTCTAATACATCCAAATAATCACCGCCTTACACCATAATTAACTATAGATGTTTTTGAATTAGATGTGTTATAAATTCCATTGGTATCAACAATTTGGAATACAAGAGTGCGAACAAGATAATTATTATCTGTTGTAGATTCCTTTGATGATACAAGATGTGTTTGCATTCCAAATATATTTGACCAATTAAATCTCTCTCTTATAATAGAGGCGATGAGATCATGTCTTGGAATACCTGTTAATTTATCATTTCTGTCATTACCATGAACAAAAATAGTAAACGTAACATTTGTATATTTCAATGTATCCTGATAGCGAGGCATTTCATCAAAAGATACTTGGTAACAGATATAATGTTTTACCTCCGTCTGAGTGTCAGGGATAAACAAATAAGGACGGATATTGGATGTTCCACCGAAATATCTATCCCATTCTCCAAGAGGTTCATACTCTTTTGTATCTTCGTTCCATTCCCAGTTGATATTACCATCATCGTCAAAAAGTTCAGATTCTAATGATTTTTCATTAAGTGCATATAAAAGACATGGATTAAGCATAAGTGCTTTTTCAATCTTCTTTTTATACTGAATATTTTCATCATCAGGAGTAGTTCTATATGCACGAAGTTTATTTAACAAATCGTTTTTTGTAAGTATTTTTTCCTCCATATAGTTCCTCCTATTCAGTTAATTCCAATCGCAAAATTTCAGATTCAATTGTCAAGTCATCCTTAACAATTTCACACTTAATCGAAAGTATTTTGCCGATAGTAGAAGTATCATTAGGAAACTTTACTTTCTTTTGGTTGTACTCTGTACCAGCTCGCCATGTAACTTTATCAGTCCAATCTTCATCGTCAATAGAGCAAGTCCATGTAAATGTTGCATCAGCATATTCAGTTGTAATATCTTCATTGGAATCATTAAATAGATTTACTGTGAGATTTTTATAAGAGCCACCAACTTTAATAGTTGAAGTGGATGCTGAAATTCTTGCTGTGATAGAAGATGGGGGAGTAGTTGGAGTAGATGGATCTGTTGGGGCGATTTCTGAATCGAAATATGAAGCCCACATACCAATAATATTACCATCAGAATCTTTCTCAATGTAATCTCGATGTTGGTCAAAGAAATCTTGATATAAAGTTAATTTTTGAACCCCAAGTGGTTGAGCATTTTCAACCTTACTGATCTGCCAGGCTACTGCATTGTCAGTAAAAGAACTAACAAGTACACGCATATTCTTTGACGACTCGTTTGTATACCAAATCTTCTCAGTAATTGGATTTAATGGTAGCCATACTTTATCTTGGTTTTCTTGCGAAGTAAATCGTAAATCAGTCCAAAGTCCAGAATTATAACTAGACTGCATTTTTAAAACAGACCACATTCTACGCTTAATTTTTTCTGTTCCATTATTCTCAATCCACATCAATTCATAATTGCATTTGAGAATTAAATATTTTGGAAATTGATTTGCTGGCTCAGTACGAAGAATCATCCATTTTTCATAGATATTTTCATCATTCGGAATATCAATGAATAAGCCAATAAAATTATCATTATGATATTTTTTACGATAATCAGTTTCAAAATAGTAGAGTTCGTCACCTTCAGAAAAATGTGTTTTCTGTGTTGGTTTAAACTGGATATAATAATCTACTTGGTCTTTATCCATAGACTGATATGACTTAACGATAAACTTTGCATCTATGCGTGTTTTGGTTGTATTCTCATATGTCATGCCTTCTGCTAATCGTGGCTGATCATCATGGTAGAAATCATAAATATAACAGATTTTACTCTGGATATCATTATCCCAAGTCTGTTCCATCGCCCAATCAGACTGTTCCTTATAAATTTGACCAATCGTTTTAGCACCGTTGTTCTTGGCGTTTGCGACACGCCTAGCTGTTTGTAGACTCGGCATCGCAACCCACCTCCTCAAACATCTGCTTAATATATCCGTGAGAATCTAAGATTGCCCTACGGAATTTTTTGTAACTAAAATGGTCGCTCTTAAAATTATCCATAGCACCTTGTAAGGTTGCCATAAGAGTTACCATAAGTCCGTTATCATTAAATAAGGTTTTTGTACCACCTAATTTAAACATAACATTTTCAAAGAAGACGAGAAACGCTTCATCATCTTCAAATATCTTCTCTTCAATTGTCTTGTCTTTATAGAGCAGTAGTTTGTGAATGTCACCATGCATTGCACGAACTGCTTCATTGATTTGCTTGTCTGTGAAGTCACCATATATGTATTGCATATTAGGACTCCGTGTTAATATAGGAATTGTACATATATCCGTAATCACGAATACGTTTATTCAATTCAGTTTTCATGGAATTAAGACGGTCAATCATATTTTTATGATTGTCGAGTAGCTTCTTTTCTTCCTTGCCACCTATCATTACTGATGTGTGCATAATAGAATCAACCTGTGGCTGTAACCACTCAATCGTCATTCCAAGTACAAGAATTCCTATGACAAAATTCATATCAACCGTTTCATCTACTGAATTATTTAGCGTAAAATCCAACTGTTGAATTTCATCATCGAGTGTGAGAGAAGAGAATAGTCTGCGCACTCTTGGATTAGAAATTACATTGTTTAATCGCTCTGTATATATTTCAAGCAAATCGTTTTCGTCAAGAGAAAGTTCTTTCATATCTGAAATTCGTCCTCTTGTTCGTGAAAAAATTGTTTCATATGGAAGCGTCATTGTGAGCCTCCTTTACTATTCCTGAACTAATGTAAGTAACATTTTTGTACCAAAAATTTCATCAAGAGCCTTAATTCTGTGAACTGAATCAAGTGCATGAGATTCAATCATTGTAGAAGCAATACCTTTAAGGGCTTCCTTTGCACCTTTTGGAAGCTTTTTAATTGTTTCTGACATCTGCGGAACAGGAAGATTTAAAATCTCATTTAAGTCACTTGTTTCATACATGGACTCATATAAATCTTTTACAGACTTATTCTGTTCAACAAAATCTTCATCCTCAATAATAATTCTTGGTGAATAAATGTTTACATCTTCACGAGTTCTAACGAGATAAATTAAATCTCTATATTCAACATCAACTACATCTCCACAATCAGCCCAACTATAAAGAATATGTGAACGTGCTCCCTCGATATAAAGTCCACCACTTACTAATGAACGACATGGAACAGTATCTTCGGGTGAAAATGTTTTTACATCTTCTTTAACTTCTGTAGTTTTTGTTACTTTTTCTGTGCTACCAGTAGCAGTAGTAGTTTTCTTTGTATATGCCATTCCTTTCAATTCCTTTCAAAAATAGGAGAGTGGATTACCACTCTCCTTATAATCAATCTATAAGTAAATCTTACAGATCCCACTCACCATGATAACGAGTCATAAGAGTTGCAACGCCCATACGTCTCTGTACCTCATAAGACTGCATATCATCCTTAGTAGCACCCTTTTCGTTTACTTCAAGTTCAGTCTCTCCATAGTCAACAAACTTGATAAATCTATCATCAACTGCTGGCATGATATAGAGCTTCTTGTTATCAACGATAGGAGTAGCAAGAGACTTATCAGTAAACTTCTGTGGAATCTCCATAAGAGGTGTTCCTTCGTAGCCACCGATAATACCTGTGTTTGCTACAGACTCCTTGATTGAATTAGCAGGATCAGCCCAATCAACCTTTGTAAGAGCATTAAGAGACTTTAATGCTGTCTTAGTACCCATGATTACAACACCGCTTTCGTTAGCAGCACCAACCTTTTCGATAATTGCATCAAACTGAGCCTTTGTAGAAGCGGCTAAAGCACCAGTACCCTTGAGAGTAGCAGGAACAGGAATAAGGTTTACACCATTTGCAAACTGAGAAGAAATGAGTGTCTGAACCTTCTGGATATAAGCCTTAACAACCGCATCCACGAAAGCACCCCAATCCTTACGACCAGTTAAGAAGAGACGAATATCTCCACCAACCTTGATACCATATACTGCTGTATCAACATGATAAGACTGACCAGAACCTAAACGCTGAATGGATAAGTCATGTGCGTCACCGCTGACCTTGCTTACAGTAAGTAATACTTCATCATCAGCCCAGAATTCATTTACGTCTCCATCTTTCATATTCTTTGACTCAACATAATTGTTGAAAAACTCATTCTCAGAAAGACCATGAGCAATCTGAGTATCAATAATTTCCTCAATTACCTCGAAGAACTGTGTTCCTCTCTCAGAATTTAATGCTCTCTTAATCTGCTTATTAGAAGAATCCTTAGTAAGTCCAAGGTATTCAAAACAAGCCTTTCTAATTGTGTCACTAGCTTCTGCCTTAGAAATTACACGATTAGAATCGGCATCATAAATTTCACGACCTGCACCGAGGTCAAACATAAGATTTTTTACACTTGTATCTAACATTTATTTATTTCTCCTTTCTCAAAAATTAGGCTTTCTTTGTAAGCTGCATAGCGGCAGTTACGCCAGAAATGGCTTTGAGTTCAACACCGTCTTTAACAGCGATGTCACCAGAAAATCCATCTGCTGAAATCTCAACTACATCACCAACTGCCAGTTCATAAGCTCTAACTACCTGAGTAGGAGCATTTGTATAGTTGCTTTCTTTCTTAAATGTGTTGCTATATGTCTCCTCGATCATTGGCACCTGGTATACAAACAGGGCATCTCCAGGAGTTACTACTTCTACATAGAAATTTCCATTATTTGCCTTACCAACGACCTTTCCTTCAAATGAAGTAGGAGCAACAGCTTTATAAAGGTCTAACTCAATAAAATCGCCCTTACCAACGAACCATCCATTGTCTACATAAGCACTTGCTGCTTCTGCTAACTGAATGTTATAAATATGCTTTCCACCATCTCTTGCGAGAACTTTAGAAGGGAAAGCCACTGCATGTTTTGCAATAGTCATCTGAATCATTTATTTTTCCTCCTTAAATTTTTGCATTAAAAAAGACACTCAATTTGAGTGTCATTACATTGATTTATATTTCTTGTTTTATTTGCTAAAAAGATTTCCGTAACGGTTATCCTTCTTAGACTTGTTTACATTAGCAAATACTTTTACGGTTGACTTTTTCTGAGTTTTATCAGTGGTAGCTGCAAAAGTTTTCATATTAGAATCCGCATAGATAAGTTTTGCTTCCTTCTCTAAATCTTCGAGAGAGTAGTTATCCATATTTGTATACAGTTTCTCAAAATCCTTATTAATGAATTTTCCTTCTTCATCTTTTTCAGAAATAGAAGCAAAGTTTTCATTTGCAAGAATTTCCTCACGTTTTGCATGAAGTTCATTCTTTTCTGCTGTCTCCTTAAACTCTTTGAGTGCAGCGTAGTTTGAACGCATAGACTGTAACTCTGCAAATTCACTATCTGTTAAAAGTTCACGATGTAAATTGTATCTTTCTCCATCAAAAGCTACATTATCACCGTCTTTTGTATAATTCTGACCGAAGATTTTATCACCATTCCAGTTCTCATATGTAAAATGATCATCGTAAACAGCGTTGATAAAGTACCACTCATTATCAGCGTCTTCATATTCAGATAAAAGCTGGTAAAGTGCATATCTTGTATCTTCATGACTGATTTCATATGTACGAACAATCTTTTCAAAAGTCTGACTTCCTCCTTCATCACCATCTGGATCAGAAGTTCCTTCGCCATCACCTTCTCCATCATTGGAAGGTTCACCAGATTCTCCGTTATCTGAAATGTCTCCTTCTGAATTGTCATCATCGAACATCTCAGCAAATTTTGCTTCAAGTTCCTCATCTGACATTTCTGTATAGTCGAATGTTACATCTTCAGCAGTCTTACCATATTTGGCAAGTAACTCTTCAAATTTTGTCATTTTGTTATTTGTTCCTCCTTCCTTTGATTTTTGATTTATATCAAAACTCTCAAGAATATTAGTTAATTTCTCTAAAGTTTCAACCAATTTATTGTCTGTATTAAATGTTACTGTTTCCGCATTTACAGCGAAATCTTCAATTTTAAAATTACTTCCTGCCATACCAGGGGATACATCCTTTGACAGAAGAGTAAGACCTGATACATAAAAATCATCTAACTGCAATGTTTTATTAGCAGTATTAAATGATAACTCCCTAATGCACAATTCCACTGAACAATCTACAGTTCCACGTCTATTTAGAATCTCAATAGCATCTTGACAATATTCGTCATATAAATATCCATGTAAAACTGCACGATTTACGCCAGCGTCTTCGTCATATTCAATAGTAGTCTTAGTACCATCAATAACACCGATAGGCTGTTCTTCATATACAACTTTGTCATTACCATCCTTGTCAGTAGTCACATAATAATCATGACTACCGAAATCTAATTCATTATCTGAATTGGTAGTGATATGTGCTAAGATTGGGCGAAAGTTTGCCGATGGGACATTTTCATTAAAAGATTCTTCTGAGATTTCCGATTTATTAAGATTGACATGATCATGAAATGCACGACTGACGAATGGGGTAAGAGACTCTTTATGTTTATCTTCATCCTTGGAAGTTTTTTCAAAATTACCATTCATACGAACCATAAGTTCTTTACCGAATTCATTACTATCAAAATGAGCAAAATTATTTTTTAGACAGAATTCATACAGCTCATCAATAGACATAATTCGTCTTTTCTTCTTTTTTGGCATTATTTAACCTATTCCTCCTTTCTTAATTGATACACCACTCAAGATAGGAGAGTGGTTAAAATGTTAGCATGTTGCTATACTGAATTTTATTGTTTGTATTTTCAAAAGTGAGAGAGTGGTTATTCAAAAATGTTACCACGTTCCCATCTTGAGATACCAATTTAAAACCTTCTTTGAGAAGATTTTCCTTTGTCTCCTTGTCGGAGGTTTTAATAAAATTGTATTTCATATTAAGATACCACCTTATTTAGCCTTTAGCCTTATCTTTCTTATCACGACTAGCTTCACCATCATCTGAAATTTCGTCATCAGAAAGAGTAGGTTTAACTCCTTCATTATCACCTGTATTTGATGTTGTATGTGAACTTTGAACTGGGACAAAATTAAGATTTAAACATTCGTTTTCTAAGAAATGAAGAGACAATGTTTCTCTTTCTGAAAAACCATTTAGACTATTTACCAATAATTTTGGCGCAAGACCGTATGTATTGTCTTTGAGAATATTATCTTTATAAGCATCTTTTGTATAAACAGATATTTCGATAAACTTAACAAAACTTGGATTATCAACATAATAAGATATAATTCTATTTACAATGGCTTGTGTCTGAGGTAAAAGCATAGAGATAGCGAATTCTGTATCTGCTCTAATGGCAGCATTAAATGCCGTAGAACCTGAAATAGAACTAGAATTTAAGATTTGCGCTCCACCAGAAGTATTAAGAACTGTTTTTGTAGCGTTTTCAACCTTATTTGTATCTGTTGCCTTGTCACTATCAAAACTAATTTGATTAATTTTTCCAGGAATAATAGCAGCAGAAGTATAGTCAGGTAAAGCTTCGTTTACCATTCTCTGCCAATAAGGTAATACTAAATCTGGATCAACTTTCCACTCATTTACATCGTCTGCACCAGACAATGTTTCAAGTTCCATCCAAATCATTTTGTATATTTCCTGTTGATCTGCAATACTCTGAATATCTTCAAGATCCAATAAATTTATTAACGAATTTAACAATCCACTAAATACAGGAACAATAGTTTCCCAGTCTTCAGCATGAAATTTCAAACATACACCTTGCTCTCCAATTGGTTGCCATTTACTTTCTCCGCTTTGCTGCGATTTATTATACATAGAAACAAACGGTTCACCCCAAAGGTCTAATAAGTCTTTGTTTCTTTTAAAATAATCCATATTCATCGTAAATGTAAAATCTCCTGTGTCTGTATATACACCAGAAATTCTACAATAATCCGCTGGAAGTGGGAGAATAAAGAATGGCGTTTTCCCATCTGACTCTGGGTTGAAATAATAACAACCATAAAATACGTCTTCTCTAAAACATGTCATATATGCTTTGAGAAATTCATACTGTAAATTCATTTTATCAAGAATCTTTAGCGTATCATTGTATGATTTTACCATCGCATCTTTATCATTATCTTCAACCAAATCATAATCGGGAATAACAGTTCTCGCATCTAAACAAAACATATTCGCATTATATGCAATTAATCTGAAATATACTTGTGAACGATAATAAAGATATCTTGATAAATTTCGTAAATTGACCTCATTAGAAGTAATATTCTGTAAATAACTTCTCAGATCTTCTTTGTTAAAATTGCTAATAGTAGTGTAGGTTGTCGATTTTGACGTATCTCTAAAATTAGTAAGCGCATCATTTGCTGCATCAAAATTTTCAATTCTACGCTTATTTTTTTCATAGAATTCTTTCATCTCAGCAGCCGTAGGCTGTTTTGATTGGGTAGAAGACGTATTGTTTGTCTTCTTAATTGTATTTGTAGTAGCAGGTGCATTAGCATCCGCTTTCTTTGTTCTTGGCATTTTTCGTTAATGCACCTCCTTTAATTAAACATTGAGAATCGCTTACCTTGACGGATTGGAAGTTTGTTGATGAGATCGTTGGTATTAGTTGGTCGCTTTTTATTTCTGATATGTTCCATACGTCTTTCCGACAAATACCAGCCGAGCATTGCTAAAACATAGGCTCTATCATCATGCATAGTAGCTTCTGAAGCACCCGTATCAGCATCTTTATATGGTGGAAGTTTGAAAGCATCTTTACCACCTTCACGCTTTGTTCTACAGATATTAACTATTTCTTCCTTCATAGCGTCTATCTGAACTAAAGCAACCTCTTCATCAGGCGTTAATTTATATACAGTTGTTTTGGCAGCATCAATCATAGCAAGCCGCTCATCTAATTCATTTTCATATTCATCAATAGACAAATCCATTTTATCTAATTCAGCTCTGATTTTTTGTTCAGAATCATTCATCAGTCTTTGATTTACTTCCATAATATTTAGATAACCTTTATTATCATATTTTTCTGTAAAATGAATCTTATCGGCTTCGACCATTTTGATAAGTGCTTCAAACATTTCTGATTTATATTTACTTGGTTCAATAAGTTTCAGTTTTTCAACAGCATCAGGATACCTCTTTGCATATATATCACCATTAGCATATTCTTTATCCAATAACCCATGATGCACATTACCTTTTTTATCTTTCCAATCTTCAATCAAACTATCACGAACCCACGAATTTCCACCACCACCAGAACCTGCATCAGCCATTAAGACTTCAATATTGTCATAATCTAAAACATCACCATTGTAATCTAACAATATATTTCTAATTTCCTTTATCTGATCTTGTGTCATCATAGGTGTTTTTCTCCTAAGTCCTAAATCAACAAAAGACACTACATTGACAATATCCATTGTATATCCATTTTCTTCATCATAAAGAAGTTCGCCAATTCCAAGAATTGAGTTATCGGTCGATCTGGCTGGATCATACGCAAGCACGAATTTACGCTCATTTGTATCATTACATAATACAGGTGGACGAGTATAAGAATTTCGAACGATTAAAGCTCTTTTAATAATCTGGTTCGCATTCCCATCTTGAGTGAATTTGTTATAATACTCACGTTGAGCTTTTTCTGGATTATTTCTTAATTCTGTCTCAACGGTTTCTCTATTCAAAAGTGGAACATAAGGTTTGCCATGAAAAGTAGCATTAATAACAACATCACAGTTAATATCTGCTACAAAATATTTTGGATCACCTAACATCATTTTCTTGGAAAAATCACGATACTTTTGATAAAAAGCTGTGTCAATAGAAGAAGCAGAAGAAGCATATAAGAGCTGATGTGGAAATTCTTTTGGAAGAGAAGATATATCAATATTTCCACCAAGTTTGAAATTTGAATCAAGAGTTGTAAATGCACCAATAACATTAAATTCTTCTTCTGAGAGCCAGCCACCCTCATCAAAACAGACGCACTCACACCTCTTACCTCTTTTGGCATTAATATTACTATTCAATGTTTTTACAAAGCTACCATTATACAGCCTATATGTAAATCCCATTGGATTGTGGATAAATCCATTTGAGTTTGCTTGCGATATTTCAACTTCATTTTTAAAAACATCTGTAAGACCAGTCATTGATTCAATATTTTTTAGTGCTATATCTTCTATTTTTTTAAAAGTTTCTTGGGACTGGTCTGCTGTTCCTGAACAAATGTACGTTCTGTAGTTGTTAAAAATTAGTCCCTTGACCATCGAAAATAGAGCAAGTAGGGTAGTTTTACCAGCGGCACGACTTTCAAGCCATAGTACAAATGGCTTTGTCCATGAATTCATAAAAGTGTATTCCTGTGCATCAAGAAGCTCAACTCCGATGAATTCCTTCATAAATTTTGTCGGGTATTTAATCCCAAACTGTCGTATTTCAGCAAGTTTTTTATATCCTTCCAACTTTCGTTCTGATATCTGAAATTCAGTTGGCTTAACATAAATTTCATAATTTTTTGGAATCATTATTCCAGAGTCAGTAAATTCAAATCCCATACACTTCCTCCTAAATATTAATTCCGTTTTCTTTAATTAGAGCTTTTAGATCTATGTTTTCTCTTAATAAAATTCTTGCCTTTTCCTCATACTCATCAGCTATTTTCTTATATTTCGTGATTAATTCTCTTTGCTGTATAATCATGTCGGCAGAGTCATTTTCATCCAACATAATCTGTTTGAGAATAGAAGCATTACTAATATCTGCAACTTGACTTAATCCAGCAGAATACTCAGCATCATATAAATTAACTTCTGCATCACGAAGATTCATTTCTTTCATTTTTCTGACCTTACCAGTCCAAGTATTTTCACCCTTTGTAGAATTAACACTATGTTTTAATGAAATTCCATTATCCGCAGCAAGTTTTAAAACAGAAGCAGTTATTTTACTTTTTGTCTCTTCAAGATTTTTAATTGTACCAATATTACTTTCAATGTGAGCAGAATCGTCCATGAGCCTAGCAATAATGTCATTCATTTTTTCAATATGATTAAAGCCTTTTACGATTTCAATAATAGAAGATAATCGCATCCTGTCATCATTTGCTTCTTCAGCAGCATCGAGATAACCTATAAGAGTTGCATATAAAAAAGGCTGTTCAGATAACGATTCGTTTTCAAATGGATCATAACCTAACAACCTTATAGCATCTTTCTTATTCTGTTCAAATTGTTCTCCTATTTCATTATCTGAAATAGTGTTATTATTATTATTTTCCCTTGAAGAAACAAGACTTAATTGTTCTTCATTATAAAAGTCTGAATCAAAAAATGTCATCCCATAATAATTTGTCATCTGTACATTTTTCACATATGCATTCCAGGGATTATTTTTAGCCTTACCTGATAATGCATTCTCGGATTCTTGAACGCTTGAATTCCAAAGATTGCTTAAAAAAGGTTTGTTTAAATATTTAAGCGCAGTAATTATACTTTCCTTCGTTGGCTCTTGTTCCTTACCATCTTTACCAACTCTTAAAGCAATTTTTCTTGCACAGTCACGACAAATAGGAGAGCAAGCATCTCCACCAAACATAGGATCAGAATTAAAATAAAATTTTGTTTCTCTATCCTTGTGAGTTTTACACATAGGGCAGTATGCTGTACTTTCAAACTTATCTAATTTTTCTTGTAATTCATCTACACGCTCTCGTGCTTGAACGGCTGTTAATTTAGCCGTTGGTGTACTTTTTTTAGCCGTAGCCAATTAACAGTCACTTCCTTTCATTCCAATATAAATAAAAGAGCCGATTAAGCAACCGACTCTTCTTGATAATATTCCCAAGTATGATTAGCAACTGGAAGAGTATGTCTTCCTTTTAACCAACCTGACAAATAACCTCTTTTTATATTATATGTACGTTCTGCATCTCTCAGAGATTTGAATATTTCGCCTGTTTCAATGCATTTGACATATTTTCTTGTACTTTGCGTATGATCGTATTTGCAATATCCGATATCATTGGCTCTAGTAAGAAATATTCTTATCGTATTTTTAGCAAGTCCTGTTATATCGCATATCTGCATTACTTTATAACCATCATTCCATAAATCAGCAATTTTAAAAACATCAGACATTAATGATTGTCTATAACATTCAACCCAATTAACATTTGAAAAATCATATATTTTTGATAAATCACTATTGATGATAGCGTCTTTTAATTGATTAAAACCAGATTCTTTTGAATTAATTACAATATATCTATTAATGCCTTGTTCCAAAGCATATTTTTGTTTTTCTTTATCATTTTTGATTTCTTCTTCTAAAGTTCTTCCACCTAAAGTATGGAATGATTTTTCATAATGTTGTTTACCATTCAATTCACATATCCATTCAATGTCGTTATAATTACCATAAAAATCATATCTGTAAGAATAATTATTATTCAGATATTTCTCAGACTCTATATTTATATCAACAGATTTCAACACCTGATATAAATATTTCTCACCAAGACTATTACCATCTTGACATTTACATTTTAAACCTCGTATATTTAAATTAGCTATTGTCTTATTCTTAATTATTTGACCACAAGAGGGACAAATAAAATCTGTTTTATTTCTACTGTTTATTGTGAATTTTTCATTGATAGATTTATCAACAAGACAATCATATAAGACAGGATTAATAGATTTTATATCATTCACACCTATTTGAATATTTTCTTTTCCATTTTCACAGATTGAACATTTATATGAACCATTTAATAATGATAATGTTCTTATTCTATTTTTATATCCGCATTTTTTACAAATACATGTAATTTCTTTTTGCCCAGTTTTATATGTGCCAGTAATGTTTAAATTTGGATACTTGGGTTGGACTCTTTTCTTAAATTCATCGTCAGATATATTTAATATATCATTATACTTTTTCATTCTTTCACAATATCTACAATGTTGTGTTTCTAGCAATGTTTTCGCTGAATAATTCCTTTCATGCCCACATTTCTTACATTTACAATGTAAATGTGTTTCAGATAATTTTGTGTAGTTCCCAGTTATCTCAAATTCTGGATTTATTTTATTAACTCGTTCCAAAAATTCTTTTGGGTTATTTGGTATTCCTTGCATAATTCTTTTCTCGCTTTCCACTCGCAAAACCAATTAAAATAGAGTGAGAGAGTAGTGCGAGTATCTACTATACCTAAGATGATCAGTCAAAGGCTTCTCACTCCATAATCCAACCACCTGCAACCGAAACAGTAACAATCCTCTCATAGTTGGCTATATATTTATTCTCTTTTTAAATACAAAAAGAGATCAGTATTATTACTGATCTCTTTCAAATAATCTTTACAATATTTTTTACAAGTTGTCACGTAATTCTTTTGCTTTGTCTGCAATCCATGTTCCAGGAAAAGCGTTCATTATTTCTCCCAATAAACCATATGCAGTTGCAGAATTAGAAATTTCTCCATCTTCAATTTTTTCAATAATTTCTTCGGCAGAAGCCATATCTGTAAAATTCCACGCCATAATATTCACCTCCATATAACAATTATTGCATGTTAGATAAACAAAAGCAACATAGAATTATATTGAAAGTGCAATTTGTTTAGAACGCCGTGTTAGGGATTCGAACCCTAAAGACTTTTACATCCAGACTGTTTTCAAGACAGCACCCTCGACCAATCGGACACACGGCATTAGCGTAGTATATAGGACTCGAACCTATGCACCGAATAAACGATGATCTCTGATTAGCAATCAGGTGCAATACCAACTCTGCCAATACTACATAACAAAAAGAGCCATCTCCAAAGAAAATAACTCTTTTTTTTATCAATCAGTCGCCAAACTGATTATAACTGTATAGGGCGGTAGTAAGTGGTGAACTTCCAAACCTAAGTTTCGTATGCATCCAAAAAAAATAGACTTTCACATTAGGCTTACCGCACGAAAATTATATTATGGTTCAGATGGATTAGATTCTGTAGTATCTACCTTAATTTCATCAACAGTAACTCCAACATTGTATGTCACATCTGCGATTACACGAATATTCTCAAACCCAATTGTCTTATCAAGTTCAGCAATTGTATTCTGTAATTCATTTACATCTTCAGTAGAATATTCAGTAAATGCAACTGTAGAACCTGTAGTAGAAGTAGTTCCGTATATCTCCCAAAGATTCTTTAGCTTTGCCTGCGTATTTTTAATTAAAATTTTATATGTCATACTTTTCCTTTCTATAAATTAGATTTTATTATTTTAGTACAGGTAGTGAGACTTGAACTCACACGGTATTATTACCAGAGAATTTTAAGTCCTCTGTGTCTGCCTATTCCACCATACCTGCTTATCTTATGTCTTTCTCAATAAACTAAGGCAATTATAATGATCTGTAGGAGATTTGAACTCCTGTTGCCGCCGTGAAAGGGCGGTGTCCTAGACCGCTAGACGAACAGACCTAATGTGGGCATTTTACCCACTGAATCAGCATAAAGCACTAACTAGCTAATATTGGACTGTACATATCCAGTTTTCAGAACTTAGTCGCTTATCAGCAACCTGATTCATGCTTCCATGCACTTGTTTTTCTTGCTAACCAACGCACAAGAAGAGTAAGTGATAACTCGTATCAACCAAACTACATTGCGCTTATGTATTGATACTCCATTAATTTATCCAGTTGCAACGCCACATCGGAATCGAACCGAAATCTTCTCTGATATAAGACGCATGTTCCAATCATGCTGATGACCTGGATAATATATTATTCTTCCATTCCTAACTCGTGTGTATTACACGTCAAATGCATGATATGTATATGAGTAACCGTTTACTTTAATGATTCTCATTAACGCAGAGAAGCACGAACATCTTCTCATTTCTAAGGCTGAGAGCAACCGATTGTCCTAGATGTCGGTAGAAAGATATACTGCATTAAGGTTTCGTGCGCACTAGAGTCGTTATATAGTCGGCTCTACCAAAATGCAGTAGTAGGGCTTACAATGCTGCATGAATAGCAAATGCCAAGATGTGTATTATCACACTTGTATTTTAGCAGTGAACGCATAGCTTTCTTTTATACTCTGATTCGCTTCCGAGTTTGCAACGCCAATGAGCAGTAGCGAAGGTGTTTTTAGAGTAGCAACTAACTCAATATTTTTATCTCGTACTTTCATATACGGCTTTACGAGTGGCTGTTGCTCACTTATATATTATCTGTTTGGTTGCCCATTTAAGGGTTCTTTTATTTATTCTCTACATTGTCGTCACCTCTCGGCTCAAACAGTTAAGATTGATTAGGAAATTAATGTCGGTTTACGTTGACATAGGTTTTACGCTGTTGAATGCCATCATCCAACATATCTGTAAAGACGCAACCTAATCTTTGTATATAGTAAGTTCTTTCAGATTTATTTACTTTCTGCCTCATTTTTCTCTTTTAAAGCATTGATTTTTTCCATAACTTCTGCCTTAGTTTTAGGTTTACAATAGAAGGAACGGGTTGTTTCTGTTGATTTGTGGTTGGCAAGCTCGGCTGCTAACGCTAAATCGCCAGTCTCTTCATAAACCAAATTTAGACGAGATTTTCGTTGGCAATGAGGTCTATAGTCAGAAATTCCAATGATTTCACCATATTTCTTCATTCTATCTCTGATTGCGCTATCACCCATAGGTCTATATTCTCCATTGTATTTTGTAATTAACAATGAATCACATTCCAAATGGTCATAATCATTCTTTCTCATTTCAAGCCACTCTTGAATAAGTTCTTTTGCAACATTACCGAAAACTACCTGTGTACGATATCCTTCCTTTTCTCTTATATCAATAAACATGTTATGTTCTAAATCAAGTTTGGATAACTGCAATCTTAACAATGCACCAATTCTGTTGGCAGAATCGAAGCTTACCTCAAATAAAATCTGATCTTGAATTGAATACTTATCATTTTCAGATAATTCTCTACGGATTGTCTGAACTTGTTCTTCTGTAAGGAAGTAAGAGTTCAAAATATGTTCCTCATTAGCTTTCTTCATTCTATCAAGTTTGCCGTCAAAAGGATGATACTTAACGAAGCCACGCTTCATAGACCAAATATAGAATGAACTAATAGCAGAGATTTTCATATTGATAATCTTTTTATGATTCAGAAGTGTTTCTTGACAGAACATAATATAGTTCTCCATAATATCAACGGCATTCTCCATAAACTCATCTGAATATAAATCTAAATCACCATAGTTTTCACCTAACCACATAAGAAAATGATGAAACAATCCTTCATATCTTTTATATGTAGTATCTTTAACATCCTGATTTTTTATAATATTTGATTGGAGATATTTCTTATATTTCTTCAAGTTATCAGGATTTATAAATTTTTCCTTATCCTTTGTAAAATATTTTACTCTTGTTACATGTGCCACTAAATCACTTCCTTTCATAACAAAATAGCGAGATAGTAGTTACTCAACTAAATCGCTATTATAAATATTTAATATAATTAGTGGGCAGAGATGGACTCGAACCATCGAAGGTAAAACCGCCTGATTTACAGTCAGGTGTAATTGCCGCTATACGACCTACCCATGTAAAAAGAGTGTGCAGCATACACCACACACTCTAAATATTTAAAAAATAAAATCAAGCAAATCAAATAATCTTCCAACCGAATTATATTCGTCAAAATCACTTAAATCAATCGGCTTACTAGAATAAAATTCACGCTTTTCATATCCATTAACATCACTTTTAATAGAAGTAAATCCGTGAATTTTTCCGTTTTCATCTTTATCAAATGTAATATTTTTATGAGAATTATCACTTACGTCACTGCAACTGCAATTCTTACAATTACCATCACAATCATCGTCTACATCTTCAGCGTCATCACCAATGTTGAATTCATGAATAATGTATCCAGAATCTTTATTGTCTTTAACAAAAGCTGAACTTACATCTCCATGAATAAACACAATGTCTGTCTCATTCATATTGATATAAGTATCACTTCCCTCATACTTGGCAGCCTGAACATATACATTCATTTCAGAATCAATACTAAGAATAAATGCATCATCATAACCGTCCCAATAAGGATCATTCAAATCGTTACAAGAAGCAAGTTTAAAATTCGTATTCTTAATAACAGAATTAAGAACATCTTTCATCACATCATATTTAGCCACAACTACAATTTCTGAACAATCATCGTCATAATCTCTTGTACAAACATCCAACTTGTCAAAAGTATCTGCTAAAAATTCAGCAAAATCATTTGTATCTGTAAAACCAAATGTTTTCAATATATTTTCACCACCTTAGAATTAGATCTGTTTTGCAGACTTTGACATCTTAAATGTGATCTCGTCATGCTGTGGAGTTACATATTCCTCACCCTTGCGATCACCCATCATAATTTTTCCTCTACGCTCTGGAACTGTCTTAACTTTAAATTTACCAAGCTTACCAACTGCAACTGATTCTGCATGGTTTGCTGTTAATGTCTCTGTGATTACATCAGCAAAAGCATCAAGAATAACTGCGATGTCCTTCTGTGAAGCTCCCTCAACTTTATTTGCTACTGCCTTTAATACCTCGTTCTTTGTCATTTTAATTTTCTCCTTTTTCTCAACCATTTGTTATTTTTTAATACAAAAGAGGGTAGCGTCTCATTTGAGTGCACTCCCTCTGATACATACAATTGTGACAGTAACATCACAATCTCTATACAATCGGACTAATTAAAAGTAGAAAATTAGCCCAATTTTCATAGTTACTTATGCATAATATAAAAACCAAGTCACTCGTACTTGGTCTACTTTGTCTTGAAATTTGTAATAATTCTTGTCTTGGAATCAATAATGTCACCATTTGAATCCAATGCAAGATACATAAATCCGTTCTGATTTGGAATTATAAGTTTACCGTTGTTATAATCCAGCTTATCCAAATCACACACGCAACCTTGCTCGTACATTTTTATTCCACCTTGAGTAAAACTTCCTACTTTGTGTGTATGAGCCATTACGATTCCAGTGAATGTGCGATCTATACGCAAGAAATAATTAACTGCCTTTTCTGTTGTTTTTAACATGCCAGATGAATAATTTAATGGGTGACAGAAAATTACATTACCTTCTTTTATCCACCATTCTTTATCATAAACGATTTCAATATTTGAATCTTCAAACACTTCACGAATAGAAGAGTATTGTGTCTGGGTTTTATTTCTTTCATTATTAACTTTGAATCCATCGTCTACAATCATTCCTAGCGGATCTGTTGGAATGATGCCAAGTAATTCATTTGATAATCTATCAGAACAGTATCTTTGCATACGGTATTCATGATTTCCAATCACAAACATTACCTTTTTAGGTGTAGTCAAATTGATTAAATCAATAATATACTGTCTTCCTAAAACAAGTTCTTCATCAAGATTTACTTTGAATTTTTTAGGAAATGCAGAACATGAAAAACAATCCAATAAATCACCATTGACTATTAAAGTGTCTACAATTCCCTTATAGCTTGCAAAAATATCAATAGGTAAATTAAACGGAATATGAACATCTGACACACATAAAATTCTTTCAGATGCACCCTCGCAGTTGTGAATATAATTATCATATTCTTCATATCCGACTGCCTGTTTTCTAAGCTGATCTGGTGTAATGTTCAATCCAAGCATATCTCGAATCTCAATCCAATCCATATCTGTTTCCTTACGCTTTTTCGCAAGACAACATCTCAGTTTCCATTCAAAATCTGTTTCATTTTCTAATCTATGTAAGTCGATTATAGTGTCCACCGCCTTACTCTTCAGAATCTTCCTCTACAGGAAGTTCAAATGTAATCTTGAATCCAATCTGATCGAATGGAATTGCGTTAATTACCTGCTGAGATAAGTCCTCACCAGTTTCAGCATCTACAAGCTTTAAATCATTTACGGAAATGTTATCTAATTTAATTGTCTTCTTAGGAGCAGTAATTTTCTCCTCTGACTCAGTAATTTTAATCATTTTTTAATCTCCTTTTTTCTCAACTAAAATAGGAGAGCAGTACGCTCTCCTTAAAATCCAATTTTATTTTTCTGTTTACAATCTTCTTCCTCATCATCCCAATATTCTTCATTTGGAATTTCAAATCCAATACAATTGGTAGTTATCGGTTCTGATTGAGCTTGGATATCTTGTATTTCATTATTTATTTTTATTACACATTTGCTTAATTTACCTTTTGGAATCTCTAATACTACCTGTAATAATTCCGTAAGAGAATCCAAAATTGGCAATAAACATATTCCGCTAATAAATCCAAATACATATTTTTTCATAACTCACCTCTTATTTTTCAAATAAATCTGCGAACATCTTACTTGTTTCAGATCTAACATCTTCACCAAGATAAATACATCCAAATTTTTCATTACCTTTAAATTCATTACACATCTTAATAAGTGGATTATTTACTGTCTTAGTAAGCAATGACTGTTTATAGTCACCAGCAAAATAAATTTTACTGTTCTGACCTAAACGAGTACCTATAAGTCTAATCTGACTTTCTGATAAATCTTCAGCTTCATCGCAAAGGATAATAGTATCGTTATATGTTGTACCTTTCATAAAAAATGGTACATTGGTATCTAAAACACCTGACATTTTTAAACTCTGCAACTCAAATTCTCCACCATTGAGTGATTGTGTTAATGGTTCAAAAAATTTCCCTACTTTATCTTCCATATCACCAGGCAGATAACCAATCTCTTTTCCTTCGCCAGAAACTTCTCTGACACCAAGAATTTTTGCTACACGACCTTTTTCTTGAACATTGTATAAAGCCATCTGCATAGAAATAAATGTTTTACCTGAACCATATCCACCTAAAATAGAAGCAATAGAAATGTCTGGATTATTAAGAATATCCAAAGCACACCTCTGTAAAGAGTTTTTTCCTTTAATAAAACGAGATGAAGGTAGTTTTAATGCAACAAAATTTGTTCCATCAAAACGTAATTCTTTTGAAGAATCATCATCAGTATTTTCAATAATTAAATACTCATTAATATGCCATTTTGAATAATCCATGTTCTCTATTATTGAATTGATTGTATCTGTATCACCATGAATAGTTTGGTATCCTTTATAAATTTCACTTCCATCTTCGTATGTACTAGATACATTTAATCCGAATATCCATTTTGCAATTGTTTTACATGCAATGTCATTTGTAATAAATAGAACATCTTTAATAGTAGAAGCACAAGCACAAATCTGATTATCTGGTGTATTTTCTAATCCTAATTTATCAATAATATCAAGAACATTATTATTTACAATAATCACATCATACTTATCAGAATGCTCATCTAATATATGCAACACTTTTCTTGCACGATATTTTGTTTCTTCATCTTTGTTACGACTTACTTTAATGTTTTCTAATTCTAAAAGAGTAGTGGAACTAATATTAAATTTTTCATCTTCTAATAATCTGTCCTGTAAAAATAGAAGAGCGTTTGTGTCATAAAATTTCTTTCCGATGGTATTTGCACCACCTTCCTTAAATATTTTGGTTACTTAATACCAATTGATTTTTCATACTGTTTATGAAGTTTTGTATTTCTACGACTTTCTGTAAGATAATATGTTCTACGATGACGAGAATCTGTATGGCTAATTCCCTCATATCCGAACATAACACCTTTAGAAACTAAAAATTCCATTTCCTGTTTTGAGATCTTGATTATTTTAATACACACCTTTCGTTCTTTTATTTCCCATATAGGGAGTGATGGGAGAGAAGTGAATTTGAATCACTGACCTTTACTTTAGAATGTAACGCTCTACCGAACTGAGCTACCTCTCCAAATAAAAAATCCCGTGTATAAAACACGAGATTAATATTTTCTTTAGGCTGAGATATTTGACCTAACACACTACCATCTATTGCGGTTGGACACAATTTATCACACTGTCGATTAGACAGTAGGTAGCAACAACACTGATTTTGACATAATCAGCAAACTCTTACCACAAAGCATTATAGATTTCCTTTTATCACATCGTCTCTTGCGGAGTTCTCAGATTGCAGTCTGATACGGTTGCAATTACTTGTATTTTCTCACATAGCACCTTGCGAGTGTTATATGTGTCCATATTACAGGACAATAAGTTGTTTTTCTCTTTGCGGTCATACACACTTTTGCTTGTTATTTTCTATTAGTAAATTAAATAATATTTTTATTATTAAGAAATTTTGTTCATTCACCAAAAGTATGTACTTACAAATGGACGATGAGGTGTATATTTGACCATCAGAACCTTTTGAGTACCGCCCAATCATCACCATCCTGTCTTCCTTGCTATCGGAATCCTTTATTACAAAACACCTATCTTTCGACTTAAGATATTTATATAATAATTTAAACAGCACTAATTCTTGCGGAACTCGTACCATTTAGACATGGATTATCCCCACATTTCTGTGTTAATACAGTACCTATCTCAAGATACCTACCCAACCATATTCGCCAACAGTAGTCCTTGAATAGAAGGTTAGGTATAAATCCTATGTGTTTTCCGTCAAGCTGTATTGCTACAGTCGCAGCTTTGTAATACGACAAAGCCACTTTATACATGTCACCATGCTTATCTTAGAATTTTTCATCCTCTGACCCGAAACCGACCAGTCCTACAAAAGTAGGAGAGTTGCGGAAACAGGACTCGAACCTGCATACTCTTGGTTATGAGCCAAGTGAGCTTCCATTGCTCGTCATTCCGCTATAATATTTAAGAATTATCAGTGACCATACTACAAGAACTGTAGTACAGCCACCGATTATAGAAGGTAAGGTACAATGAATTTGTACTTGATGTTTACATTTTATTATTCTCTGTTTTATCAGCCAAGAAAAGCTGATTTCATTGTTTTCCATTACTGATATATGTGAAGCTAAAAATACCAATAAACCCTTATTTTACAAGGAAAACTCCGATTTTCTATTTGTGGTTATACGCTTTTTATTATATTTTTTATATCTTTCCAAGTCATTTTGTTTTCTACAATCATCACAGTATAATCGTTTGTTTCCTGTTTTCTCAATAATTCCACCACAACGTTTGCAACGAGAATATTTTTTGTGTTGTCTCACTCCATAATATTTCTTTTGATATTGAACAATTTCCCTATCCATATATCTATTAATATATTTCACATAAAAATTATCCTCAGTGATAAAATCATAATTATTTACAATCTGAGTCTTATCTTCATATTCTTCAATCAGTTTGCAATTATCAAAGCATTTTCTCAAAAATCCTTCGATAACCTTTTTATACTCATTCCAAGATAATGTCATTTTCTCCATTTGAAAACGTTGTTTGAGTTTTTCAGATTCATCAATTGCATCGTCAATAATACCAGTAACTGTATCTGCATCCATTTCAGTCCCAGATAACCAATCGAAGTACATTAGCTTTGACTTCTTTAATAAATCCATGTACTCCTTATTGAGAATTACTTCTTTATCAAAATATCTTGTATAAATATTATTGATTTTCTGTCTGATAATGGAACACCAATTTTCCTCTTTAGTCATTGACTTATAATATCTGTATTCAATTTCAGACCATGTATCAAATACTTGTCCAAGTTCTGTATTAAGTAAATCCTTTCTGACCTTAAAATGAATTGTTTTCATATATGTGCGTCTTTTATTATCAGAAGCCCATATTGAGGAGCAGAACGAGTTGAATATCTCGTCCTTTACCTCATTATTCTCTGTTTCTTTGTAATCTTCTATAATTTCATATAGAAATGTTTCATTACAGTCGTAAATATGTATCACCTACCTCAAATTCATAGTATTTTCCAAGATATTCATATGAATTATCCGTCTTATAAGGAACTTCTCTTATTGATATATTTCTTTTTGGATTCGTGTTATTCTTAAGATTTTCAATGATATAATCGCCATAAGCTGACCATGCAAGAGATTTGCTAATAGAAACAGAAGAGTAAGAAGCTTTAATAACATAGTTTGCTATAATATTTTCAGGTAATCCGATCTCGTTTAAGAGTTCTGCCTTATAATCATTTACGACTTCATCCATATTAAATTTATGATCTTCATCATCTGATTTGTCTCTATGCAGATTCAGATGCTGCTTAATATCAACAGCATACATATTTATAAACTTCCTGCATTTCTTTAAGACTTTTCTATCAGACAAATCCAAATCATTATCAATGATTAAGCATCTAGTATCAACCAAATCAATTTTATTATCCCATAAGATATTTTTCTTTTCCCAAGTTTCAATATAATTACATAACTCATTCATAGGAGAAGGAGAGTGATATGCATTAAGATATTCTTTGTCTTCATCAGATGCGTCTCGATTCTTCTTGATTATATTCATATAGGATTTCATTTTTTTAGGATAGTTATGAAGTAAGAAATATGGAAGCTGTTTAAGATGTTTTCTAAGACCTGAATTCATATGCCATCTGAATCCCGTTTTAAGGAAGTCGATTTCTTTGCCCTGAAAAATTCTTAGAAGAGAAGAGTAATCAGAATATAATTTTTGAATATCTGGATTAGTCGTATATTTATTTTCTATACTTGTGGCAACGTTAGTAATTTCACCAATACGATTATCTCTTGTCATTACTTCATACTCAATAAGATTCTCTTTTGTATATGGTTTTGACTGAGCAGTTACTTTATCTTCAATATCAAGTATGATATGCTTATCTATTTTTGAATCAATAATGATAGGATCATTGCTTAAATAGAAAATATCCCCATCGAAATCTGCGCCACCTTGCTGTGGGGCTGATACATCATACATGTTAAACATTACTACATCTTGGTCTTTAAAATAATCAAACCATTTTGCAAGAATGTCATTTCGTACAATCTTAATCTTATTTACCTCTGACGGATCAACAAGCGGAGAACGGAATGAACAACAATATCCTGGCTCAAAATTTGTTGTATATAATTCTCTTTCTCCAAGACAACCAACCGGTTCTTCACCAACGGCATACTGAAGATAACCAATCATATCACCGACACCTGTATGATAAAAACCTGAGCAGTAAATCTTGCCAACCTTTGCTTCATCAATAGACTTTTTAAGTTTTCTATAAATAAATTGCTTAACGGCAGGATCTTTCAGCATAACATCATTTACCAATGCAGCTTCAAGATATTTACTTTCTGGCTCATAATCTTCTGTGTCTGTAATTCCCATGAATTTATATGTATAAAATTTATCACCTTTAATGATTTTTTCATACATATTAGTGGTATATTTTGCAAGTTTAATAATTTTTCCATCATTCTTAGAATCTAATATGTCATAGTCCTTTTTTGTTTTATCTGTATAACATTTGACATATTTATCATTCCAAAGATCCAAACATTGTAAATACTGAAAATTCATTCGTGTATATTTATTTAAATGCTTAATATGATGGCTGTATTTACTGATTCCAAGTTTGAATTCATACTTTCTAACAGTATTCATATATTCAACCCATGCGTTTTCGCCATAAGTTGATTTAAAAATCTTATGCCCTTTAAACATCGAAATATTCCAAATGCAATCTATATCATCAATGTTATGAATATGTCCATAAATGTCAGTAATAGTGGTGTAACCCCATTCTTTAAGAATCTGTTTAAATGGCACATATACAGAATATCCTTTAATAAATGGTAAACGCACCTGTGTTCCAATAACTTTATAGTCTAATCCAAGTTGCTCACTCACAGTATTCATAAAGTTTTCTTCATGACATCCACATCCGTCAAAAGGTGATAATCCAATGTCTTTTAATCCTTCTTCAATTTCTCTGGTTTTATATTTCTTTTTCTTACCAGTATTTTCATCAACAAATTCTTTTTCTCTTTCAACTACATATTTGATAAGCTGATTTTTTAATGTCTTTTCATACTCGCCAATAATCACAATATTAGGCATATAATCTTTAATAAGAGTACATGAACTGAATGGCAAACATCTCTGAGCTTCGTACTTAGAAATAACACACTCATCAATTTTAATATCCATCTGAGTAATCAAATATAACTCATCAAAAATTTCATCACATACAAATGCAGTTATTCCATCTTTACCTTGTGAAGCTGATTTGCCAAAACGAGAGTAGTGGATTCCATTATATGTAAATCCATCATTTAGAATTTTTCTAAGAGATTCTTCCTGTTTTGGATTCTTCTTTGCAACAACCAACATAAGTTCACTTATATGAGATGATGATTCGCCACGAAGCCTCTGAATCTGATCAAACAAAGGAGAGTCACTTTGCTTAATAAGATATTCTTTTTTGATTTCGGTTTCTCTATTAATCTGAATATTAAAATTCCCATCTATAAGTTCTCTTATTGGTATTTTAACTAGTGTATACTGTACCTTTTTTATAATAATTCACCACCTTAATCTAAATTCTCCCAAAATTCATCTTCAGAATCATATCCACCATAATCTAAGCTCTCTGCAAACTCGTGAGATGATTTTGTAGAAGCTTTGTAATAACATTGCTCCAATTCAGAACATTTTTCACATCTGAAATTGTTGTCAAATTCACATTCCGAAAGTTCATCTAAGATCAATTCTTTCATTTCTTCAACATTGTCAAAATTATTATTCATATAAATTTACCTCCACCTATATATTCTCCAAATGAAATTTCTATTTCTCCATTTCTTTAACTTCAGTTCCCAACCATTCCAATAAATGTCTAATGCCTGTTATACAATCATAGTGTGCATACTCACCAAAATTATTTTGAATATATTCTTCACCTTCATAAATTCCATTGTCACATATAGAACAATGATATGTAGTTTCTGTTTCCTTATCATTTGGACAGCCAGATAGATGACCGTTAATTCTTCCACATAAATCACAATACATATTATTCATTCACACTTTCGTTTCTATATTGTTCATCAATTTTCCAAGATGCTATAATTCTATTAACCACATCATGACTTCCTTCATATTCTGTATTAAAATCAGACTGGCAAATAATACCTGCATCCTGATTTGCATATTTATGGTTTCTTGACTCGATAGTTACTGTTTTGTTCATTTAATAGTTCTCCTTTACTGTTTAAAAATAATTTATTCATTGCAATCAACTCCTTTTGAGTGCTGCGTTAATAGTTTCTTATACTTTATTATTCTCCAAAATCTCTATCTGTTTTCTGATTTCCTCACATGGATTGTATTTATCATCGATCCTTTGACCGTGTTCATCATGAATAAAATGTCTATAATCGACAAATATCTTTGGGGTAGTAAGGAATCTTTTCTCACCATCTTTAATATAAGATTCTCTTTTCATAGGTTGACATTTTACAATTTTAAATTCTTCTAAAATGTCAACTATACGTCCTATATATCTCTCTGAAAGTCCAATGTCTTCTGAAATGGTTTTAAAATACCGATAACAGCATAGTGGTTTATCCTCTATACGGTTCAGATTGACACGAATATAAGAGAGTAGAAGCAGGATATAAGCAGATGACATTCTTGCAAGATCTATATCCTTACCCTTCAACTCTTCCTTGAAATTCAATATCTTGTCCAATTCATCAAAATAGATGATTCCAAAACTATCAGGTACATCAAATTTCTCAATATTTAGCTGCACTTGCTGATATTTCACCGAATTGGTATTTTCTTTTAGACACTTCTCGAAATCGGGACACGATTCAAAATATCCATAGTGAGAGAGAAGTAATAGAACTTCATAATATTTTTGATTTATCTTTCCATTCCTGTAATTGGGTTTCAGTTTAGACCAGTGGCAAAGTTCAGTTGTAGAAAATGCCACTGTGTCATCAAGTGAACGCCTTGCACAAAGATATGAGAAGATTATCACACGTTTAGACGAGAGATCTTTATCATAAATGATTTCTCGTGGGATTTTTACATAATTCAAATTATTGTTTTTCACCTTCTTTCTATTCTAAAATAATATTCTCCATCTTGGCTTTCAAAAGTCGTCAACTTTTACATTTATGAAATTGTCAAAAATTCATTTGGGTACATGTATAGCGTACCCAAAAGTAAAAATTTTCTTCATTTGGGTACATGTCAGGTGTGGATTTGTGTAGGTCAATATCTATATAGACTCATATTATCAAGAGAAGAATATTTCGTTTGTATTTCGCTTACGCTACATACAAACTCTTTAAATTTTTGGTTGATTTAGTTGTCTATAGTATTATTCTCTTTCTGAAGTATCGTTTTGTTTTAAATCTACATATTTATTACAAATATCTTTTACAAAGAATACTGGTAATCTATTATGAAGTCTTTCATATACTTCTTCGTCTGGTATATGTACATAATATAATTTATCTTTTTGTCTTTGCTCTCTGATTATATTTAATTCTTTATTGCATTCACCATTTTTTAATGTATCACCTATTTTTCCACAGATAATACAATAGCTGCTTAATATTGTGTGTATACTGGTTTTGCCATTAAAATCAAATTTATATTGGGTTAGACATTCTTCATACTGATGTTTATGTTTTGATTTGGCTTTGCTTTTTGAAATATCACTGCCGGTAGATTTGTGATATTTTGAAATTTCGTTCACTGTTTCTTGTTGTTTCATTTACTTAAATCTCCTTCTTTTAATATTTGTTATCTGATTACATAATCTTTTAGGTATATAACATCTTGCCCAGTAGACTAAAGGATCTGTTAATGGAATTACTTTCTCAAGATTACAATCATATACCATTATGTTATCAGGTACTTCTGCTTCATAACATGGAACTTTGTGTTTGAGATGGTTAAGAGATTGATTATCTTTATATCCACCTATAAAGAACCATAGTCCTTCTTGTAAATCTTCTTTATGTTGGTTATAGAAGAGAGTGTGTTGTTGTTTCAATTGTTGCATAATATATTCCATTCCAGGATAATCATTTGAATTCAAATTTTGCCATGTTTCGAATATACGGATATGATGTGTTTGTTTTTGTGGTATAAAAGCCATTGAAGAGTATCTGATAATTTTCATTTTTTGATGTTCCTTTCTTGGTGTGTGATGATATTTAATTATTCTCTGTTTTAATGTTATTTAATGCATAAAAATAAGACAGTAGTTGTACTGTCCTTGTGCAACGGATTTGTCGCTGTTTTTATTGGCATAGTAAGTTGATTATATGAATATTGCCTATGGTTTTTGAGTACCCCCTATGTTGGGGTTAAATTTAAGAAAATGAGGTTGATTTTGGATTTTAGTTGTTAGATGGATATTTTATTATTGGATATATTTTAATTGAAATTTGGATTGATTTTGTGCGATTTAGTCTAGTAATCGGGATATGAGATTGGTTGGTATGGTGGTCATGATTTGTTAGAACTGTGTTAAATGATAAATATGTAGTTTTGATAATCTAATAAAAATGGATATCGAAGAAATGCTTATGTATTAAGGATATTATTGATTTTTGATGTTGAATTTGGATAAAAATGATTTTGATTTTTGGATGGTAAAATGGCTGAAAGCATTGATTTTAGTGGGTTCTAACGATATGGGATACGATAAAGGGGTTGAGGTGGAGAAATTGGGATTTTGCTTGGTTTTGTTTGGAATGTGAGATTTTGGACAGGGTTAGATTTTTGAGTTGGTGTGTGGATGAATCAGCTATAGGGTTTGCTGCATTTCCAACCCATCTAATTAGTTTTAACTACCCCCCGATTAATCTAAAACAATGTCTAATAGATATATATTAACCATTGTTTTTAGATAGAACAAACGTTTGATAAAATCATACCGGACTATTTGAGCAGAAGATACTCAAACGTATGTTTGTATTATAATTTTATCGTATTTTTGAAAAATAATACTTGACTTTAGGCAATTAACATGATAATATATAGCCAAGTCAAGAGAACAAACAATTTTTAAGAAATTAGAAATTGACTATTGACAAGTAAAAGAATATCTGTTATACTTGTATCAAGTCAAGCGAATAACTAGGAAGTAACAAGACTTTAAACTTCTTTGAAAGCAATCCTAAAACAATACTTGACAATAAACAAGTAACATGATACACTTTAAACAAGTCAAGAAACAGCGACTTGAAAATAGGGTGCAAAGTCTAGCACACCTTACACCCTTACATAGCGGATAGCATGAAACACGCTATACTTAGCAATTTCTATTCTAGCATATTTCATGCAAAAAATCCACACTTTTTAAACCTGTATAACACCGTTTACCCGGAAGTAGTGTATTGAACACTATGCACATACAGGACGTACATTGAAAATTTCACAAGGACTGTATCTATACGCTAGAAGTCTGCTTGCAGATAAGCCTTTAAGGTATGGGTTACGCCGTAAGTGTCTAAAATGAAAGACGGCTACTCACTAGCAGAAAACGACCAAAGGGCATGGTTAGGTAAGGTTAGGAGGTCTGAAATAATGCTACCTTTGAGCACCAGATCTGCGCTCAAAGTCCGTTCCAAGTCGGATTAAAGCAGAGGATTTCACACAAAAACAATTTTGCACCCATGCGTAAAATGGGAGAATAGGAGTACACTATGTCAAAGAATCAGATTAATTTTACAAAAATGAGCAAAGAAGCAACCGCACAGTTACAGTCTTTTAAAGAATCAGCACTTGCTATAGCTGTAGAAGATTTAAGATTTAAGGCTGAGATAAAACCGCTCAAAGCACAGCTTGAAAACATTCTTGCTAATCGACAGAATGACCTTGACAATGGATTATCTATAGATGAAGTGTCTGAAAAATTCCCACGACTCGAAGTAGATAATGCTATCCGTAAGGCTGAAACAGCACACAAAGCTATTGTTGAACCACTTACAAAAGCTATGAAAGATACATATGTCTTTATCCCGGAAGGTATGCATGACGCATACACTAAAAAGATTAACGAGCACAAGCGTGGTGACTTCCTCACTGCCATTAAAGTATTTCTTGAGAATCTCGGTATTGATGGATGTTCTCAGGCACAGGTTAGTAAACTTGCTGAGAATATGTCAGATATGTTTGGTGCAAGATACGCACAGTCTAAAAAGATTGTAAATGACGGTACGCTTCATACAGCAATAAGTAAAGCACAGTTTAATAAGCTTTTCATGGCTGTATTCTGTGATATGTATATCAAATAAGTAGCTTGTAAATATACAATAAATCCGCTATACTATAACTAGGAAGGCGGTGGAAGGATGGATAATATGCCAACGGATATTCAATTCAAAGACGACTTACGCAAAGAACTCATAATGTATGAGAATTATTTAGATTTGCTTAAAAATGGAGAAATAGAAAAACTCAAAAAAAGTTTGAGGATAACATTAAGCGAATCAATGAAAGTTTACAGGATTAGTGCATAGTTAGAGGAGCAGATCAACGCAAAAGGTCTGCTCTTTTATAGTGTGCATTATCAAGATAGCACTTGAAAAAAGTCAAATAATATGCTATCTTTGTATATATTAAATGGAGGCGAAAATTGTATGATAGTATATTATAAACTTGACACACTTTTAGATGAACGCAAAATAACAAAAACACAACTTTGCAAAGATACAGGAATTAGTACAAATGTTGTATCTAAAATAAGTAAAAATGAAGTATTTAAAACGGACACATTAAACCGTATCTGCGAATATCTCCATGTCCAACCAAGCGAAATTATGGAATGGATACCTGATGCAGAATATAACAAGGCAAACGAAGAAATTGCCTCAATCGAAGCGCAAATAGCAGAACTTAAGGCAAAGAAAAAGCAATTACAAGGCAAATAACAATGCGTCAAACATAACCAACACACCCAAAAGCATCCACGTAGATAAACTACTGGGTGCTATTTTTATACCCAAAATTAAGGAGGAAGCAATTATGAAACGCAAAATAGCATACATACTCACAACATTATCACTCGTAATGGGTGCATTTTTTATAGGCAAATCTGCCCAGTTAAACCATTCAATCCCAATCGAAGATATTGCCTGCTATTATACAAACGCAGACGGATATATTACGATTGAACTAAAAGATGTAACACGTCAACTTGACAACAAGGCAAATGCAAGTTATACGGATGTTTTGAAAGATATTCCGAATGAAACAGAAGCCTATAAAAATAACATGGTAAACATGTCAAAAGTAACCGATTTTTCCGCAACGGAAACTAGCTTGCAGATTTATCTTGAGGACGGTTCGAGTTACTACTGGAAAAAATAAAAGGAGGACAAAACTATGTCAGAAAAAGCAAAAGCAACCCACACAGCCTATTGTGACTACGAAATAACAAAGGCAAAACAACAACCACGGATTTATAGCGTCCGGGCAGAAACACGGAAACCAAACGGAATCAAAACTCATAATATGAGTAAAGCGATGTTAGCACAGACGTTAGCATCGCTTTTTTAATGTACAGAAAGGGAGGCGATGGAATGATTCAAAAAGCGATTATGTTCCGTGCTTATAACGGAATGGAAATCATAGACGCAAGACCAGAAGCAGAAATAGCGTATGAGAATATGTGCTATGCAGAAAAACTTGCATCAAAGAGAAGTAAAAGGCGAAACAAAAATCACAAAAGCTTTGCGGAAATCTTATCTGCATTGCTTTAGAAAGGAGACAGAATGAATGGTTATAATACACCAGAAGGTTACATGGGACTTGTAAAGGGGAAATATCAACTCTTTGCAAGCGAAACCGAATATTATGAGTATATGTTGGAGAATAAAGAGGTATGAGCGAAAAACAAGTAAGAGAAATTAAATGCAACCTTTGTGTTAAGTGTGGAGACAGATGTTGTTGTCACGGAATGCAAAGTTGTAAAGATGCAAACGAACATGTAAAGGCGGCTACATTATTTTGTAGCCGCTATTTTATTACAAATTATAAGGAGGATACAAATATGTGTAAAAAAGTTTATTTAACAGCGAAAGAAGCAGAAATGGAAATGCAGGAATTACGGAACGCAGAAGGATTTACCGGCAAAATGGAAACGGATTATATTTCACGGATGATTAAAGACGCAAAGCGGAACAGTATGATTGGAGACAAACTTCAGCTTGTAGTTGACCCAATGTATATCCACATTCCAGAATGGCAGAGAAGATTAAAACTTGCCAGGGCATATGCAATTGGCAACGCATATAACAAATACAAATGGGATGTTCCGAAGGTACTGTTCCACAAAGGCAGATTGTATGTTATTGATGGTCAGCACAGAATATATGGCGCATTTAAGGCGAAAATGGATTCCGTAGTGGTTGAAATCATAGAATGTTCACTCGAAGAAGCAATTGATTTGTTTATCAATCAGTCACAGGATAGAGCGAAAATGCAGCCTATGGATATTTATAAGGCAGCTATTGCAGGTGGTAAGACAGATTATGTGAAATTACAGGAAATTTGTCATAAGAATAATGTCGCAGTAAAGGGAGATGATGATAATGAAAACACAGTAGGAACACTCACATCTATTTCTGATGGTGTTAAGTTGTCAAAGTCAAATCCAGATTTATTCGATTCAATGCTTGCTCTGCTTGGAAAGCTTGGATGGAACGGATACGCAGATTCTTACAATGGAAAAGCATATACGGCGAAAATTATCCGTGCTTTAAAAGCATTATATGCATACACAGAAGGCAGAACAGATGAAATGGAGAAAGCCTTAATTAAGCATTGTAAGGGAACTGAATACTTTGTTGAAAACATCATGGATAAAACACAGGCACAGATTTTTGATTATCTGTCAGAAATTGTCCGTTATGAAATGGAATCTCCATTCACAGAAAAGAAACGTACAAAAAAGGCAACAAAGACAAGAGCAAATGCCATGTAGAGAATAATATAACGAAAAGGCAAGTGATAAAAATGAAACACAGATAAAGCATAGCTGGAATAACGGCAATACGGTTACATTATAATAAGGAAGGAAGTGATACTAGATGTGCAGAAAAACAAAACAGTTGCGTGAATTTGAGCCAATTCTTTTACGGAATGGATATAGATTCGCAAGATGCAGTGGAAGTCATTTCACATACATAAATCGAACTTCCCATAGAATCATAACAGTAAATAAGGATTTGAACAAAATGGTAAGGGAAAGACTTATTAAAGAATATGACTTGGAGGTGTGATAAATGAAATGGAAAGAAATTTTACGGAAAGAGGATATTGCTTTATTACAAAGCGAAAGTGATACACAATATGCAGTTGTTAGTGGTTACGATCCAACGCAACCAGAAGGTCAGCAATGGGCGCATGGAACGTATTTTACTTATTTCCAGAATAATCCTAAGAAGATATTATATCTTCAATCAGCTTATGATTGTTTTATGGAAAAGGTAAACGCAGATTTTATCCCACGTTGCAGGCTTGAAGAACTTGCAACATTCTTTGCGGATAGACTTATCTCTGACGACAGGGAAAGTGCAATGGAATATTTTGATGAATATTGCGAGATGTCAGAGGAAGAGAAATCTTTCTTTGGTATTGAAGAAGATAGCCCGATAGCAAATACTAAATTTGAGAATCCAATGTACAACAAGGGATATGATGATGGATTTGCAGATGGGGCAAACAGCATAGAAGAGTAAATGGATATTTCATAAGAGAAAGGAGAGAGTTATATGTTTCCGATTATAACAAGTGAAAAACAGAAAGCATTTGAAGAAAGCTGTATAAAAAATAAAGTAGGAAGTGATGAAAGCGAATGCAAAGTACCTTGTATATGTGGTTACTACGGCAGAGCTTGTAGGCAAATGAATGACAAGGCAGATAGATTTCTTTGTACAGGGTGTGCATTGGCAGAATTTAGCAAATAAATGCGTGTTTCTTTCGGAGGTGAAGCATATGACCGCAAATGAATGGTTGAAGAAAAACAATATTGATTTATCAAAATATCATGGAAATGTAGGTGATTATGAGGGCAATATTTGTATTGAGACAGATGATGGATGGATTTTTTGGAATGCAGAGGGAAAATGGGAAAAAGTAACCGTTTGAAATTCGCATTTCATTAGAAAGGATGATAAATATGGAAAGAGTAAAAATGGTCAAAAATTCACCTAAATATGGCTTTAAGAAGGGCGATGAATTTGTAGTAAAGAGAAACATAATGGGTGAATGTGTAATCATTATGACAGATGAAAATGTACCAAATTTGATTTGGAGCGAAAGCAAAGTAAAAAACTATGGTATTCTTACAGGCAAACCGCAATTATGTTTTTCATAATGAAACTAAGATTTCTTTTGAAAGGAGTGAATAAAATGTCAAGTATTGAAGAATCAAAAGAAAAAGCACGGAGTTTAAACGAGCTTACAGACCACTTGATTAAACTGATTGAATCGGATGACAAGCGATTCTCATTTGAATTTTGTGCAGGTGGTACAATGGAAATTTACGACAAAGAAAAAGGAATCGGTTATGCAGTTCACATTGCACCGATTGAATATGATGAGAATGGAAATGCAATAAATTTATAGTAACCGCAAGGCAGTTAGGAGAATAAATACCTAGCTGCCTATTTTATTACAAGAAAGCGAGGAATGAACATGAAACAATTTGATTTACCTGTAGTAAATGATATACGAAAATCATTTTACGGAAAAGCGAAAGTAACAGAGTTAGACAATGGAGACATTGAGCTGACAAGCTACAATACAGTCGTTTGCAGAATACATAATGGAGTTTTTCAGAGATTGTGGAATGGGTATTCAGCAACGACAATGAGACATATCAATGCTTTTATTGGTTTCTATGGAATTGAAGGTGGAGGCAAAGCATGGTGGAATAGTTTAGAGATTGCATAAATTAAGGAGGAAACGAATTATGAGTAAATGGTTATATGATCCTGAAACGGATTCACGGAATGGAAAAGAGTTTACTTACAATTTGCCAATACATGAAAATGAGGACTTACTTTTAGGTTTTACATATAGGCAAATTATGGACGAAGTGATTGCAAATTACGGTCATAATGTAACAGAAAAAGAAATCAGAAAACAGGTAAACGAACATCTGGAAATGGTTAAAGAAAATATGGAAGAAAATTTAATGTTGTGTATCGACAGTATGTTGAAAGAAATTAAGGAGGCGTAATTATGTATAAAATCATTAATCCATGTAAATGTAAGGTTTACACAAGAACAGGAAACGAAGTAGATAGAAATGCATTTGTGAGAATTGAATATAAAGATTCAAAATTAAGCATGAGTGGTGTAGTTGCTCCATTATCAAATGGAGATTGCCTTGGCTCTGCTGGTCAGTGTGTAGATGAAATTAGAAATGGTTCACCAACAGATGAGTGGACAACGGAAATGCTTAACAAATTATGTGATATTTGGGATAGATGGCATTTGAATGATATGCGTCCTTATTGTGAACACATGAGAGAACTTGGATGGACAGAACACACTCAGGATAAAGTTAAAATTGAGAAATGGACTTTGACAAAAGAAGCGTGTCAGAAAAAAGACAACGCAAAGAAAAGAGCGGTGGAGTGTTTAAAAAATGGAGAACCTTTTTATCCGACAAAAGAAGAAACCGTATATGCAAATATGGAATATTCTATTGATGTTTACAATGATGAAGATATCTTTGAAAAATATGGAAATTTATATAAAAATGCATACGAATTAAAAGAGAAAGATTGTTTAGGACATTCAAATATAGAATATAAGACAAGAGGTTGGATTTCATATAAAGATCACAAACTCGGTTTTATTGGTAGAGAATGTCCAGTGTGCGGCTATAAATACGGAACTGCTTGGAAGATGGAAGAAGTACCACAGGATATAATTGAGTGGCTGGAAAGTTTACCAGAAACTAAAATAAAGCCAGCATGGGTATAAGGAGGTCTAGTATGAGAGAAATTGAAGTAAACAATGGATGTAAAATTGTATTAGAGAATAAATCACAAGGTATAGAAGTTATTCATTGTGACAGTAAGGGAGGTATTGAATATAGTTACAATATTCCTGATGGCGAACTTGTAATGTTGCTGAATTATTACAGAAACTGTAAGAGTGGCAGAGAAAAATCTGATTATATATTAGAAGGTAAAATTAGAAATACGAACACGGATATCGTTGAATATATATATAGTCAAAGGAAATTGTAATTTCCAAAGGAGTGTGATTGATGTGAAAATAATAAAATGCTATGAAGATTATGCAAAGTTACGAAAAAAGTTAAAGTCAAAACAATATGATTTAATGAATGATAGTATCGGTCAATACAATACAGATGGATACAGCGTAGATGTTACATTAAGAGATTATGATGGAAACTGGTGTATTGATTATGATGTGTACAAGCCAAATGGAAATCCAAACTATCTTGACGGTGGCAAGGTATGTAATGTATCTAAAATGCCATTGACCGACAAAGGATTTTGGAAACTGATAAAAAAGAAATTTGAAAAGCATATAAAATAAGAAAGGTTAGGTAAATATTATGAAAGTAAACGAAATTAGAAAAACAGAAACAATCGAGAAACTTGTAAGAACAGAGTACATTGCAGAGGATGGAACTATATTTAGAAGCGAAGAAGAGTGTAAGAAATATGAGGAATCAGCACTATTTGCAATTAGTAAAGAGTTGAAGAAGCTTGATAATGAGAAAAATGGAGCTTCTGAATATGATATTTATAATGAATGTTCTGATGAATGTCTGGTAGAGATTTTCAATGCAGAAACAGAAAGAGATATTGAGAATATCAGAAGATATGTATATCTCAAAGCACTTTCAAATAGTTCATATGCAAATAAAGCAGACGTTGACTTACCTAATATCACACCAGGGCATGAAGTAATTATTCATTGGAACTATGACGAGGATAGTTGTTGGACTATTGGAAATGGAAGTATTGATGCTTTCTGTGACTATATTAGAGATAATCTAAGGAGTTTAATTACCCCAAAGGAGGAAAATGCAGATGCTTAATATAACATTTAAGTACAGAGATGCAATGAGTAATTGGGAATGGAGAACACAAAGCTGTACAGTATCATCTATTGAAGAATGTAAGCGAATTTACGGACTTGACAATGGCGATGTTGAATACGAGATTTTAGAAGTCAAAGAGGCATAATACAGAGAATAATAAGGCAGACGCAAACATATGTGTCTGTCTTATTTTATTGGAAGGAGAATGTAAAATGATTATATTGCAAAGAGATTCACGGTATGAGATGGGTGATCCTGATTGTGTGTTTAAAGTAAAATCAGGTGACTTAATTACACCAATAAAGCGAATTGGATATAAAACTACATTTGATGATTGGGAAGATTACGGAGAAATCACGGATGAAGATATAAAAGATTTATATATTTTTTGTTGTCCTAACGATGAAATTCAAACAGAAGTTTATATTTCAATTTGTTCAAATTGGGATTTAATTTTTGTTGGCAGATATAAAGGTATTTTCTTTGATAATACAGAGGCTATTACAGCAAAAATTAATGCATGGATTAACAACAATATGGAGGTGTGACTATGAATACATTAGAAGATATTTTAGTAGCATTAGGAAGTAAAAAACCATTCTTAGACAAGATAATAATTGGTGAAGATGGTGGAAGGCAGCCATTCACCAAAGGCGGTGCTAAAGCATATGAAAAATTGACAGAAATCTTATATGCGGTTGGAGAACTTACTAATACAGATATGAATAGTATTGTTGAAGAATTAGATAGTATAGCGAATCAGGATATGTAGGAGGTAAGCGAAATGGTACAATTACGGCAATACAAAATGGTTGAAGGAATTGGAAGTCATTGGAATAAACGATGGGAAATCCAAGAGAAATATAAATATTTTGAAAATGGAGAATGGGTTTATTCCTGGCATTTAGTATTTTGGAGCAGTGATAAAGCGAGATGCGAAGAAGTGTTTGAGAAATATAAAAAATTAGGAGGTAAGCGAAATGATTGAGTTAAAAGATTTATTGGAAGAAAATGAAACACTTGTAACATTTCATCTTTGCAATGAATATTGGTCACGGAATGCAATCACAGTAAAAGGAAATGATGATATTTCTGGTGCATTAGAAATGACATTACATAGAATACTTGAAGCTGGTGGAACAGAAGATGATGTAAAGCGAATTATGGGTGCTGAAATTCCAACAGAAGATGAACTAAAAGAACTTGAAGAGTTTGATGAATTTAGTTGGATAGATTTAGGTTATGTATTACCTGGTTTAATTGATTTATGGGAAGAAAGCGAGGTTGATTGATATGACAATAGAAATATTAAAAACCAGAATAGATGAAATATTAAAGAAAATGTGGGGTGTAAATGAAGATGGTGGCATCGAAATTTATACTGACTACAGAGAAAGAGAACTTTCTGATAGTTTCTTAAAAGAGATATTTGAGCATGATAATCCAAGAGAGGCATTTAATGATGAATTAGCTGATTGGGCTATGGATTATGCAATGGAGTATGGAGAAGATGAGTTTGAAAAGGATATTCGTGAAGAAATGACGGATGAAGAGGAAGAGTATTTTACAGATAATTTTAATGAGATATGGGAGTATGTAAGAGAAAATACATATTTTTATTACAACGCCGAGGATTTTAATAATGAAGTCAAAGTAAATATTATGGTGGATTGTGGTAATTGGAATTACGATTGCGTTTGCGATAATGTTCTGAATTGGTATGGAAATTCAGGAGATGGAAGTATTGACAAAGAATCATCTATGCTATGGTTAGCAAAAACACAAGGTAAAGCAACTGCATTAAGAAAGGCATGTAAACAAGTACATAGGGATGATGGATATTATGTAGATAGAGATAAAAACAAAGACAAATTTATAGAAAGCTGCATACAGGAATTTGAAAATCTTCCATCACATATGGCAACTGTAACATTTCTTGTAAAAATGCCGTTATTTGATTTGTTTGATTTAATCGAATTACAGAATAAAGAATATGACGAAAAAGGAAAATATGATCCACGAAAGAATGAAAAATCAAAATCTTATATAGTTCTTGGAAAAGAAACAATGTGTGGGTTGTATGATTCTTGGTCTGGTGGTGGTTCTGTATTAGAAGTAGAACTGGATAAGGATGTTAAACTTCCTATTAAATATGCAATCTTTTGTGTAGAGGGATGTAAGATGCATGGATATGATATTGATGAAGTTTATGGACTGATTGATAGTTGTTGGAAAGAAACAGTAAAGGAAATAAAAGAGGTTGCATAAAACCAAAGGAAAGAACTGTTTCTTGAAAAGAAAGTGAGGTATAAGATATGAATGTATTAAAAGTAGAACTTGTAAGAGAAATTGGAAATGTAAAAGAATATAAAATCACATATCAAGAGGATGACATATTTAAAACAAAAGTAGTAGGCAAAACCTTTAATTACGATGATGAAGAAACTAAAAATATCCCAGAAGCTGTATTAGATTTTATAGAAGCTTGGATTTTAGGAGATTTATAAAGGAGAGTGATTAAAATGGTAGATGATTATGGATGGAAAGAAGAAAAGGATTATTCTACTTACCCAAAAGAAAAATGGTGTGATATGGATTATGTTGCAGCATGGATAAGAGAACAAAATTATGAACCAAAAACATCAATGGAAAATCTGGTTTTAATGATTTTGGGATATTATGAAGATGATAATGATGTAGAAGAAAAAGGATATTTTGCAATAAAAGACCAAAGAAAATATCCTGATAATCTTATGATATTTGTTCCAGATGTAGCAGAATATGTATTTGCAAGTGGTGGATTAAGTGAATTTGATTATGAAGCATAGATTGGAGTGATGGAAATGACAACATATACATTAGAAGGTAAACGGATGGCAGTTAATGAAAAGAGGCTTGTTGATTTGGCAAATAGATGGTTGCCAAAAGGAATGTCGGCAAAATATAAAAGGCAATTTGCAGATTATGTCAGATTTCTTATTTCAGACTTAGAGTTGGACGAACCATTTTATGATTGCGATGGAAATGGAATAAGCGTAGAACAGTATTATTTCTTGGCTTGTTTAATATATGCTTGGAACAACGGATATTCAGCAGTTTTGGAATGTAATGATGATTTAAAGATATTTGATTGTTTGGATTCAGTTACAGAGGAAATCTATGATGAATTTGTTGAAAGAACTGCTGATGAATACGGAGACGTTGATACAGAGTATTTTATGAAATGGATCAACGAAGAAAACTGGGATGGAAGAACACAGTAAATAGCAATTTCAAATGGAAAGGATGGTTGATTATATGGCAAGATATAAAATGATAATTAACACAGATACATATAAATGCGGAAGATGTAGTAAAAAGAATTGGGAATCTGGGACTCGAAACGATTATATGATTGCAATAAACGGAATAACGAGAACTCTTTATAATATGAGAGAAGTAATGTGGCAACTTGAGTTATTCCATGGAAATTCATTTGTTATGTCGGAATACAGTGATGATAACCCAGAAGAAAATTATGGATTATCTGATAGATATATTAAATTTCTAAAGAAAAATACAATCAAATATCATGACAGGTTGTGTGATTTGGATAGACAACAGTATTTATCGGGTTATGGTTGGATGCAGGGATATTTTTCTATTGGGGAAGTAATGGAAAAATTGAAAAAAGAAGGAACTGTTAAAATTCCGTTTAGTTGGCTCTATGATATTAGGCAGTATGATAAAGCTATGAATGGTTGCTATATGGAAATAACGAAGATTGGATAAGGAGTGATAATTATGGATAAATTAAAATATTGTCCTTATTGTGGCAAAGAAATAGTTATTGAGGATTAACATGAAACGATGATTTACAATACTCAGGATTTGTTATAAGGAGAGATGTATTATGGTAAGAATTAAAGATGGAAATTATATAGCAATATTCTATGATAGAATGATTGAAGTAAAGGCAGATTCAAAAAGAGATGCTTATAATAAAGCAAAAAGATATTTTGAATCAAGAGAACATAGAGAATTATTTGATGGTGAACTAAAAGTGTGTCAGATACCATCTATAATAGGTGTTCTGGATGAGTGAAATAAATAGAAAAATAAGAATTATATACGGGTACATTTGAAAAATGTTTGACTTGGATATGGAATAGTATCTAAGTCCAATGAAACGGAAATTTACTATTCTTTTAATAATACATAAAACATGGTATAATATATAAGAAAGAAGGTTGATGAATATGGCAGGATATAATGGATTTAGTATGAGCAACAATGCAGTTGCAGCCTATGAAGATGGTGAAAAACCATTAAGCAAGTGGACAAAGACAGACATTTTTGATGCAATAAATGAACAAGAAGTTGAGCTAAAATGTTCAATAGAAAAATTGAAAAAACTTCCGGTAAAAGTATTAAAGGAAATCTGCTTAACATATTCTTCATGGCATCATACAAGCAATCATTATAATGAAACAGATTTTTATTCTTTAGATGAAGAAAAAATTGAAAATCTTACAGATGCTAAAATTGATGAACTCCTTATAGAATATAAAGCAAATAAAAATGAAGAAGCGAAACCATCAGAAGAGAAATGGGAATGTGCTTTCTTAGAATGGTCTGGCAGTAGAAAACATCCAAAAGCAACAGAAGTCATCGAAGAAGGTATTATAAAAGGAATTTGGTTCTATCGTAAGGATGGTTCTAAAAAGAAAACTACGGCAAACGGATTTAGGTTTATAAAACAAATTCAGTAGTCAAAAGGAATTCGATTCGTTTTTCGATAGTATCAATAGCTTTGTCAGATAAACCATTCCATTGCGGTTTTATTGAAAAGAAATCAGTCATTATAATGGAAGCAAAAGCATTAGCATCTACTTCGGCAATTTGAAGGTTATATTCTTCAATAGATGAACATTCATTAGATGGTTTATATCCTGACAAATAAAAATTTTCGTCAGTTTGATATTGATAAATATGACGAAGTTCATGAGCAATGGAAAATACATAATCTGGATTTGGCTTATCTACTTTATTAAGGTAAATTGTATTAGTTTCTGGCTCACATAGAGCCATTGTTGTTTTAGTAGTGAAATGAGTAGTGTCATATGAAATTTTTGGCACTCCTATTTCAAGCAATTCGCAAACGTCTGTTATAAATTCTTCTATCATGGTTAGCTCCTCCGATAAAGAATAGTATAACAGAACACAAATGGAAAGAAAAGAGGTAATGATTATGGCACAATTAATCGGATTTTTAGTGGCAATGTATTTATGTGTGTATATTCCTTGGAAAGCGAATCAAAAGGAAGAATCTCGTAAGAGACAAGATATGTATAATAATTTAAATAAGAAGTCAGTTGACGAAATGGAAAAATGGAGAAGATAATATAAAAGAGAAAGAGGTTGATGAGTATGTTCGGAGGACTATTAGCGTTTTTAGGAATTTATGCAGGAAGTGCTGTAAAGGCAGCTAAAGATAACTATGATATGAAGAAAATTACTCGTACAGTTGATGAAAAAGGAAATGTTCATTATGCAGACAGATTGTGTAATGAATACATCAACGGTGAACGAGTAAAGAGAGTTGAGACAACAGACATAAACGGAGTTAAGTTATATTCTACAGTTGGAGTAAACAGTAGTAGAGTATATGATACTTCTTATGGAAGAGGTACACAACAGTTATTTGCTATGAGCGAACATGACAAACAGGAAAATCTAAAATACGGGAAAAATGTATATAGTCAATACAATCCATATTTCGGAAAAACTGTTACAACTGAAATCAGCACAGGCAGAACAATTACCTGTTTGTTTAGTGGTAAAAATAGTAAGACTGGTAAAGAGTTCTATAGAGTATGGTATTTTCGACCAGAATGCCAGGGAAAACTTGATTACAATACTACTGTTGATGGCGATATGGGAATTGAAATTACAAAAGAAGAATTTAATAAGTTGAATTTTGGAGCCTTGACATGTACATGTATGCCAAGTGATTATGATGTAGTCCATGCATTATGGGGTGATAGGTAATGAATAATCAGAGAAGAGAAAAGATAAGGCAACTCAAAACTCAAATTGATTTGATTAAAACCGATTTGAAGAAAGTTTCAGGTGAGCTATCTTCTATATTAAACGAAGAACAGAATGCATTTGATAATATGCCAGAAGGATTACAAAGCAGTTATAGAGGAATGTGTTCTGAAGATGCAATTGATAATATGGAAGAAGCGAATGAGAAACTTGACGAAGTAATTGAGTTGTTGGGTGATATTGTGTAGAATGGAAGGAGCAATAAATAATAGTTTCGAATGGAAAATTGGAGGTTGATTATGAGTAGAGATGAAGTGAAATATTATATAGATCATATGGATGCAAATGGTTTATTAAATTTGTGCAATGATATAAATGAATGGAAATATAAATCTGGCAAACTTAAACCAGATTGTACATTAAATCATCTAGCAGAAAATTTACAGTATTGGGAATTAAGAGATTTGGAAGAACTTATTCTTAATGCAGCTCATGAAAAATTTGGGAATTTAGTTAGTTTATTGATAAAGAGTGAACCAAGTATCTATATAAAATAAGTCAATGAAACCAAGTTTTCATTAGATAGAGGTGTAAACATGATTAGTATAAGTAATGCTAAGTGGGATTTTTCAAAAGAAGAAAAATACGTAATAGATTGGTTTAATAAAAATGGTTTCGATGGGAAAATTGTAAAGCAGTATATTAGTAAAACGGTGTTTGAAATTTCAAAAGACGGTATATCGGATAAATTTGAACTACCGCAAGGAATTGTATTTAAGAATATTAAAGCATATATGGAGCAATTTATGAAGAATTGGGATATGTATTGTGAATTATACGAATTAAGAAAGTATAATGGAATCTAAGTTTATTTATTAATGAAAAGGAGAATATTATTATGAATGGAATTTATGATTTGAGGATTGATTTAGATAGACTAAAGCATTTCGAAGAAAAACAGGATGATTACAAGGTGAATGAATATAAGGATTTAATTGTGAAACATGCAAATGAATTAGTGTATGACCAAGATCCATTTTCAAAAGAATTGCAAGTAAAAGAGATTTTATCAAAAGAAATATTTGATAAAATGTCAGACCAAGGAGCTGCGCAAGTATTAAAGAGTATATTATTTGCAGATAAAAATAATGTTATTGATTGGGCACAGGCATTTTATTCTATACAGAAATATATGCCTGAATTAAAGATGTTTGATTAAAACCAAATAACTTTAAGCTTACTATGGAAGGGGAATGGAATATATGGAGAATGAATATAAAGTAGAAGAAACAAAATTTGGAACAAAAACAAGCCATCCTAGTTATGGTACATTGTTATTTAACAGAGCTTATGGTGGAAAGACACCATTATTCGGAAGTAGTATTGAACATAGTAATGTAATTACAATGGAACTTAGACATGCTGATATTACAAGAGGGTTAAATCGTGACGATATTTTTGGTGACAAGCCTATTGTAAAAGTCGAAATGAGTTATTCACAATTTGCTGAGGCAATTACATCTTTTGGACAAGGGACAGGAATTCCAGTAACAATTTGCTATACTGAAAAAGATGGAAAAATACCTCCGTGTGATTTTGTTAGTAAGAGAGAACAATTTACAGGAGAATTTAAAGAGCAGACTGATAAGGCAATGGAAAAGTCAAAAGAATTAATAAATGAAGTTGCAGAATTGTTTTCTTCAAAAAAGACACTTACAAAGGCAGATAAAGAAAATATTTTAAAAAAGCTCAATATGTTAAATTACGATATTGGAAGCAATATTGGATTTATTGCAGATCAGTTCAATGAACAGATGGATAAAACTGTTATGGAAGCAAAGGGAGAAATTGAGTCTTTTTGTCAGAACAAAATCAATGCAATTGCTAATGCGTCATTGGTAGAGCATAGAGACGAGATTTTAAAATTAGAAAATCCAGTTGATATTGAATCAGAATAAGCCAAGTAAATTTAACTTTCATTGGAAGATAGGAGGAACTAAAATATGAAGAAATTTGGAATTAATGAGATAGAAGAAGATAGCGAAAGTAGAGTAGGTACTGTAATAGCAGAAGACATTTACGAAGCAGCAAAATTATTTAAAGGTATTACAGATAAAAATCCAAACAGTAATTATAAAATATATGAAATGGATGATATATCTGGTAATTATTTAATTATTGGAAATTCAAAGAATGATTTAATGTTTTATAATGCATTGAGATGGCAGTTATTAGATGAAGGAAAGTTAGAAATGAATTGAGGTGAAGTAAATGGAAATAAAAGACTATTTGCCTAAAAGAATTAGAGATAGAGTTACAAGAGTTGATGTTGAACCTGATTTTGATTATAATAAAAATCGAAGTGTTCAGCATTATTTTATTACGCTTGATGATGGAACAGGATTCAATGCAACAACAATAAAAGAGCTAAAAGAGGTAGCAAAGAAGATTCTATAAAGAGGTGATACAAAATGCTAGAAGGAATCGAATTTAAAGTAGATAGATTCAAAAAAGAAGAAGATTATAATGTAATTGAGTTTACAGAAAACACAATTATTTTATGTAATAATTATAAGCTTATGGATACGCTGGCAACGGAAATAGTAAATACAGTAAATGGTGAAGCGGAATATAACAACTACTGGTGTGATGACGAAGATATTGGAAAAGCAAAATATGATTTGAGATTTGGATTGCAACGAGTAATTGATATAAATGGTCAGAAAATTACAATTGGACTTGAACCAGCAATCATTTATAAGGCGAATAAACCAGAAGATGTATGGCTTTTTGATTATCATGGATGTGACGAAATTGAATCGTTACCTAAATACGAAGAGTATATTTATCCAATGTTAATATATAAAGGTGGTCGAAAAACATGGGAAGATGGAAAAGATGCTGTGTATCAGATAATATGTAGCGGCAGATATGGCTGCTATGATGGAAAATGGATTGATTTACATGGTAATCATTGTGATGAAGAAACTCATAATTGTAATGGAAAATATAAACTTCATTTATCAAATGAGTAGAGGAGGTTAATATGGAAAAAATAGTACAGAAAATAAATTGGGATATGCCATTTATTAAAAATCAGTATATGTTTGTATATCCCGAAGCGGATCTTGAGTCTAATCAAAAAATGCAAGAACCTTTAAAAAGGCTTTATCAATATGAGAATCAACCGAATATGAGAGAGAAAGTAAGAGAATATATTGGTGAGCTTGATACAGAAATAGAAAGAGTTGAACAATGTATTATTGAAAATGGCGAGGATGCTGTTGATACAAATAATATGTTGTTTTCAAGAATTCAAACAATAATAGAAGTTAAGAACGATTTGCAGGGTAGATTGGAGGAGATGATTTAAATGAAAAAATCTTTATCGGATGATGAGTTGTGGAAAAAATGTCAACAGAGCGATTCTATTACACCGCAGGACTTGGGAATTGAAGAAATGGATGAATCATTTTATTACACGGAAGGTAAAAGATATATTTATCGAGGTAATATGAATGTATTACAATAGAAAATGTTAAAATGGCTAAAATCAAATAATTAATAAGAATATGATTTATATAATAGAAATGGAGATGATAGAAGTGAAAATAACAAGATTTAAAGATATTCCTAAATTTACTAAGGATGGTCATTGGCAATGTGATTTTGATTTTAAATATTTGCTTAAATTTATTGATGAGCATGTAAAAGAATATGGATTAGAACTTAATCCTGATTTTCAGAGAGGGCATGTATGGACAGAAAAACAACAAATTGCATGGATTGAATTTTTCCTGAGAGGTGGCAAAACGGGTAGAGTTCTTTATTTTAATTGTCCATGGTGGCAAGAATCAATTAATAAAAATGTTTATCATGATTTTGTATGTGTTGATGGTTTGCAGAGACTGACAGCAATTAAAAGGTTTATGAATGGAGAGATTCCTGCGTTTGGATCATATATCGGAGAATATACAGATAAAATGTCCATAGTAAATGATACTATAAAAGTGAATATAAACAATTTAAAGAGTAAGAAAGAAGTTCTTCAGTGGTATGTAGATATGAATGCAGGTGGTACACCACATACAAACGAAGAGATACAACGTGTGCAGCAGATGATTAATGAGATTGAGTGAGGTGATATAAATGGAACGCAAACGAAATAACCCTACATGGTGTTGTGATCGGATTGAAGAGAAAATTAAAGATTATAAACTATCTCTTACAAAAATTAAAGAAGAAGAAGTAAAAAGACTGATGGAAATTGTAATTGATGATTTAGAGTCAATTTTATATTGGTAAATTGGAAGAGGTGATATAAATGAATAACAAAGCAATTTGTAGGAAAACAGATGAACATTTTACCAAGGGTAAGGAATATGAATGCACATCAGCATATGCAAAATATGAAAGTGCAGTTGTAGATATTATTGACAACAATGAAGAATTTGTCACAGTTGAAATAAATGATAAAGATTTTCAGTTTATTTTCAATTAAGAAAGAATGATTTACTTGAAAGATTAGAAGAGGTGATGTAAATGGATAAAAGAAAAATAAATGCTGCATTAATCTCCATACAACAATTTAAAATCGCATATAGTAATGAAAATGGAGTTATTACAGTTGGCGACATTGATGACCTAATGGCTAATATGGATACTATAGAAGAATGTATAATAAAGCAAAAGAGAATCCCAACAACTAACGAAAGAGAATTTGGCTTATTGGGAAAATCAAAAATTGTACATCGGTGTAGTATTTGTGGTAGTAATGTATATTCTACAAATACATATTGTCCTCAATGTGGGCAGAAATTTTGTATGTGAAGTATTAGATTTGATTAATGAGCAGAAGAAACGAGGTGATATAATGACAAATATGACACTAAAAGAGTTGATAGAATATGAAAAAGAATTATGCAGTTTACAACAAGAGTATGAAGGTAAACTAACTAAGATATACGGAGAGGCTGATTCTTCAAATAAAAAGAGGAGACTAACAATTGTTTTAAATCTTATTATTGAAGAAAGACAAAAAGTTAATCGTCAAAAATATAAACCCGTGTAAATGACGATTTCATTGAGAAGGGAGATATTAATATGACGAATTATTCAAAATTTGAAGGTAAAATTATTCGAATGAATAAGTCTTATCCAATTACAAATGATGAAGATGAAATTTTAGGATATACAGAAGTTGGTGATATGGCAGTTATTACTTTTGCTGAACTTAAAAACAAAATTGGATATAGAAAAGTGGTAGACATTTCAGACGAATTAGGTATAGCCATTCCATTTGACACAGGGAAAGAGGAAGGATATTTTGAAACAGTTATAGTTTCTGGAAAATTTATTGGAGTTGATTCTTTGGCATTGGATTTAACTGATATAAAGGAATCTACTTTTATATTCAACAACAAGGATGATAATGGAATAGCAACTATAGATAATAGAGAAATTAATTACGAATACATTTGATAATCCAAAGAAAAATTGCTTTCTTGTTGAAAGCGAATCATATATAGAAATAAGTATTAGAAGCAGAAATTAGCTGCTTCTTTTTTATTGCAGAAAATGAGGTGATGAAAATGTGTAAACGACATGACAATACAAACAGATCAAGTGAATTTATCTGTTTAAGATGTCTTAGTAAAAATCAAGTTGGTGATAAAATGCGTAGACCGAATATGAGAGGAAAAGACCATGTAAAAAACTTGTGTTGTCTATGTACAAAGTTGCAAATGAGAACTAAAAATCTTGAAGTTAGGTGGTGCGATGATTTTGACGAGCGTATGGAATACGCAAAGAAAATTAAACCCAGATATTATGATGAGAATAATGAACTGTTACCTGAATGGCAAACGGAGAATATGTATGTAGGAAAGGTGGTCGATTAATATGGAAAATTATAAAATCAGTTATAATGGTGATACTTATGTTGAAAATATTCACCATATGGGTGTTGAGTATAATGGAAATTATTATAGTGTGATTTTCGGAGAATATGTAAATGGAGGATTCTTTAGTATTCCGAATTGGAATTGTGGTGGTGAGTTAGCTGGGTTTAGTGATGTCTTTTGGAATACAGAATCTATTCAGAGATCATTAAAAAGTAAAAGAGCAGCTAAAGTTATTGCAAAAGCGATAGCAGATTATACAAAGGAGTGATAATTATGTGTTACAAAATAGAAGTACAAAATAGAAACGCAGAGAAGCTTAATAGGAAGTTGGATGAGTTGAATCTTCCTATATATATGAGAAAATATTTCACTGTTAAAATAGAGAGTAAGGCAGGTGCCTTGAATTATCTTGGAGTTATTGTAGATTTGCTCAATTGGTTTATTGAAGACAAGATGATTAATAAGGAGAGCATTTCAGATATTGAGCCATCGGATTTTACCGATATTATGGCAGAAGATATTACATTATATTTAAAGACAAAAGAACAGAATGGAATGTCACCTACAACATTAGAAACTAGGAAACATGTTATAAGCAGTTTTTGGGATTATATGAGTAGAGTGAAGGGAACTGAAATTAAAGATGGATTCTTTAAAGATGTAACATATAAAGGAATTCCATCTGGAAACAATTTAACTAAAAAACTTCCAACAGAAAAACAGCTTAATGATATGGAAGAGAAAATAATGTGGAAAAAGGATATTCCAGTAAGGAATAGAAATATTGCTATCTTTCGTGTATTAAGAGGAACTGGAATAAGAGAATCTGAACTTGCTGGTTTAGATTTATCTGATTTACATTTGGACGAAGAAATGCCATATATTACTATTCTTGGTAAAGGCGTGTACAGAGAAATGCAAAATAGAACGGTATATCTTAGCGGATCTGCTTTAAAAGCTATAAGAGAGTGGTTAGAATACAGAAACACCTTAGATAATATCGTAGACACGGAAGCAGTTTTTATTAATAAAAACGGAACTCGTACAACAGAAAGAAATATCAAACAAATATTTGAGAATTATGGAAATGGTATTACTCCACATATGATGAGACATTATTATGCCAGTGTAATGAATCAGAATGGAAATCTTGCATTCGTGCAGCAACAGCTTGGACATAGTAGTGTGAATACAACAGTTAATAATTATGCCAATGGAGCTGTTGGAATGAGAGAAGTATTGAGTAATATGTAAGAACGATACTATTTTGTATCGTCCTTCATTTCAGATATTAATTTATAATATCTGGTCAATCTTTCTTTTTGTTTATATAAGTTGGCATAATCACTTAAAAGAGAAACTATAAGATTGCTCATTGAACGATTTTCTTTTTGTGCGATTATACCGATTTCATTTTTTAAATCTTTCGGAATAGCAAAAGACATGGTTGTGTTTTTTTCTGAAAGTTGTCCTCTTGGCATTTTAAATACCTCCTTTATGATGATTATTATAAGGTATATATAAACTCAATGTCAACTTTCTATAGGAAAATTATATAAACCTATTGACAGGTTTATATAAACCATATATAATACGGAGTATCAAAGGTAATCCAAGTACATAAATACTAAAGAAAAAGAGAGGAGGAGCGTACATATGGATTTACAGAGATATGATGTTATAAAAGCAAAAATCAAATATGAAGGTGGTTCTGTTCAGACCAAAGAACGTCCATATGTGATCGTATCGAATCCAATTGGTACAAAACACGCTACGATAATTACGGTGATGCCTTTGACAAGCAAAATAAAAAAGACGAATATGCCTGTTCATGGTTGTCTCGAAGCAAACGGAGAAAATGGATTGCAGTTATATTCGATGGTAATGGGTGAACAAATCATTACCATTTCCAAAACAGAGGTAATAGAAAAACTTGGTGCGGTTACAAATAAAGAAGACAGAAGGATAGTCGATCAAACATGCTTCAATGGTCTATTCTTTGGAACTTGGTATAAATTGGAGGAGGCGAGAGCATAATGTACGTTAGCAAAGAAGAAGCAAAAAAAATAATTGACAAAGCTCCTGGTCAGATATGGATTGATTCGTTCAACGGTGTTACGTTTATTCATACAAAACCAAGACAGATTAGTGCAGATGAGGGAAAGAGAATAATTAATAAAGCAAGTACAGTAGATTATCTTGATAATGACTTTTTTGGTAATCTATGTTTAGAAGGTGTGCAAGCGGAGATTATACACAATATAAATTTTCCACTTATTTTTCGGGAATAGTGTCCTAATTATGGGACACCATCTGATGTATAATTATAATACATAAAAAGAACAAACAAATGTTCGAAAAAAACTATTGACAAGAACGTATGTTTGAAATATCATTATTATTGTAAGAAAAATGGAAATACAAAAAACAGCCAAGCGATTCAAACGGTGTTGGCGCACCTTTCTACTTGACTGTTTTACCCAATACGGCAGAAAATACCGCAAAATTATTTTACATATTTTACCAATTGTTGTCAAGACTGGTAAATCTAGCGTTTTCTGCATTTTAATCCATTTTTTACAATTAAATAGAGAATATTAATATAGGGCATTCGCCAAGCGGTAAGGCACATGACTTTGACTCATGCACTCACCAGTTCGAATCTGGTATGCCCTGTTATAACCGTGCACAATTTCACTTTGAGTAGTAACAAGCACCATTAGCTCAGTTGGTTAGAGCAACCGGCTCATAACCGGTCGGTCGTAGGTTCAAGTCCTTCATGGTGCATTAAAACTAAAAAGAAGGAGATGGTTTTAATTGGCGCAATATGTAATTACAGATGGAAATCGTTGGATTATGAGGGACAGAAAGGGGTGTTATGTTCCAACGTCATGTGAAGCTTTGGCAGATATTTATGGAAACAAGGAAGCCAATTCTGTCTATAACAATAATCTTTCTAAGGCTTTCAAATCGTGCTTTCGTGTTCAAAAATATGACCAGCCACCAAAGCTAATAAAGCAAATGACACATGAAGAAACACAAGAGAAGACTGAAAGGGTGGCAATAGCTGAAAATATTCAATATTGGATTGAGAAGGTAAAGGGACTTAATGGATTAGCCTCAGAAGCAGTACATAGAAAGAATGAGTTAACAGACAAACTTAGCACAGTAGATAAAGAAATATGTGACATATTACATTACATAGAATTTTGTAACCTTAATGCTGCACAAGGATATAAAGCCTATAAAATGCTCAAGGAACGGAGAATAAAACGCAGAAGCATTAAGAACGAATTGCAGGTGGTAGACATTATTTTGGAAAAGAAAATTTCTGAAACAGCTACTGATGAGATTGAGAAAGCTATCTCAGGAATGGATAAGCGTAAATATGAACCAAGAGTAATGACTGAATTATTTGACTATTAGGGAGGTAGATAAGGAGAATGTTATTATGTAAAAATTATTGGACTCAAATGGTGGGAGTTATGTCGTTCTCAAAGGACAAGCATGAAAAATTCAGTCGTTGTCCGAAGTGTTGTTCAGAGACACGACATACAAAAATCAATGATAACGAGTTGAGTTTTAGAGAAGTGTTACATAGAGAAATTAAGAAGGGAAAGTAATTACATAATGGAAATACAACAAATATTGGAATGGTACTGTGATAATGAAATGTATCGGCTCAAAAAGATATGCTACCCAATGTTGATAAAAATTGGGGGTATATCGGACAAAGATTATGACGATTTTTACAGCATCGCTTTAAGTGTATTATCAGACACCGCATTAAGATTTGATCCAGAAAAAGAAATAGATTTTGATTCATTCTTAGCCAGCAACATTAAGCGAAAGTTTAAAACCGAGATTCGTGATCGTAATCGTGCAAAACGTATTCCTGCTAAGAAACTTGAAAGTACAAGCAATCTTGTTACAGAAGACGGGGTGGAGCTTGGAGAAACTATTCCATCAAAGTTTGATACATATGAAACTGCTTGTGAATACTTGTTTGAAGGTACTAAGATTGAAAGATATTTGGACAAGTTATCATATACACAACGTAAAATTGTATCGTTATTATCTGATGGATATAAGGCAAAAGAAATCAGAGAATTATTACATATGAATAGTAAGCAATATTCTAATAATCTTGCAGCTATTCAAGCATATGAAAATATAAGAGAATTAATGTAAGGAAAATGTAGGAGGAATTAATTATGGCAAAGAAAGTAAGAGAACAAACAGTATCATTATCTTCATATTTAGCAAGTGTAAATAGTGAGGATATTTCAGAAAATCAGGATGTACAGAGAATGTTTTGTTGGGACAACCCGGCAATGAATGAATTGATTTTAACAGTTCTTACGGAAGATTACATTCCTCCTATTATTCTCGGTGAAGAAGAATTAGGCGGTGGATTAACACAGGAATATATTGTTGATGGTATACAGAGAACCACAGCATTAAATAAGTTTCGCAATATGAATTGGAAAACAACTAAATCATTTGAAAATAGCGTTATTCAGTATCAAGCAAAGAGAAGAGATGAAGAAGGGCATCTTGTAAAAGATGAAAACGGAAGTATTCTTTGGGATAATTGCGAATTTGACATTAAGAACAAAACTTTTGAACAGTTGCCAGATGAATTGAAAAAGAAATTTGACGATTATCAGATCCGTATTGTCGTTCATCAGAATTGCACCATGCAAGAGATTAGTAAGCTTGTGCGAAGATATAATCGTAACAAGTCTATGGGTTCTAACCAGAAGGCTCTTACATGGATTCCTACATATGCAAGAAAAATCAAAAATATTGCAAACAATGAGTTTTATAAAAATTGTGTTGCACCTTCAGAACCAATGCGTAAGAACGGAACATATGAGCAGACAGTTGCAAATTCTGTAATGACTGTATTTCATATAAATGATTGGAAAAAAGCACCAAAAGACAGAAATGAATATCTTGAGGAAAATTCTTCGTTCGATGAATTCGAAAAGATAAATGAATATGGAAATCGAATCGCAAAAGTTTGTGGCAATAAATTTCAGAATATATTTGTATTCAAAGATATTCTTTGTTGGATGGCTACATTCCATAATTTCACAAAGTTAGGACTCGAAGATAATAAGTTTGCAGGATTTGTAAATGCACTTGTAAAGGATTTACATAGTAAAGTAATTGGAGAGTGGAGTTATGACACACTTGATAAAGAAGCTGGTACATCTGATAAAAAGATTGTACAAGCTAAAATTGATACATATACTACTTTGATGATGGATTATTTACATATAAATACAACAGAAAATGTGGAAGAAAATACGGAAGAAAGTATTCTTTCCTTTGTACGGGAAAATGCAAATTCTAATGCTACGAATGATGATGTGGATTTTTATACAGATATGGTTGAGGACTGTGTGAAGATTGACGCACCTGTATACAAGTTTTGTAAAATGGCATTAATTGCTCTTATGGCATATGCTTGTCAGAAAGAACAGGATCAGGACTTTGAAAGTTGGATTAAAAATTATAAAACAAGCAATTTTAGCCAATCTCAGAAAACAAACTATCTTTATCTGAAACGTGATTTTGATAAATTCATGCAGAGGGATGTAAGTGCATAGTGCTGATTTTTCAATTTTTGGCAAGGTTGTAATATATGATACTGAGTATACCTGGATTTGATTGGGCGGTGCATTGGTGCTTACGGTGGATGGGTTCGAATCCCATACTGTCCATCAAGTTAGGTATATTCGGTCAACCGTATTAATAGGAAGGAAACTAAGATGAGAGTTTATTCAGAAATGGAATGTGATTGCGGATATGAGGATGGCAAATTTTGTATATATTTTAATAAGGATGCCAAAAGTTGCGATTTTCATAAAATGCGTAATGTAAAAATTGTAAAAAATAAAGATAGACAATAGAATCTTTTCTTTTGATTGTGAGGTGAAAATATGTTAAATAGCGATTTTAAAGGTCGTAAATGTTCAGGGTGTGGTGAATGTAAACATGCGGATCACGATAAAATGAAATGCTATCCTGAATCGGAAGATTGTAAGAGTGAATACGATTTAACGGAGGAAGATTTTCACAAAGAGGCAAGATGTGATTTCTTTCTTCATAAGTAAAAGACAAATGAATTCGATTTCATTGAAAAAGAGGTAAAAATATGAGATGGAAACGTGTAATACAAAATACACCATGTCATGGAGATTTAAGATATTCCACTGTATTCGCATGGTTGCCAATTAGATGTGAGAATGGTGACTGTGCATGGTTAGAAAAAGTAAATTTGGTTGAAGAATACAGGATTGATCCAACAGGGTATTGGATTAATAAGAAATTTGAGTAGCAAGAAAGTTCGATTTCTTTGGAAGAGAGGTGAATGATATATGAGCAATGGTGATATAGCATTAATTATTTTTTCAATAATTGGATTAATTATTTCATATTCTGTTTTATGTAGTATGTCAGGAGATTTTTTAAAAGCATTTGAAGAAAGCTGTAAAGAGTCAATACATAAAAGAGATGAAGAATTAGATAAGAAAGAGAAGATGAATAAAGCATTGCGAAGATGGTTATTTAGGTAGAAAGAAAACTTCGATTCATTGGAATTTAGAAAGGAGACAATGTGTTAAATATAGGAGATTGTGTAGGGCAGATTAACAAAGATTCATCTGGTGTATGGAAGTTATATAAGGATAAGATAAATAAAATCACAATAACAAAGAAATATGGTAGAAGATATTTTACTAAAACAGTGTTTCGACCATTAGATGCAGACGATGTAGATAACAATACAAAAGATATGGAAGAGTCGATTGGTAAAGGATATATCATCGTAAGAGAAGTATTTGGGTTAAATGATAAGACTGAACCTTATGCTGAAAGATGGATAAAATGGGCTAATGAGAATCCAGATAAGGCAACTGGTTTGATATAAATGGAGAATATAACAGTAGAAACAATTAACAAAAATAAATATAAGAAAGAAGAGGTACAAAACATGGATGGATTTATGAAATTTAAAAAGGCTTTACAGAAGCACTTCGATGAAATGCAGAAAGAGGCAACGCATTTATTTGAGGTAAATGTAGATAAGGATGAATTATGGAATACATATCTTGATAGCTTCCCTGCTGGTACAAATGAGATTTTCAGAGAACGTAGAGAGCATGATTGTAGTTGTTGTAGACAGTTTATTAAGAATATTGGTTCTGCTGTCACTATCAAGGATAATCAGATTCATACAATTTGGGAACTGAATCTTGGTGATACAACATATCAGCCAGTATGTGATGCACTTGACGCTTTTGTAAAGGCTCATACAGTTACAGATATTTATACAACCAAGTTCCCTAAGATTGGCACAGATTTTAACTTTGAAGAAATTAATGGAAAGTCTCATCAGTGGGATCATTTCTTCTTAGAGCTTCCAAGTAAGTTCGTAAATAGAAGTAGTCGTTCTAATGAGGAAGTTAAAGGACAGTTCAGAGATACAAGAAATGTATTTAAGCGTTCTCTTGATGAAATTACTATGGATGCACTCGATACAATTCTTGAACTTATCAATTCAAATACACTTTACAAGGGCGAAGAGTGGAAAGGCGTACTCACAGAGTTCAAGAAGTATAAGAAGGAATATGATAAGCTGACTTCTGATACTGAAAAGGATTTATATACTTGGGAGAAGTCGGTAACAGCAGGTATGGCTATCGGTAGAATTAGAAATCATTCCATTGGAACACTTCTTATCAATGTAAGTGAGGATATGGATCTTGACACAGCAGTTAAGAAGTATGAGCAGATTGTCGCTCCAAGCAATTATAAGCGTCCAAAGGCTATTTTTACAAAGAAGATGCTTGAGGATGCAAAGAAGACTATTACAGAACTTGGATATATGGATTCATTACAGAGAAGATTTGCTAATCTGAATGATATTACTGTAAATAATGTACTGTTCTCAAATAAGAGTGCTGCAAGAAGAATGGTTGGTGCAGATGATATTTTTGGACAGATGGAAAAGGATGTTGCTGTAAGTCCTAAGAAGTTTTCTAAGGTTGAAGAGATTTCAGCACAGAATTTCATTGATAAGGTACTTCCAACTGCAAAGGAGATTGAAGTTTTTGTAGAGAATAAACATGAGAAGAACTTTGTTTCTATGATTGCACCTGTTAATCCAGACGCTAAGACAATGTTCAAGTGGAATAATGGATTGTCTTGGGCTTATTCAGGAAATATTACTGACTCTGATATGAAGCAGAATGTAAAAGCTGCTGGCGGTAATGTTGATGGTGTACTCAGATTTTCAATTCAGTGGAACGAAGATGGACATGACAATTATGACCTTGATGCCCATTGTGTTGAGCCAGATGGAACAGAAATCTATTATGGTAGTTACAAAGCACCAAGAATTACTTTTATGGGCGGTCAGTTAGATGTCGATGTTATTGATCCACGTGGAAAAGTTGCAGTAGAGAATATTACATGGCAGAATTTATCAAGAATGAGACCAGGAATATATAGATTCTTTGTACATCAGTATTCAGGTGCAGTAAGGCATGGATTCAGAGCAGAAGTTGAGTTCAATGGAGAGATTTATTCATTTGATTATAGTAATCCTATGAGAACTGGCGAGAATGTTCAGGTGGCAGAAGTTACACTTGACGAGAATGGCAACTTCTCAATTAAGGAAAAGCTGTCTGGAAGTTCATCTATCTCAAGTCGTGAGATTTGGGGTGTAAATACAAATCAGTTTGTTCCTGTATCAGTAATTAGTTACAGTCCAAACTATTTTGATGAGCAGGATGGAATTGGTCATAGACATTTATTCTTCTTCTTGAAGGATTGTGTGAATAATGAAAGTCCTAATGGATACTACAATGAGTTCTTAAAGAGTGATCTTGAAAAGCATAAGAGAGTATTTGAGGCTTTAGGTGCTAAGTGCCATGTAGAAGATACTGATGATCAGCTTTCAGGAATTGGATTCTCTATGACAAAGAGAGCAGATTTAGTTGTTAAGGTTAAGGGTGCAACAGAGCGTGTAATGAAGATTAAGTTTTAATTAGAAAAGGAGATTATTATGACAAACAACGAATTATTTATCAATGCAACAAGAGCAAACTATCAGTTTCCATTTAGAGGAATGATTAATGTAATTGATTTGTGGGATTTATCTCTCACAAATCTGGACTCAGTGTTTAAGACACTCAATGCGGAAGTAAAGAAGTCTGAGGAAGAGAGTCTTCTGAATACTAAGTCAAAGGAAGACGAGGAAATTTCTAACAAGATTGAAATTGTTAAGTATATTGTTGACGTGAAGCTGGATGAGAAAAAGAAGAGAGAAGACGCTAAGAAAAATGCTGAGATGAGACAGAGATTGCTTGAAATCAAGGCTAAGAGACAGGATGCGGCACTTGAAAATATGTCTGATGAGGATCTGGATAAGGCACTTGCAGAATTAAGTGAGTAATTGTTACAAATATACCATATATAGTATTGAAAATAAGTAATATATACTATATATGGTATATATTTTACATTAAAATGAAACGCACATTTCTTATGAAATTTTGGAGGTTAAGACATGAAAAATAGAAATAGTTATGAACGATTAAAAAGTATTCAGGCATCGTTATCTGAATTGTCAAAGAGTCTTGACGAACAGTACTACAAGATGCGTCAGGAATGTATGGATGAAATTATTGAGGATAAAAAAGAACATGTAACAAAGAAAAATGAAATGTGTTCACTGTATGAGAAAATTTCTGAAAGCAATTCTATGAGAATGACATGGATTAAGAATAAATTACCATGGTATATTACAAAATTTTATAAGATTTCAAGTACAGAAATGTCATTGAGAGGCACAAGTATTTTCATTGGCGTGAATTTTGGAAAATCATGTGAACCAAATTGTTATGTTGAGATTACACCAAGAGATATTGGGTGGATTTAAGGAGAATAATACAATGTCAAACTTATATGTATATCTAATGCGTTCTCGTAACAAGGATAATAAGGATATTCCAAACTTCAAGGAACGAGCCAAGACAATCCTTGAATACAAAGAGAACGAAGACAAAGTGATTGAGGCTTTTAAAAGTTTTGCTGCTAAAGGAGTCCCTGGTGAGCAGACGAGATTATATAGGTCAGTTAATTCAAGGAACGAAGAGAAAATCAGAGAAGAGTTCACTATTCGCTTATTAAGAGATAAGCCGAGTATGACACAATTGAATCGTACATTAGCTTCAGTTGCACAGCAAGTACAAAATCGAGATGAGAGTAAGTGGTTATTTGATTTTGATGTGGATGATGATAAATTAGCTTTAGGATTTATTCATGATATTACAAATTATGGATTTGTATTTGAACAAATTGAAATGCATAAGACTCCACATGGTTGTGCAATCATTGTTCCGCATAGATTTGACACAAGAAAGCTGATGGAAAAGTGGAAAGATTATGACATCACATTGATAAAAGATGAATTGTTGTTTTTGGATATGATAACGAATAAGTGAGGTGATAATTATAAAACAGAACAATTTTACAATTAGTCTTCTATTAGATGAAGATAGGATAGACAAAGAAACATTAATGTATCATATTTATCATGGTATTCAGAAAGAATTAAATGGTGGTAATGTAGAGTACATGAATTTGATTATAACGCCAAGTAAGTCATATGGTGATTTATTCAAAGAGGATAAGCATTAATAAACAGAGAATAATCTAATATAGAAGTAATTCTATTCAAAGGCTGATCAGCCGAATTTTCCAAAAAAGTAAATGAAATATTTTTTTCCTATGGTTTTAGCAGACGTGTTAATTCCATAGAATTTTACAACAAAATAAGTAAGAAGAAAGGATTTAACAGTAACTCCTAGGTAAAAATGATTGCGCAATCTCTGTAGATTAAAGGATTTTGACAGAGAATAAAGAAAAAAATAATTATTGTGAGTTAAGTGTAATTGAGCTTTGTAGTGGTATTGGTGCGCAGATGAAGGGAATTGATAATACTCATCTATTTAATGCAAATATGATTGCAACAGCAGATTTAGACAAAGAAGTAGTAGTTAGTTATGCTGCAATGCATTGTGGTTTGACTAATGAGATGATTGAAAACTATGAAGATTATCCAAGCAAAGAAGAAATGGTAAGACAGCTTACAGATAAGAGACTTGGATATGATTTTAAGAAAGATGTTCCGTATGATTGGGAAAAACTTTCACGAAAGAAGAACAAGACAAAAGGTATTGAGAAATATTGGTTAGCAGACCATATTTCACATAATCTTGGCGATATGATGCAGATTGAGTCACTGCCATATAGTGATTTACTTACATACTCGACTCCATGCACAGATTTGTCAATCGCCGGTAAACAGGAAGGATTAAAGTGGACATGTCATGATTGTGGTTGTGAATATGATCCATCAGAATTAGATGTAGATACTCGTTATACTTGCCCTAATTGTGGCAGTCACAACATTAAATCAACTCGTTCAGGTTTATTGTATGAAGTTGAGAGACTTCTTGTAAAAGCAAAAGAGAATAATATATTACCAAAGTATTTGCTTATGGAGAATGTAGATGCTCTTGTATCAAAGAAGTATATTGACAGTTTTAAGGATTGGCTGATTCGACTTGATAATTTGGGATATAACTCATATTATCAGACAATCAATGCAAAGAATACAGGTATTCCACAGAATCGAAATAGAATCTTCTGTATCTCTATTCGTAAGGATATTGATACCAAGTCTTTTGAATTTCCACAGCCTTTTGATACAGGAATCAGATTAAAGGATTTATTAGAAACAGATAGCAGTGTTTTGGAGAAATATTTCTTATCTGATGAAGTGCAGAAAAGACTTCAGATAACAGATCCAAAATTTGAAAAGAATATTATTGGCACTACAAAACCTGAATTTAGAACTATCGGTCAGAGAGATTTAGTCTATCAGCAGGATTCAGTAATGGGTGCTTTGGTGGCGACTGATTATAAACAGCCAAAACAGATTCTTGCTGATTCAAATAATATAAAAAGACTTTTTAATATTTATGGTGAAAATAAAGGAACTGGATTCGCAGGAAATGTTTGGGATAAAGATTATATTTCTCCAACAATAACAACATGTCAGGGAGGAAATCGGCAACCAATGGTCGAAGAAGAGAGAGACAATTTGAGAGTTGTGAGAAAGCTTACGCCAAAAGAGTGCCATAGGCTTATGGGATTCGATGATGTTGATTATGAGAACTGTAAAGCAGTTGGAATGTCTGATACTCAGGGATATAAACAAAGCGGTAACAGTATAGTAACAACTTGCATCTCTTTGTTGATTGAGCATTTATATAAGGCTCAGTATGACAATACATATATTTGTACAGATGAGAAGATGGCAAATTTTCATCAGCCACAAGTGGATTAAGTTCTGCTTGTGGTGATAAGCCACAGTTAGTTGGAGGTATTGGTGAGATAAATTTTGGAAAGCAATTTCGCCAGGGTAATAGAGTATATGATTCAGATCATGTAGCAATGTGTTTATTGGAACAGCCTGTAGGTAATGCCGGTGGATTTAGTTATTTATATGTGGTTAGAAAATAAAATGGAAAATAATACAATAAATAGTTGAAAACAAAATAGCACATACAATATATAGTATTAAATAATTATAACAAATACTATATATTGTATAAAAATTAAGACCAAAAGAAAGCGGAATTTCTTGCGATGAAAGGAGAGAATATATATCCAGAATACGATGATTTTTATGAGCCAAGTGAAGGCGAAATGTTTTTTGATGAAATGAAAGAAAAGTTCAGAGAAATTTTACGTGAAGATGTAAACTCTGAAATCAGCAGATTGACAAAAGAAAATGTAGAATTAAGGCAAAAGGTTAAAGAGTACAATGACAAAAATTTAAATCTTTCTTGTAGAGAAAGAGATTTGCAGTACAAGATAGATAATTACAAACGAGAGGTAGAAAAAGACTTTTACAATAAAACAATGGAAGAAGTTTTTGAGAAACTTTTAGAAGACTCAGAAGTGTGGTACGCAGAACGTGTTCCTCATGAGAAACCAAAATGTAATTTATGCAACGAAGAAAGAAAACTTGTTGCAGTATATCCAAATGGTGAAACTGTAACCAAGGAGTGTGAATGTTCTCGACCAACATATATCTATGAGCCAGTTATTTCATTGAATAAGGAGATTAAATTTCATAAAGCATATAAACCAAAGTGCGGCGATAAAAAGAAAGTCTATTTTACTAAAAATCACGAGCCAAACAAGGATTATGCAGAAGCGTATGATTATTACAGTGAATTTAGGATAGAAAGTATTTTTGATGATTTTAATGATGATGTAATTCTATATCACAATGGTAAAAGATATGGATAAAAAATTGCATTCAGGAGCAAAGAGGCTTGTCAGAAATATTGTGATTGGCTTAATAAGGAGAATGAGTAAATGATAGTTGGTGTAAAAATATGTGAAGCAAAAGATACAATTAAGAAATACGAAGACCTTGGACATAAATTTGTTAGTGAAGAAAATATTGGCGAAGGATATCTAAAACTTATATTCAGAGATCCAGTTGTTCCAGAAAAGAATAGCATAACAGATATTCAATTCCATGAAGGTGATTATGTAGAAAATAACGATGGCAAAATTGGATATATTTCATCTATTTGCCATTGTGATGAGTGTAAGAAGCGTGGATTCTTTGAATCAACTATTACATATTCCGATGGAACAACAGATTACATTAGCAATTATTCTGTTAAAACTGTTTCGTCTGACTATAAACAGATTGGAATTCAGAAATTTTCAACGGAAGATGGGTTGAGAAATAGAATAGCTACACTTGAAAAAGAGAATAAAGAATTAATTGAAAAAGTAAATCATTTTATTAATAGAAACAATGAACTATTAAGGTTGTATATAGAAAGGAATGATAAGTAAATGGCATATATAAAAGAATATTGGCAGAATAAAGAACATAGAGTAGGAATTGCTCGCAAACATACAAAAGAAATGCAAAACAAATATGGTCGTTGTATTCAGACTGCTATTTCTGCAACAAAGATTTATGATACAGATTCATTTAATAGGGATTTTGAAGAGGATATCGAAGATAAAGATACCAAGATTATTGTAGAGGATATTGATAGTGTAGGTGCTGTAATGAAATACGGCAATCCAAGTACAGCAGTTCTTAATTTTTCTTCATATAAAAATCCAGGTGGAATGTTTTTAAATGGTAGTAAGGCACAGGAAGAGTGCTTATGTCACGAATCATTCTTATACAATGTGTTGAGTCAGTTTGTATTAGAGTTTTATGATTGGAATAATCGACACAAGAATAAGGCTTTATATTTGAACAGAGGATTATTTTCTTCAGGTGTTTGGTTCTTTAGAGAGAATAGTCATGTAGAGTGTAGTGTTATTACTTGTGCTGCCCCAAATAAGTCGGCTGCTCAGAAATATCAGAACGTGTCAGACGAAGAGAATACTAGAGTGTTAAGAAGTCGAATTAAGTTTGTTCTTGATATGGCGAAAGATAATAATGTAAACACTCTTATTTTAGGAGCTTATGGTTGTGGTGTTTTTGGTCAAGATGCAACAGAAGTAGCGAATATATTTAAAGAATATTTAACTACTACTCATAAATGCTTCGATAATGTTGTATTTGCTGTTCCAAGTGGCAGAGATGGTAATTATGAGAAGTTTGTAAAAGTATTTTGATAAAGGAGGACGAATAAATGGTAGACATTCAATGTAAAGACGGAAAATATATTATTGACGCAAGGATTCATAGTGAAGTTGATACGAATGATATTGCAAAAGTACAGGAAAGATTTACTTCTGATTGTGCTTATGAGTTTGCAGAAGCTATGAGAGAAGCAGTAAACGTTAGCTATTTGGTAATGAAAGAACAGAGGGAGGTTAAATAAATGTCACACGATTTAACAAAAGCGATTCAGGATGCTGCAAAGAAAAATAAAGATTTGATTAAAGCAGCAACAGATATTCCATCTACTATTACAGGTACGATTCCAAGAGTATTTCTTTTTAAAACAGATTTACCATTTGACGATGCCGAGAAAATAGGTGAATGGATTTATAAAAGCATTAAGAGAAGTGTGCTTGTTATTCCAGAATGTGTTGAATTTATAGGTGTAGAAGATTTGTTTAAGACAGAAAGGATGGAGTAAATGAACAAAGAAAAACAAATTGAGGTATTAGAAGACCTGAAATCTTATGTAAACGAAAATTGGGATGAGTATGAATACGCAGATGATATAAAGGATGCCAATGTAGCACTAGATGTAGCGATAGCTTTAATCAAATCGTCTAATGTTGCAGGTACATTAACCATAAATGATAAAAGCTATATAGTTCTTGAAGGTCAAGAATCATAGATTTCTTTTGGAGGTTGGAATGGGATTAATTGAAAAATATGAAAAAAGAAAGCTAAGATATGAGAAGCAACTTTCTCAAATGTCAGATGATAGTGAACTATCAGAGTATGGATTTTGGGATAAAGGGTATCTGTGTGGAAAAATTGCAATATGTGATGACATTATAGACGATTTGAATAAGATTTTAATTGGGGAAGGAGAATAATATGGCAGGATTTGTATCAAAACAACCAAATGGATTATATTGTAGATTTTCTACTGTCACAGATTGTCCTACAGTTTGGAATATGACGAGAGAAGATTATATCAATATGAAAATGCAGGAAGCAAAAGAAGATGCTGAAGATGTGTTGGATAATTATCTGAAGCCGTTTGATATGGTGTTGGATATGTATTATCCAAACAATATGACAAAAGAGGAATTTGATAAGTTTCTTGAAGAGACTGGATATGATAAGAAATCTGAATTAATCAGAGAATAACATAATAGGAGGTACAAATAAATGCAGAATATTAGTATTAAAGGAGTTTGCGATTGTGTAGACCTAGACAGAAATATCAAATTAACAAATGGTGCAGTCGTAGTGCAGAAAGAAAATAACAATGTAATAGGTGTTTATTTAGTGATTTCGTTCAGAGATAATAAAAATAAATATGGTGGTGACAGTACATCAACATATTGTAGTTTGGTAAATCTCGACAATGGACAATTAGCTTTTGAAGAAAGATGTAGTCGTGCTACAACAGAAAGACGTGTTCTTAGACATCTAACAAGAGCAGGTTTTAGTTATCCTTATGATCCAAATTCTCATGAGCAGGATAATAAGTTTTATAATATGAGAGTTCAGGTTTATAACAATGGAAATTACAAAATGAATCTTGAACTTGATGATGAATACATTATGTATGGTAGATAGGAGGAATAAATCATATGAAGAAGAAAATTTTAGCAGTTGTATTAGGATTAATATTATGTTTTGGAATGACTGGATGTGCATCATGGGACAGAATGGTAACAGACATAAAAAGTGATGTAAATGACGGTATACAGAGAACCATTACTGTATATACGGCAGATGGTAAAGAACTTGCAACATATAAAGGCAAGATTGATATTGATACAAACGATGGTGGATATGTTAAGTTTGATTTCAATGGCAAGAGATATATGTATTATAACTGTTTTGTAGAAAGTATTGCAGACATTGATTAAGATTTTGAGATAGTAAGGGAGAAGAATTGAATATGAAATTTAAAGGAATTGAATTAAAGGATAATACAGAAACGGAATTATTAATCGCAATTGAAATAGTAAATATTAGCGATGAAGACGAATTAGATGAATATGGTGAAGAACTGGAAGAAACATTATATGATGAGGTTTTTGATTATGATAACTGCGATGTTTATATTGATTTTTTAGATGACAATCTTTTAAATGTTCGCTGTGATGACATTACATTTGATGAGAAAGGTGTTGAGCTTATTACAACAATTTACAGAGATATTGTAGAAGTAAACTTAGATAATATTAATGTAATGATAGGTGTTCATGTTGATGGTTGTGAATGGTTTAAAAGAGAAGATGGTTCTGAATATAATGAAGATGTTGTTACTTTGGAAGAGTTTTTAAGTAATATTGAATATTAAAAAGTAACAGTAAACCGAAGTTTCCTTCGGACGATAAGAAAGAGAGGTAAAATATGGATATTTGTTTAACAGTATTAATTGGATTATTAGGACTTTGTGTGGGAGCAATTATTGGACTTGGAATTGATTTTAAGATCAATCGTGATTACATACTTGGAATGAATGATATTAGCAAAGAATATCTGGAAAAAGTAATTGATTTAGAAGAAGGATATTTTAATACAATTGCCACACAGTTAGCAAAAGCGGTAGATGATATTAATAAAGTGTATGAGAAGCCAATTTGGAGAAAAACAGAAGAAGAATTACCACCGTGTTCAGGATTGTATTATGGCAAAATTAAGGATAACCCACATGGAGAGAATGCTATGTGGAAAGTAGTATATAATGACAATGAATGGAGCTTATCTGGCTATCCTGATAATAAAGTAGAAATTAGTGAATGGACAGAGATCTATTAAGAGAATAATACATTGAAAGGAGCGAGAGATTTGCTGCAGCATTAAATCTGGATTTGCTCTGAGTAAGAAATGGAAGAAAATTATATAAAAGATAACACAGTATATCAACATGATGCAATCGAATTCATGCATATGTTATATGAAGATTATGGTGATGAAAGCATAAATATGTTTTTATGTGATTTACCATACACGTTTAAAGGTAAGAATCGTGTAACTGCAAATAAATGGGATTTACCTATTGATGATAAAGAATTTTTTGAAATCGCTTTGAAAATGCTTACTCCTGATGGATGTATAGCTTTAACAGCCAGTCAACCTTTTACAAGTTATCTTGTCATGAATCATCTTGACTCTTTTAAATATGAATGGATTTGGGAAAAAGATAATGGAAGTAATTTTGCAAGTGTGGCACATCAACCATTCAAAGTACACGAATCTATTTTAATCTTTGGAAAATCTCCTATTACATACAATAAATCTGAAAAATATATGAAATATAATCCTCAATTTACAGAGGGAAAACCATATATAATGAAAAGAAATGGCATGACATCAAATCTTGCTACAACTTCATCATATAAAAGAACTGATGGAAAATACGAAGGTAAGAGATATCCAAGAAGCGTCCAAAAGTTTAATAGAGAAGTAGGATTGCATCCTACTCAGAAGCCGACAAAATTATTTGAAATGTTAATTAAAACATATACGGATGTTGGAGATACTGTTGTGGATATCTGTTGTGGTTCAGGTACTACTGCAAAGGCAGCACAAAATACTGGAAGAATTTTTATAGTTAATGATAGTAATTTAGAATATGTAAAAATTACTGAACAGAGAGTGGGTGATACCACTTGCTAGAGATTAATAAAATATACAACGAAGATTGCCTTGAAGGTATGAAAAAGATTGATGATAAATCAGTCGATTTCATCTTCACAGATCTACCTTATAATACGACTAATAATTCTTGGGAATGTGAAATGCCGTTAAATGATTATGTCGAGTTATCAGATCAATATTTTTATGAAACAGATTTATTTAAGTTAGCTCAAGTAACAAATAGTAGTCTTGAATACACAAGAGATTGGTTTTATGAGAATAAAAAAGATGGTTTGTGGACGCATTACAATCGAATCATCAAAGATAATGGTTGTATTGCATTATGGGCGCAGTCACCATTTGATAAGAGACTCGCTTGTAGTAATGAAAAGCTATATCGCTATGAATGGATTATCGAAAAGACCAAAGCAACTGGTCATCTAAATGCTAAGAAAATGCCTATGAAGGCACACGAAAATGTCTTGATTTTCTATAAGAAACTTCCTACTTACAATCCACAAATGACAGAAGGACATACACCTGTTCATTCTTATACAAAGCATGCGACAGATGGTAATTGTTATGGTGCTACAAAGACTGGTATTTCAGGCGGTGGTAGTACACAAAGATATCCAAGAGATGTTTTGCAGTTCAAGTGGGATACTCAGAAAAGTAGCTTACATCAGTGCCAAAAGCCTGTTGAAGCGTGTGAGTATTTTATTAAAACCTATACCAATCCAGGAGATTTAGTTCTTGACTCATGTGCAGGAAGTTGTACAACTGCAGTTGCAGCTTTGAATACAGGTAGAAATTACATATGTTTCGAAAAGGACAAAGATATTTTTGAGGTTGGAAGTAAAAGAGTATCTGAGTATAAAGGAGGAATAAGATGACTGAAATCGAAGCTATTGAAGAACTAAAATATGATTGTAATGAACTTGGTAAAGCAATTCCATGCGATACTTCATGGGGATGCTCTTTTGAAAATGCTTATGGAATGGCAATAAAAGCACTCGAAAAGCAGATACCGAAGAAAGTAAAAAATAGCGGAGAGAGAATTCCGTTTGAATGGTATTGCCCTACTTGTGGAGAAATATTGTGTGATGATGGCTACAAAGATACCGACATTAAATATTGTGATCAATGCGGTCAGGCATTAGATTGGAAAAATTAAGAGAATAAGAATAATGAAAGGAGACGAGGTTCGTGTACACAAGAAGGAATTCCTTACTCCAAGTAATTGATGAAATATATGGGTTCAAAATCTCGTATAGTTGATAATATCTTACCAATTATTCAAGAAAGATTGCGAGATTATAATATCAAAACATACATAGAGCCATTTTGCGGTGGTTGTAATGTAATCGACAAAGTTCAGTGTGACACAAAAATCGCTTCTGACAATCATAAATATCTTATTGAAATGTTCAAAAATCTAAATCAGATTCAAAATCTCCCAGAATTTATTACAAAAGAACACTACTCAGATGTAAGAGAGTGCTTTAACAAAGGATTATCTACATATCCTGATTGGTATATTGGAGCAGTTGGTTTTCTCTCAAGTTATAACGGCAGATTTTTTGATGGCGGTTACTCAGGTATCGTACATACAAAAGCTGGAACTGAAAGAAATTATTATGACGAAGCCAAGAGAAATTTGTTAGAGCAGATTCCAAGGTTAGAAGATATTCAATTCCAATGTGGAGATTATGAAGAGTTGTATTCTGATAAAGTTGACTGCTTATTTTATTGCGATATTCCATATAAGGGCACAAAACAATATGGATCAAGTAAGAACTTTGATTATGACAGATTTTGGAATTGGGCTGAGAAGATGAGTGAGAGGAATATTGTCTTAGTCAGTGAGCATGAAGCTCCTTCAGAATGGGAATGTATTTGGCAACAGGAAGTCAAAAGAACGATTGACAATACAAAGCGAGTTAAAGCAGTAGAAAAGTTATTTGAAATAAGAGAATAAATATCTGGGAGGTGACAATTTGAATGAACCAAAGTTTTATGTACAGGAATTAATATCTACTGAATATATGGACAAAAGAGTTTTAATCCTATATCCATATGAACTTAGCAATGAGCCGATATTAAAAGACAATATTCCCAAAATGACAAAAGTGATAAGAGAATATATAAAAGAGTCTGAAATATATAGAAAGTGTGTAGATTCAATTCCAAATCTTATATGGGATTCTCAAAAAATATCTATGCAAAATGAAGCTGATAAACATCAAAGAAAAGCTGATGAACTTGCAGAGAAAATGAATGAAGGTATCAGTCCTTATGCGTGGTATGTCAAAGGTAGTTTTAACGGAGAGATAAGTGGATTTCATTATAATGTAGATAATATAGTTTATTTGGATAGAAACTAACAAGAAATTTTGGTTTCTTGGCTTGTCACGAAACTAAGTAACAATGTAGATATAATTTTATAAGAAAGGAAAACGTTCACATGTGAGTAAAGCTGCGCAGCTACTATTGGTGAACAAATTTGAAAAATAATACAGAAAAAGATTGGACAGGTAATAAGAATAGTATTTTTAAGACTTTGGGTGCAAGTAATCACACCGACAAGGAGAGACAGAATGAGGATTATTATGCGACAGATCCTATTGCAATTGATGTCTTATTAAAAGATGGTGGTGTTACTTTTAACAAACCTATCTGGGAATGTTCTTGTGGCGAAGGACATTTATCTGAAAGATTAAAGAGCTTCGGTTATGAAGTTCGATCCACTGACCTGATCGACAGAGGTTATGGTGAAGGTGGAATTGATTTTCTTACATATAATCAGCCTTGGAATGGCGATATCTTAACAAATCCCCCATACAAATATGCAAAAGAATTTATTGAACATGCAATGACATTAATTCCTGATGGTTGCAGAGTATTTATGTTCCTTAAAGTTCAGTTTCTTGAAGGAAAAGCTCGTAAGGAATTATTTAAAAAGTACCCACCAAAATGTGTTTATGTTTCAAGCAGTCGTATCTTATGTGCGAAGAATGCTCTTTTTGATGAAATGAGAGCAGGTGGTGGTAGTGCAGTTGCTTATGCGTGGTACGAGTTTGAGAAGGGTTATACAGGTGAAAGTAAATTAAAATGGATAAATTAATACAAAGATTAAACGAAGAGATGAATAGTTGGATTGGTGATTTAGTCACCAATTCCGATTTATCAAGCGAGAAACTATTAAAACGATACTCATATGAATATTGTATCAAAGAAGAGATTATTAATTATTTTTCAGAGAATATTATATCAGATGACTTTGAAGAGTTCTTACTGGATAAAGAAGATACATTGTCTTATCTGTACGTTGAGTATATGGAAGATGATACAGCAAATATTCATAACGAGATAGAAGGATTTGCAAGTAATCTATGTTATCGTTTTAGAACACAATCTGAAATGCCCTAAAATTAAGGCTTTCAGAGGTTAAAAAATCAAGGAAAACCACGTTTCTTTTGGTCATGAAAGTAGGTGAGAAATTGAAAAATATATTTTTAGAAGCTGCTATGAACTATAACAAGATGAGTAATTCAGAAAAAGCAAAAGCGAATGATAAAATTCGAGAAAATGTCAAAGAAATCATGAAGCCTCGTCCAAAAACTGAACGAGAAAAAGAACTTGACAGATTGGCAAAGGAAGAAAAAGAAGAGTATGAAAGAAATAAAAATGCTTTCTATGTTGATCCTATTCATTGGAGCAACAATAAGCGTAGAAGACATGGGTTATCTGTATTAAGAGGTGATATTAATAAATATCGCTCAAAGATATATCCAGCATTTCACCCTTCTGTAAAATTCTTTGGATTGTTGGATGATATTATTACCGAAACATTAGTAGATAAGTTTAAGAATAATGAGTATTTTAATTCTTTTGTAGAAGTAAAAGATTTGGCAGTTGGTGATGCAAATGTATTTAAAATGGGCGAATAGGAGAATAACAGTATGGAGTTATCACAAGATGAAAGACAAAAATTTTTAGAGTTAATATATAAAGTAAGTCCATGTGCTGCAATTTCTGAAAAAGAAAATCTTGAAAAGCTTAAAGAGTGGCTGGACAGTGATAGGTCAAAAAGAGTTACATTTGTTGAAGTTCCAAAAACATTCAAAGGTCAGATTGAAAATGACAAAGTGCTTCTTATACCAACAAATGACGAAGCTATAAAGCCAATAAGAGTAATATTCGAAGGAGAATAACAATATGAGAGCATATGAATTACGACAGCATGACGTAATTTCCTATTATCCTCCACAGCCACACAAACAGGAATACAAACTTGGAGAACACATTTCTATTAACGAATTAGCTGAAGCAATGTTTAGTTCACCTGCTTTAAGGTTAGATAGAGATAAAAATGAGGACAAGATGCTTCGAGTTATAGAAATAAAATATGTGAAATTTCCGTGGTGGAAGTTTTGGAAGAGAAGAAAATATGTTGAAGAATATCATTTAGAAGTTATGTAGGTAGGAGAAAGAATATGTTTCAAAAATCAGAAAAACAGAAAATATGTGATTGGGTTGCTGATGTAGTGCAACATAATGTTCAAATTCTCAATGAACTATCAGGAAAGAAAACACCAAAAGACATCGAAGTTATCGAGAATGATGGTAATAAGTATATTGCATTGGAAGATGTACATAAATTACTTGATGATAGATTCGAAAAGCATAGATTATTGGGACAATAATAATCTCAGGAAAGAAGCATTTCTTTAGGAAAGGAGAACAATAAATGGAAACATTTTCAATAGTAGATAAGATAAATGTGGATAAGTTGAATACAAAAGTTGCAGAGTTTGTATATAGGGAAGGGCATGAGCCTTATATATTTGCAAATAAAGAGACACTTGATGCATTAGTTAAGCCAATTGAACAGGAATTAAAATTCGTATCAGCAGCAACTGGTATTGTAAGTTCGTTTAAGGGTTGTCTTGTAGGCAAATATCAGGGCAACAAAATGTTTGAAGATGACACATTAAAATTCGGTGAAATCGAGTTGAGATAAGAGAATATATGGGTGACAATAAATTATAAGGAGATATGTTTTATGAGTAAGAAAAGTAAGAAAAACAGATATTCTGGATTAAAATTTAATTATAAAATTGGAGAAACTGTTTTAATGGACAAGTATTTAACAATTGATGATTTTTTGTCCACATCATTTCCTAAAAATAATAATCCTATGTCGCCTAAATATGATACAAAGATATTTAATTTAAAATGGAACAATAATGATGTATTTATTGCTGAAAAAGTAAATACAGTAAATGATTTGATTGAGATTCTGAAAAGAGAAGATATCTTTGTATCTAACGCAGATATTCGATTTGGTAGATTTAAACCTAAAGAATACCTTATTAGAAAAGAAATCTATTCAATAGAAGAAGTCAGAGATAAAGTAAAAGATGTTTTATTTGAGAAAGATAAAAAACTTGCAAAAGTTGATTTTGATGGAGATTTGATTAAGGGTAATAGCCAAAGATATCAAACATTTTTTACTAAAGGTTGTAAATGTGCAGTTTGTGGAATTGAAGGAAAATATTTTGCAAAAGAAAGACATTTACAGGATAAAAGTTATCATCTGAATTTGTATGCAGTTGATAATAATGGTGATGAAATTTTAATGACAAAAGATCATATTATGCCACATTCAAAAGGTGGTATTGATGATATTAGTAACTATCAAACAATGTGTAAGCTTTGTAATGAAGCAAAAGGCAACAAATTAGAAGATTAAAGAAGAAAGGAAAAATAGAAAAGTTCCTATAGGATAAAGTGCGCACTACTTACTAAGGTAAGAGGAACTTATGTATTGTGCTTATATCACAACATTAAAAGGATTAAGAAAACATAGTAACGCTGATAGATTACAGTGTGTAGAAGTATTTGGACAGAATGTAATTGTAGATTTGAGTTATCAGGAAGGACAGAAAGTAGTCTTCTTCCCGTCTGACGGTCAGTTATCACTTGAGTATGCAACAGATAACAACCTTGTAAGGAAGAAAGACGAAAACGGAAACAACATTGGTGGTTATATGGATGCTGAGAAGAGAAATGTAACCGCTATTAGACTTAGAGGCGAGAAGTCAGAAGGACTTGTATTACCAATTGAAACACTTGCTAAGTATACAGATATTTCAAAATTAAAAGATGGCGATCAGATTACAGCTCTTGGTGGTCATGAGATTTGTCAGAAATATATTCCAAGAGGAAAGAATCGTTCAAGAGGTAATGGAAATAATTCAAATAAGAAAAATAAGTTTCAGAAAGAAACAGTATCATATCCATTTTTTGAGGAGCATAAAGATACAGCACAGCTTGCATATAATATGTCAGCATTTAAGCCAGGAGATACAATTTATATTACTCGTAAGCTTCACGGAACATCAGCTCGTACTATGAAGACTGTTAAGGTTACAAAGAAGAATAGTAAGCTGAGAAAGTTTTTACATATGCAGCCAAAGGTTACAAGAGAAGTTTCTGTTGTATCTGGTAGTAGAAGAGTTGTATTAAAGGATATGACAAAGAATGATGGATATTATTCTGATAATGGATTTAGAAAGAAGTACCACGATTTATTAAAAGATAAGCTTCCTGAAGGTGCTGAAATTTTCTATGAAATTGTTGGCTATGTAAATGAAACAACACCTATTATGGGTTCTGTGTCTAATAAAGGTGTTAAAGAAAAGGAATTTACAAAGAAGTTTGGCGACACTACGACATTCTCATATGGCTGTGAACCAGGTGAAAATGAGATGTATGTATATCGAATGACAATGACAACAGCAGATGGAACAGTTGTTGAAGTACCTTGGGAGACTGTAGAAGTATGGTGTGACAAGTTAGGTGTTAAGCATGTACCTGATTTAGAGAAGTTTATTTTTACTACACCAGAAGATTTGAAAGAAAGAGTAAATAAATATCTTGATGGTATGCCAGCAGATGAAATCGGCAAGACACATGTTGCCGAAGGTGTAGTTGTTCGCATTGATAACAGAGCAACATTCACGGCTTATAAGGATAAGGTATTTGAATTTAAGGTAATTGAGGGAATCGCCAAAGATACATCTGATGTACCTGATATGGAAGAAGCTGAAGAGTTATTTGAGGAGACTTTAAATGAATAAACCTACATTGTATATCATGTGTGGCTTGAGTGGTAGTGGCAAATCAACCATTGCCACTCAGATTGCCAATGAGAATCCAAATACAATAATCGTATCATCAGACGCAATTCGTGAAGAATTGACTGGTAATTACGAAGACCAAGAACATAATGAAGAAGTGTTTAAGATCTTTCATGATAGAATACGCAAGAATTTAGAGAATAAAAAGAATGTAATTGCTGATGCAACTAATCTGACTATGAAATCTCGTAGAGCAATTATGATGAAAGTGAATGGTCTTGAATTACATAAGGTTTGTGTAATTATTCCAAAGCCATTTGAACAGTGCAAGATTGATAATAAAAATCGTGAACATCCTGTTCCTAATGAAGTATTGGATAAACAGATTAGAAGATTTCAGATCCCATTTTACGAAGAAAAATTTGATGAGATTCAAATAAATGTATTTCATAAAGAGAATCGTTTAACTCTTGGAGAAATGTTTTCTATGATGGAAGGGTTTGATCAGAAAAACTCTCATCATACTATGGATTTATATAATCACTCATTTCATACATATGAGTTATTTAGTAGTAAATACTATCCGGCAAAATATAATATAGCTGCATTATTACACGATTTTGGAAAAATGTATTGTCAAACATTTGATGAGAATGGCATAGCTCATTACTATGAACATCATGCAATCGGTTCTTATTTAATTTTAGAGAACCTATCAGGTATATTTTACGAAGATATTGGTGACATGTGTTTTCTTATCAACTATCATATGATGCCTTTTGGTTGGGATACTGATAAAGCAAGGCAACGTTGGAAAGAAAGATTTGGAGAATATAAATATAAGATGCTTTTAGATTTTAATGAATGTGATAGAGCGAGGTAACTGTATGTGTAACCGTTGTGATTATGATTCACCTGACAATCGGATATATGTAGATCCATTAACTAATGAATATTATTTGGATATTGAAACATCTGAATGGGATGAATATGATGATGGATTTGTTCATCAAAGAGAATATATTGCGTATTGTCCTTGGTGTGGCAGAAAGTTAGGAGAATAAATAATGAAGATAGAATTAATCAAATTAAAATTTAATGATACTCATTCATACAAGTACAAACCATTTACATATTGTTGTGATGAAATTCAGAATGATAAAGCTATTGTATTTACAGGTGAAGATTTGGTTCACAGTGACGATTGTTGGGATGACGAAAGATACATTCCAAGATTCTGCACTTCACATACAGAAGTCATTACATCGTATGAAGATGAATGGGAACAGACAGACAATTATCCAATCCAGTTTTGTCCTCATTGTGGCGAAAAGATTGAGATTTCAGTTGTAGATGAGATGGATGTATCTGATAAACATAATGAACTGACTGAGCAGCGTAAAGAATTATGGAGAAAGTGTCAGAGAACAGATAGTAAGAAAGAAGAGTTTGAGTTAATGAAACAGGTTAGAAAGTTGGATGACCGGATAAACGACTTCTATGAATTAAGTGAGTGGAAAGGAGAATATTAAAATGGCAGACAGATTATTACTTGAAAGTGATGTAATCGAAGTAATTGATAAACATATGGATGAATATGGGGATCTTGATGATGATATTAGTTGTATTCTTGAAGAATTAAAATCACCAATCATTGTCGGTTCAAAAGACGCATTTGATAACTTGAAATCAGAGAATAAACCAGTACAGAAACAGAAACGAGTCCAATTATTCGAGAATGAGGATGTTGTACTAGAGCAACGTGGTAACAGATATTATCTATCTCTGTATGATAAGGAAGGAAATTTTCAGAGAGAAGTCACTATTGATGTCAAGGACGATTACAAGGTTGGACTTGGGAATTGTAAGTAAAGGAGATTATTATGGCAGTATTTAAAAATTTCAAAGATGATGAGTTGATTGTAAGTTGCAAGTGTGGTTGTGATGAAGGCATTCACTTTAAAATCGCTAATTTTGACGATGATGACTATGCGTTTATCACATTTATAAGCGGTAATTTCTATACGCAACAAGCACCATTTATTGAAAAATTGAAGAAAATTTGGGCGATTATTAGAAACAAGGATTTCTATTATTCAGAAATTACTATGTCTAAGAATGATTTAAATGAGTTTAAGGAATGGATTAATAGAAAGTAGAAGGTAAGTAAATTCAGGTTTCTTTTGGTTATAAAGAGAGAATATTAAAGCGAGGTGAACGATTAATGTCTTTAGTATATAAAAATGACACATACAGCTATAATGGCAAATATGAAATGGGTTCATTAAATAAGTTTGCACAAGCAGAAAGAAGATTGTCTGCAAAGAAACTTGCGTTGGATGATATGAAGAACGAATATGATCTTATTGAACAACAGGCATTTCGCACTTATAAAGAGAACATTCAGTATATGCTGCTTGATCAACCTTCTACGATTAAAACGTGTAGAGAATGGTTAAATATGTTATCAAAGAATCAGGATGCAGACGGTAACAAGCTTGATAAGAGAAAGAAGTATAAAGAAAAGGAAGTGTATGATTGGTATATTGATTATATTAAAAAGCTTCTTGATATTGAGTATATGAACAATGTTAAATTTATTGATTTTAATTTTGGTCAAGCTACTAATATTCAGTTTGAATATAAAGAGCATAATTGGTATTTAGAAATTCCTCATATTAAAGCTATCAAATTAGACGCATATAAAAATTATGGTGGCAGTGTATTTAAACTTGCGTTAGTACACAATGATACAGAATATAGTTGTAGTTGGTCACAGTTTGGCTCTACATATGAGGAAGATGAATTAAGAGATATTATGACGCAAGGCATTGAAAAATATTGTAATTAGTTGGGTAACTTCATAAGAAAGCAACATATCCTTGGATTTTGAGAGAATAATACATTGGAGGTGAAAACATGAGAATTATAAATCGTGGACGTAGGACTGGTAAAACGGCAATGCTTATTTCAACAGCATATGTAACAGGAAAACCAATTATTACGTCCACAATGAATACTAAAAACAGTCTTTTAGATATGGCAGAAAGAATGGGCATATCAACCAATATAGAAGTTTATACGATAAATGAATGGTTAGAATATCATAAATTATATATGCAAAAAAATGAAATATTAGTAGATAACGTAGAATTGATACTTGGAGATGTTTTATCAAAGTTTCTTAATGCAAATGTTATAGCAGGAACAATGACAGTTCCAATGGACAATATAAAAGACGATGCTAAAGAAAATGGTAGAAAACATGGTTATTGGTACGAATTAGATGAATGCGCAAATGAAGGTGTATATTGCTCAGTTTGTAATAAAAAAGTATATAAACTGAACTATGCGAATCAGAAGTTGAAATCAAAATATTGTCCTAATTGTGGTGCAATTATGGATGAAAAAGATATTGCTGAAATCAATGAAGACGACAACAGACCACAATGCTGCATAGACCACGATAAGTATTTCTCGACATGTGACACTTGTGAGTTTGGAGAATAACAAAAAATTTATAAAGGAGAATATTAAACATGGAAACAATTTTAAGATTATTAGCAGAGAACCCAGAAAGTTTAGGAGAGGTAGTAAAGACATACATTACAAAGTACAAAGAGCCTATATATGATGTTCTGAAGGAACTTATGATCATTGCAAAGGATTATTCTGAGAATACTGAGTATCCTGCAATTCAGGCGAGAACTAAGAAAAATATGTTTGATGCATATATAAATGTTGGATTTACAGAGGATCAGGCATTAGCACTTATGATTAACGACAATATTCAGCTTATGAAGAATATTCAGAAGTCAGTTAATAATACTTCTGTAAAGAAGAGCAAGTAGTGGTTTCGAAGTAAATCAATCTTTCTTTGGAAAATTTTTAATCATATCTAAGCCATTCGGCTATGGGAATCCCAGTAACAAGAAGAAATAGTATTTTCTTATAGTGGTTGCAAACACTAGGAAAATCAATGATTTTATAATACAGAAAGGTAGAAATAGTAAACCTATAGGTAAATTAGATTGCGCAATCTCTATGTAAATCAGAGATTATGAACAATGAAAATAAAAATACTAATTCATTACGAAAAGCAAAAACGCTTGATGAATTATTAAATACATGCCCACGTAATTAAATTATTGGTGATAATTTGATTAGAGCATGGTCGAAAATTAATAGTCCCAAATATAAGAAAATAGTTTGCTCGATTTCAGGTGGATCAGATAGTGACGTGATGCTTGATATTGTATGGCGATGCGATAAAGACAATAAAGTTGATTATGTTTGGTTTGATACTGGTCTTGAATATCAAGCGACCAAAGACCATCTAAAATATTTGGAAAACAAATATAATATAAAGATAAAACCATATAAGGCAATTAAGCCCATTCCATTATCGTGTAAACAATATGGTCAACCGTTTATAAACAAACAAGCTGCTGAATATATAGATAGACTTCAAAGACATAATTTTAAATGGGAAGATAAATCATTTGATGAATTATATAAGGAATACCCTAGATGTAAAGCTGCTTTGCTATGGTGGTGTAATTTAAAGAAATCGAATGCTTTTAATATTGCAAATAATAAATGGCTTAAAGAGTTTATGATTGAAAATCCACCAACATTTAAAATTTCATCAAAATGTTGTCAGTATGCAAAAAAGGACGTTTCTCATAAATTGATAAAAGAAAATACATATGAATTAAATATAGTGGGTGTGCGAAGAGCAGAAGGTGGTGTCAGAGCCACATCATACAAGTCTTGTTTTAATGAAGGTGATGATGGATGCGATAATTATAGACCTTTATTTTGGTATAAAGATTCTGACAAAATTGATTATGAAAACGCTTATAACGTTGAGCATTCAGATTGTTATGTTGTTTATGCCTTGCCAAGAACAGGTTGTGCAGGCTGTCCATTTGGAAGAGATTTTGAGAATGAACTTGAAGTTATTCAAAAATATGAACCAAAACTATATAAGGCTGTAAATTTTATCTTTGGCGATTCTTACGAATATACAAGGAAATATCGTGAATTTGTAAAGAAAATGAATAAAAAGTAGAGAATAACAAATTGAGAGGTTACGAAAGCCTTGAAAAATAAGGCTTTTAGAACCTCAAAAGTCGAAGGAAATTTTTCTTTCCTTTGGACAGATTGGAGATGTGATATGAGAACAGAGAATATAAAAGTGACATTTAAAATTCCAATTCCAGTTGATAAGCCTGATTTGAACGGTGTGATATATTCCAAAGAAGCAATTAGAAACGCTTATAAAAATGTAAAGGATATTCCAATTGAGATACCATGTAGTGATGGTCAATTTCTTCCTATTGGAGTAGCGCAAGAAATTGAATTGATTGAAGACGAAGATGGTATGTATATTACAGGCGTTGGTCTTGTTTGGCATGGTGGCACAGAAGAAAGCGTTGAAATTAAGGATGGTAAGGGTAACTAGCTTTAAAGTAAATGGCATTGGAATTGCAAAAGAATAGGAGAATAACATTATGAAGATTATAGCAGGTAATTATTTTGGTAAAAATATTCAGTTTGTATGTAGATGCTGCAACTGTGTATATGAAGTTGAATCAAAGAATGATTGGAGTGTTCGAATGATATTTCCTAACTATTGCAGTTTTAAATATAAAGTTCCTGAATATGAAGTAGTTTGTCCTAATTGTGGTCATAGAGAATATCTTGGTTGTGATCAAGATGACTTGATAGGAACTGAATCTGAAAACCTACACTGTCCTTGGATTCCATTATTAAAGAAGAGAACAGATTGGAATGAACGATATAGGGTTGAGCCAATAAGAGAATAAGTAATTGTAAACAATAATTTTATATCATAGGAGGAAATAAATATGATGAACAATTTTTTAAATGGTATGTTTGGCAAGGTAGGAAGTGGAATGTGTAGACTTTCTATGAATGGTGGAATTGCAGTTAAGACAAATGGTGGTTATAAGACATATAACATCAAGACTGGCAAGCTCACAAACTGTAGTAACTTTGTATTTGATATTGGAGAGGAATTCTTCTTTATTATTCCAACTAATAAGGTAGAGAAGGGTGACATTATTCTTGTAAATGGCAAGCCTAGATGTGTTATTGAAGCTGATAAGACAAAGATTACGGTCATTAATTATGAGGACTCAACAATCGAAACTGTACTTCCTGAAAGACATGTATTTATGGGCAATACATATTTTTATGGCAAGATTGTTTCAATGTTTGGTAGTGACATTATCAAGGGTAAGAAAGGCACAAACAATATCTTCAAGTATATGATGCTTTCTCAGATGATGAAGGGTGACAATGGCTCTACTGGCATGATGAATGGAAATGGTGGAATAAGTTCTATGTTACCACTTATGATGATGGGTGGAAATATGGGTGATATGTTTGACGGAATGTTCGACTTTGATATGAGTAGCAATGATGACGATGATACAGAGGTAGACGAAGAGGAGGAAGCATAATATGGGATGCGGTTCATGGACAAGAGATAGTTATGTAAGTTATTCAACAACAAAGGGTATGAGTGTTTCAACGGATGGTATGATTAGCGGTTCTTATTCTAATCAAGATATGTTTAAGGCGAGAAATATTGATTCTGCACTTGATCCTAAGAATGTTATTAGAGAGTGTTGCGATACAGAGGAACATCCAAACACAATTCCAGTTATTCTTGCAATTGATGTAACTGGTTCTATGGGACAGGCTGCTGTTGAGGTAGCAAAGAAGTTGAATGTAATTATGACTAAGTTATATGAAAAGGTTACAGATGTTGAATTCCTTATCATGGGTATTGGTGACTTAGCTTGTGATAGCTGTCCAATTCAGGCTTCACAGTTTGAGTCAGATATTCGTATTGCTGAACAGCTTGACAAGATTTATTTTGAGTTTGGTGGTGGTGGAAATAGTTATGAATCCTACACAGCAGCATGGTATTTTGGTTCTCGTCATACAAAGCTTGATTGCTTAAACCGTGGAAGAAAAGGAGTTATTATTACAATGGGTGATGAGCAGTTAAATCCATATCTTCCATTTAAGAGTAGAGGTCATGGCTTATCAGAAGTGACAGGTGATAATCTTCAGTCTGATGTAGAGACTAAGGATTTATACGAAGAGGCTTCTCAGAAGTTTAACATTTATCATTTAGATGTAAATCATGGTCACAGATGGGATGAAGAAGAAATTGAGAAGTCTTACAAGAAGTATCTTGATGATACACATTTTAGAAGAGTGACTATGGATAGTATTACAAATGAGATTGTAGATATTATTGTTAGTGAAGCAGAGAATAATGTAGCAGATACAGTTACTACACCTTCTAACTCAGAAGGAATTACTTGGTAGGATAGGAGATTTAAAAGATGAAAGACATTAAGATTGTGATAGGTGCTAACTTTGGAGATTGTGGAAAAGGATTAATAACAGATTATTTCTCACAGAAACCTAATAGTATTGTTGTTTGTTCAAATGGTGGTGCTCAGAGAGGACATACCGTAACAACGCCTGATGGAATCAGACATGTCTTTCATCATTTTGGATCTGGAACATTCAATCATGCAAGTACATATTTATCTGAGGATTTTATTGTTAATCCAATTATTTTTAAGCAGGAATACGATGAATTGATGAAATTAGGATATGTCCCAAATGTTTATATCAATCAAAACTGTATGTTGACTACACCATTTGATATGATGGCAAATCAGATTATAGAAGAAAATCGTGGGAAAAATAAACATGGAAGTTGTGGATTAGGTATTTTTGAAACAATTAAAAGATATAAAGCTGGTATAACTGATGTAGATAATCATATCAGGGAATATTACTTAGAACAATTCGAAAGAGAGAATATTATATTAACAGATGAATGGTCAAGAATATTCCTTGATAATGGTATATTTGAACACTTTTTAGATGATTGGGATTTTATGAATAATCACTCATTGGCTATATCAGATAATTATTTCTTAAATCAGTTTGACAATATTGTATTTGAGGCTGCACAAGGTTTATTGCTTGATCAGAACAACACAGAATATTTTCCACATCTAACACCGTCTAATACAGGTATAAAAAATCCCAAGAGAATAATTGAAAATGTTGAATGGAATGATGAGATAAATGTTGAAACTTGTTATGTATCTCGTACTTATTTAACAAGACATGGTGCTGGCAAATTTCCATCTGAATGTAATAAGAGATTTATCAACGAATATATGTTTGACAAAACAAATGTACCAAATCCATTCCAGGATACATTAAGATATGGAACACTTGATTTAGGAGAATTATATAGTAGATGCTCAAAAGATATAGGAAACTTTGGAGATAAAAAATCAATCGCCATTACACATTGTAATGAATATGATTGGAATAATGATAAGTTAATTGAGTTGTTCAAGGATTGGAATATTTATTACTCAGATGGCGAAACACATAATGATGTGAACTGAAAACAAGAAAGATTCGTTCCTTTTGGAAATGTGGAGATAAAAAATGGAGAAATTTTATATTGTAACAAATGAAAAATTCCTCAAAGAAATTGATAGTTATAGAAAACACGAGGAAGAAAGAAGAACATTAGTAAATATTTTTTTTGAGAACAAAGGTATTGTAGGGGAAGAATATTATATTAGTGGAGATGGATTTGTAAATCGCCCATTTAAAGAGCATGAAAAGAATAATATCAGATTATATATATCTGATTGTAATGAAAATGATCAGAAATTTGGAAAAGAGTTACTGAAGCCAACGAAACTATTCAGTGATTCTGATGTGTTAATGAGAAAGTTTAGAGCTAACAGCAAGACTTTAAAAGAGTTTCAGAATTTATGCATCGAAAAGAATATTGTCATTAACAATCATTCGATTCGTGAAGGAGATTATTTTAAGGAACTACATTTAGGCGGATATTCAGTTTCAAGATTTAAGTATGAGAATAAATTATACTTGAAAATTTCTACAACAAAATATGAAACTATTACACCAGATGATGATACAGGTTTTACAGAAATTAAAGGTAGCGAATTTTATAAAGCACTTGAAGAATTTGAAACGAAGAATGGGTAAATATCGTTTCCTTTAAAAATAAGACTAAGAAAGATGTGTGTTAAATGAGAAGAAAATTAAAAACGATTGCAAGAAAAGTACATAATTTTATTGAACGAGTGAGGATGTCTGAATCGGATTATTTAACTATGAAAGAACAGTCAAATAAGTTTAAAAATATGATGTCATCTTGTGAATTTAAGTTAAACGAACCAGAATATACGGATGTTAAAGATGCAGATGGAAATATTATTATGCATAGATTTAAAAAGTTTCAGTCTGCAAGTCTCAATATCAACATAGATGAAATGTTGAAAAACGGTGGAATTTTATATGATAAAGAAAGAGTCAAGTTAAATATTAAGTAAAAAGGAGAGAATAAATATATGAAAGCATTTGATAAAATTTTTGATGCAATTATCAGCCTTAATAACAATATTGCACATTTAATTAATTGTTATAAAAGCGAACATGATGATGTGATTAGAACCTATAACCACTATAAGGATATTATTCAGGAACAGGACAGAATTATTCAGTCGTTATTGAAATCACAGACAAACAATAAAGATATGGAATGCATGGTATTTGTTCCATATAGAGGTAAGCCAGTTGTAATTAAGAATGGTGAAGTAGTCAGTACGGATAACATGACATCATTTGATGTTGATTGGGCTTATGATAGACGAACTGACGTAACTGTAAGAGGAGAATAACAGAATGAACAGTAGCATTTTTATTCCTAAAACAATAAATGTTGGATATCAAAATCGTTCAGGAACTTACACAGGAAAACTTGCCTATGTCATTTACTATGACGAAAAAGGCAAACTGCGAAAAGAAGCTTCATGGAATAGTTGGCGTGACGATAAAATTCCGAATGATGAATTTGATAATGTCCCAACAGAAGGATTTGTACTAAATAAAAAAGCTGGCGATTACTCTACAGGATGGGATCATAGACATGCTTATTGTAGGGTATATGATCCAAGAGGATTTGAGTTTGAAATTACCATTGAAAATTTATTATACATCCTAGAAAATGCGAATTGTATCAAAGGTAAGGGACTTGAAGGAGAATTTATATATGGATGGGATGGTAAGGATTTAGTTCTTATGCCAGTCGAGTCACCTGATTATAAACAGATTGCAGCTTATAATAAGATTGTACATAACAATGAATCTATTAAGGCAAGAGATTTGATTCTTGGCGCAACATATCTTACAAAAGAAAATATCGAATGGATTTATATGGGACGTTTCGAAACATATGGACATGGTTATGAATTTATGCAGGATGGTAAATTTGTAAGAATAAAATCTTATAAAGATATTCCAACTGAACCAACTCGTTTTGGATATTATAGTAAGATTTCTCATAAAGGAATTAACAACCTTTTATATGGTAAAATGCATTGGTTTGCAAGATTAAGCGATGGGAAGTATGAATTTGAGCAATTCAAAAGTATTCCTAAAAACAAACTTATTAGTTGTCTTGATGATAAATGCACATCTAAATATTCTGAAATTTATGATTCAATGGAATCATCTTATCAATTCTCCCCTATAGATGATAGCAAGGATAAAATTGTAAATATCTCATTTGAAGATTTTTATGAAAAAGCAATTAATACATATGTCGATGATGATATAACAAGAAAATATGTCAATGTTCGTTTTATGGTAAACAACAATGGAGAATATATTAAATATGAAATGACAACGCCATATAGGTCAGAAGATAACGGCAAATATACTGTTTATAAATATAGTACCAAGAATATCTATCATGGAGATAAGGAAGCAATTGATATTTTCCCGACAGAAGAGAGAGAAGTGGAAGTACGTTATGGTCAAAAAGAAATTCAGACGCATATGATTCCAGTTTCTATTGAAACAGTTTTTGAAAAACTTAAACCAGTATACAAACAAAAATATTTAGCAAATGGTAGAGAATATAAAAAGGAGTACGAGTTTAATGAGTAAAAACGATGACAGAATTTTAGAATTAAAGAAACAGATTGAAGCCAAGAAGAAATCAATTTCTGAAAGGAAGGTTAAATTTATTCCTGAAACAAATTGTGTTCTTAATATGGATGGAATGACAATTAATCTAAACGTGTGTTCAGATGATGCGTTGTTGTTACTTTTGATTAGATTGAATTCATATTTAATGTCTGCTAAGGATCTTAATATGGCTGATTTTGAAATTTCAGGATACAGTGTGACAGCATGGATTAAAGATATTAAGAGTAAGTTAGAGGTATCTGGTCTGAAGAAAGAAGAGTCTGATTTGAAGAAAATGGAGAGCAAGTTGGACAAGTTGCTTTCTGATGATAAGAAAACAGAGCTGGAAATTGATGAGATTGCTGCTTTATTGAAGTAAAAGAGAGAATAATACAATAGGTAGTATATTTTATAAAATCACATACTATATATAGCAGTTAGATAGATTGAAACTACTATATATAGTAACAAAATGGACAAGAAATATCGGTTTCCTTGGGAGGTGAAAAGTTGGATAAAGAAATAGTATATATTGCAGAATTAGATGCTGATGTGGATGATGTTGTGGCAGCTCATTATTTATATAACGAAGGAGTATTAAAATGTGTTGTGTGCGACCCATATCCAGCGACAGAAGATGGATTGAAAAGAAAAGATATTCTTGAAAGTTTGGGCGTTCAAGTATTAAAGAAAATGCCACCAGTTGCAAAATGTGTATTTGTTGGTGGAGCATTAACGCTTGTTGCTGATTATATTAAAATGCACCACATTGACTGGCTAGTGATGAATGGTGGTTTTGTTGGTACGAACGTTGCTTCATTTGAACTGGATAAATTTAAAGGGAAAGAAACAGTAAGAACGTTTAATTTTAATTGCGATGTAAATGCAACTGATTATGTCTTAAAAGCTGGAAAAGAGAGAATATCCAATATAATACTTGTTGGTAAAAATGTGTGCCATGATTTCAGAAATACAAGAGTTGGCATATGGTCAGATGAGAAATATAAAGAATTATTTGATACATATGATGTTAAAGATAAAAAGCGTCAGCACGATATGTTGGCTTGTCATGAAGGATTGGCATTTTTGAATAATTCTACAAAATATTGTAAGTATGAAGTTGTAAAACCATTTAACACAGGTTTGAAAGGAACATATACCCAATGGGGAAGTACAAAAACAATGGAAACACCGTACAGAGAAGTGTTGGCTGCAATAGAATATGAAGCACAGTAAATTTCGATTTCTTATGAGGAGGTAAAGATAATGGCATATAAAAATACAAATTATAGAGAACAAATAGACAAGGAGGCATATCAGTATGGTGATTTAGCTGATTATGAATTTGATGATAGGGAAGAATTTATTCCCAAAAGTGTTGTCATTCAAATAATTGACGAGATTGAATCTGATATAAATGATATCAATCACAAGTTAGAACCTATAAATGGTTTAACAGAAGTGAATGAAATTAAAGAACAAGTTTCTGAATTAAGTACGAAATTATATTAGTAAGAGAGAATAACATATTGAAAGAGAGGTACATATATGTCAGTACATGATGATTTAGGCGTTAGGATGAAGACATTTTATGAGCAGATTCCTAAGACAAAATTAATGAGAAGGTGTCCAGTTGCCATCCGCATTGATGGAAAAGCATTTCATACATTCACAAGAGGATTCCATAAACCGTTTGATGAAGTGCTAATTAAGTCTATGCAGGAAACAATGAAATACTTATGTGAGAATATTCAAGGCTGTGTTCTTAGTTATACGCAGTCAGATGAGATTACATTGATCCTTGTTGATTATAAGAAACTCACATCTTCCGCATGGTTTGATTATGAGGTGCAGAAAATTTGTAGTATTGCAGCAAGCATGGCTACGATGGCTTTTAATAAAGCTTTTTCCAAGAATGTAGAGGATTTTGAACAGTATTATGCAACAGAACATGAAATCAATGGGTGGTATGGGAAAGGTACACCAGAATATAAAATGTGTCAAATTTACACAAAAGCAGTTGACAAGGGTGCAATGTTCGATGCTCGTTGTTTCAATATTCCAAAAGAAGAAGTAACAAATCTCGTATATTGGCGACAACTTGATGCTTCTCGTAATTCAATTCAGATGGTAGGTCAAGCCAATTTCTCACATAAAGAATTACAGAATAAGTCATGTAATGATATTCAGGATATGCTTATGACTCAGAAAGGTATTAACTGGAATGATTTACCAACTTATCAGAAGAGAGGAAGTTGCTGTGTAAAAAAGGAAATTGAAAATAAATCAACTGGATATAATGGTGAAGTCAGAGCTATTGAATATAGAACAGAATGGGTTATTGATACAGATATTCCTATTTTCAAGGGCGAAGGCAGAGAATATATTGATAGATTGGTATTTGTTGGTGAAGAGTAAATAATATACTATATATAGTGATTGTAAAATATTATGAATACTATATATAGTATGAAAATTAAGACCGAAGGAAACTGACATTTCTTAGTGCAGATTGGAGAATATTATTATGGAATATATAAGAGGTCATAGAGCGTGTCTTAATTTGATACGAGATCCAATAGATAATTACATAGAACATAAAGATGAAATCGAAGAAGTTCTTAAACCATTCACAGTAGTTCCACGAAATAAAATATCTAAAGTAGATACAGACCAATGGTTATATGTTAGTTCAACTCAACAAGATAAAAAATATGTAAGAGCTGTCGAGATTTGTAAAGGTAGTAAGATTTACAGTACAGATGAAAATGATCTATACGAATTAGACAAAGAGTTGAATAAACTTGGATTTAAGACAAGAATGGGTAGAAATTGTGATACAGGAACTTTAAGTATCGCAGTCTTGGAAGAACCTGAAATAGAGAATATATAGTTGGAGGTGAGAAATGTGAGTATGGTGGATTTAAATTTACACACAATTGTATTGGTTGTGTTATGTCACTTAATTGGCGATTATGTGTTGCAATGTGATTTTATTGCACAGACAAAAGGAAAGAATTGGTATCATTTATTTGTACATTGTGCATTGTATTGTGTTCCATTCTTAATAGTATTCGGTTGGACATGGCAGTTGGCAGTAATCTTTATTTCACATCTGATTATTGATTCGTTGAAAGCAAGATGGAATAAGATTACATACACTAAAGACCAGACATTACATTATATAATCGGAATGCTTTATCTTATTGGTTAATCAACCAAACAATTTCCAATAAAAATGAAAATCGAATAGAGAATAAGTAAGAGGTGAGAAATTATAGAATACGATTTTGAAGGAAAAGAAAACGCTATCACGGCAGAACATTTAAAAAATGGTCAAACTTGTAAAGTAGTTGGATTTGGTCAGTCAATGACACCAATACTTAAATCAGGTCAACCAGTGATTTGTAAGCCTGTGACAGAAGATACAGAGTTAAAAAAGAATGATATTGTACTCTGTAAAGTTAAAGGTAATTATTATTTACATAAAATTTCAGCGATCAAAAATGGTATCAGTTACCAGATTTCAAATAATCATGGTCATGTCAATGGCACAATTACAAGAAGCAATATCTTTGGTATTGTTGTTGAAATTCTTTAAGACTCATTCGAGTTACAATTTCCAATAAAAATGAAAACCAAATATAGAATAAATATATGGGAGGATCTTATGTGGATTAACAGAACAAAGTATGAAGTCGAAAAGCTGAAATATAGACAGAGAATATCTTATTTAGAAAATCTTATTTGTCCATGTGAGTCACATGATTATGTTGAAATAGCTCACGAAATTATAGACGAACATAGTACAGTAAAACACATTTTCAGATGTAAGAAATGTGGAAAATTACACGATGAATTAAGTTGATTGTAAATCACTGGTTCATTCGGATTTTGAGGAGGTGAGAATATGAAGTGTCCTAATTGCGATAGAGAAATGGATAATAAAACCCATTGTAAAATGGAAGGGTTTTATCATTGGGAAGACGAAGAGATTTATTATCAGAAAGTTGAACATGAAAAATTTGTTTGTAAATCGTGTAAAATTACATATTTGGATGGTAAATGGAAGATTCCCGAAAAATATAATCCAACAGAAAAACAGGAAAAGACAATATTATTCATTAATAATCATTTATGCATGGATATTCAGCCTCTTACAAAACATCAATGTTGGTTAGATATTGGCAAGTATTTTGAAAGAGCTAAGAGAACTCCCTTACATGATGACCAATATTATATTGATATGCAAGAGTATTGCGGTATGGATGAAAGTGATTTTTGCTAAAACATCTTGTTCTTAGATAATATCTAGTCAATCTTAAATATTTTAGTCCAAAAATTTCAAAACAAAATGTCACGAATAACATATAAAAATCGTGACAACAAGAGAATAAATAAGTGAGGTGATATACATAGAGATATTAGCAAAAACAGATTATCAAGACCTTTATAGAATATCTGATGGAGTGTTACTTGTAATTAACAAATTTAAGAGAATTGAATATCCATCTGAATCTTATTTTCATGTATATACAACTGATGCAAAGTACAAATCATATAATAAAGGTTGTCAAAAGTGGTTAAAGGTTTTGAAAGAAGATTACAAGAATAAATACAATGATATTGTTGTTCCCAAAGGAACAGTATTATATATGGGTTATCCAGTAGAATCAACAAGTAATAAAGCTGATTGGACTTATGAAATAAAGACAACTGCTTCTTGTTTAGGTGGAGATTTCACGACCACAGAGAATATGTTAAATACAATACTGAATATTATGAAGAACAAAGTAAGTTCTTAGTCTTGAACAAATCGTTCAAAAATTCCAAAAATCAAAACTGAATAGTGAATATATGAATGGGTGGAAGAACAGCATACCCTTGGGTTTTTATACTCAAAAATCACTGTTGAAGATAGATGTTTACATAAATTAACTTCTGTATTCCAGTCGTAAGACTGTTCAAATATAGTTATCAAAAAAATTTATCACATATTATAAGGAGGACATTTTTTAAATGGCATTTAAAGTACAAAAAGCAGTAAGAGAAAAAATTTACACAAAGGTAGCACTCATGGCACCTTCAGGTGGTGGCAAGACTTATTCAGCATTAAGACTTGCTACAGGAATGAAAGAGGAACTTGAAAAGATTACAGGAAAACCTTGCAGAATCTTAATGGCTAATACAGAGGGAGCAAGAGGTAGATACTACGCTAACGAGTTTGATTATGACATTATTGACCTCGTAGAGCCTTTCAATCCAGAGCAGTTTTCAGATGCAATTGATTTTGCAGTAAATGAAGGATATGACATTCTTCTTATGGATAGCACTTCTCCTGAGTGGGATGGTAAAGGTGGATGTCTTGAATTACAGCAGAAGGCTGGTGGTACATATCAGGCATGGGGTAAGGTAACTCCTAGACATGACGCATTTATCAATAAGCTTGCAACAAGTCCTATTCACTTAATCGCAACTATGAGAGGTAAAGATCAGTATGAGATTGAGAAGGATGATAGAGGTAAGACAAGCGTTAAGAAACTTGGCGTTGGTGCAAAGCAGAGAGATGGTTTTGAGTATGAGTTCACTTGTACATTTACAGTAGACCAGAAAACACATATGGCAGAGCCACAGAAAGATAATACTCATATCTTCGAGAATGACAATGCAACACTTCTTACAGAAGCACATGGTCAGAAGATTATCAAATGGGCAAACACTTCTGATATTGAGCCAACAAGACCTAAGTTCACAGCATCCACAGCAGCAACAGAGCCAACAGAATACATTACAGCAATCAAGAAAGAGATTATTTCTCTTTGCACCCAGCTTGGAGGAACAAAGAACGAAGCTCTTATGACAACATTAAAAGAGTTTGTGCCTAGCGGAAATCCAAATGCAATTAAGGATGTGCAGAAAGCAAAGGATTGTTTAGCAAAGATTAAAGAGATCCAGCCAGTACAGGCGTAATTATAAGGAGGACAAAAATACATGAATAAAGTAATTTTAATGGGAAGACTCACAAGAGATCCAGAGGTAAGATACACACAGGGCGACAATGCATCGGTAGTGGCAAGATTTTCTCTTGCCGTTGACCGTAGATTTAAGAAAGATGGAGAGCAGACAGCAGATTTTATCAATTGCGTAGCTTTTGGTAAAACTGGTGAGTTTATCGAGAAGTATGGTCGTAAAGGTACAAAGTTTGTTGTAGAGGGACGTATTCAGACTGGTTCTTATACAAATAAGGACGGACAGAAGGTATACACAACAGATGTTGTTGTTGAGCAGGTTGAGTTTGCAGAGAGTAAGTCTTCTGCTGATGGTAATACAACAAACAACACTGCTAATTCAAATGCACCAGCTGACACAAGTTTTATGGATATTCCAGATGGCATTGACGAGGAACTTCCATTTAATTAAAAGAGGTAGATATGGCAGATAAAAAAGAAAGAGAATATGTCTGCGCATATAAGTATTGTTTACACCACGGACAAAAGGTTAAAGCCTCTGAGTCCGTGGTAATAAACAAGAAACATTACCATTGGGATTGTGCAGGTATGAAACAAGAAATTAAAGACTGTGTAGATGCTTATATGGATTGTATAGAAGATAAAACACAGTTCCCTATTGCATGTAGAGCAATAAACACAATGGTTTTTAAAAACAAAGTACCTATAGAGTTCATCAGAAAAAATATTGAATCATCGAAATTATATTATTCAACAAAACCTGTTCAGATTCTATATGGACTTAGAAAGCTATTTTACGAAAAAGAATTTAAAGCATAGGCGGTGAGTAATTGCTAATCGAAAAAACTGACATCGAAAAAGCTAAAGATAAACTTGGTGATAATAATGCCTTTTTAATGGCAGAACTACTTGAATTAGAAAATTTTGATGACAAAAATCTGAAAGCCTGTTGTCCTTATCATAATGAGGATACTGCAAGCTTTATATATAACAAGAAAAATAAGACTTTTCATTGTTTTGGATGTAATAAAACGGTAGATATTATTGATGTCTTAATGGAAAAAGGAAACACATTCTTAGAAGCTGCCAAGTATCTATTCGAGAAAGCTGGTATCGAATACAGTTTTGGCGAAAAGGATGTAAGAACTCGTCACAATTATAGATATCCACATGAAGAACCAATAAATGAAAAAGAGCATGTAGTTGACTATTGGGGAAGGCGTGGCATTTCAAAAAATGTAATTGACTATTTGGATATTCGAGAGGATTCACATGGTAACGGAGTATTTAATTTTTATGATACAAATGATGTTTTGACTATGGTTAAGTATAGACCTGCAAGAACTGTTGAAAAACATTCTGGTCAGCCTAAAACGTGGTGTCAAAAAGATGCTGATACATCAGCACTTTTGTTCAATATGAATAGAGTTAATACATCAAAGCCATTACTTATAACAGAAGGCGAGACAGATTGTGCGAGTGCTATTGAGGCAGGATATATCAATACAGTAAGCGTTCCTCTTGGAGCTGGCAATCTTCATTGGATTGAAGAAAATTGGGATTGGTTAAATAATTTTGAATCTATTATTATCTGGTCTGATAACGATGAGCCAGGTATTAAAATGAGAAAAGAATGTATTTATCGTCTTGGTACATGGCGAACAAAATATATATCAACACCTGAATTCTTTGAAAAAGAGAATGGTAAGAGAGTTCCACTAAAGGATATCAATGATTGTTTACAAGTTGGAGGAAAAGAATTTGTTATGAATCTTATTTCAGAAGCAAAGGATGTTCCTGTAAAAAGTGTTGTTGATTATTCAGAGATTGAGGAACTTGATATTTCTCAGATGGATGGTGTAAAAACTGGCATTAAACCATTAGACGATGAGTTGTTAAAAATCTTCTATGGAACATTGACGGTATTATCAGGAAGACCTGGTAGTGGTAAGACAAGTATTATTGATCAGACAATAGCAAGGACTATTGATGATGGTAGTCCTGTATTTTTGTTTAGCAAGGAAATGCCAGAAAGAATGAGTGCAAACTGGTTTAATACAATTATCGCTGGCAGAAGAAATATGGTTGAAAGGACAAGTCGAGACAATCGTAAATATTACATAGTTCCACAAGCAATACAAAAGAAGATGCAAGCACATTATAATAAGAAGCTTTTCATCTATAGAGATGATGAGCCAAATGATGTAGATTCAGTTTTAAAATCTGCTGAAGAATGTGTTAGAAAGTTTGGATGCAAGCTGATTGTACTTGATAATCTTATGATGATTGACTTGAATTGTTCTGAAAGTGACAAAAATACGGCACAAACAAATCTGATAAATGCACTTATTAAGTTTGCTGCTAAATTCAATGTAGCTGTTGTTCTGATAGCACATCCAAGAAAAACACAAGATACAAATTCTGATATTGAAATGTATGACATATCTGGTACTTCTAATATTATCAATCTGGCTATGAGATCCATAGGTCTTAGAAGAGTTTCCAAAAAAGAGAAAAATGATCCGAAATCTAAATGGCATAACTACGATGTGGTTTTAACTGTAATAAAAGACAGATTGCTTGGCAAGGCAGACTTCCAAATGGGATTATGGTATGACTTGACATCACGTAGATTTTATACAGATTACGATGAATATGACGCAAAATTTGCATGGGATGACAATGTATATACCGACAGGCTTCCATATGTTGATAGAAGCATAGATAACACATTTCCAGACAAATAAGGAGAATAAATTATTATGATGGATGAAGAATTAGATTTTTTACTTGGAACGATGCAATGGTCGTTTTCAAGACTGAATTCATTTTATAATTGCAATTACGAATGGAAACTCCATTACTTAGAATGTAATAAATCTGAGAATGGTTTTTTCGGAGAATATGGTTCACTTATTCATAAAATCCTTGAAAAATATGAAAAAGGCGAACTTTCCTTGTTTGAATTGAATGAGTATTATGAGGAACACTTCGATGAGGATGTTCCTCACGATGCTCCACCAAACAAATTCGTAAATATTAGGCAATCATATTATGACAAAGGTATTGATTACCTTGATAACATTGACCTTGATTTAGAAAAATATGAAGTTCTTGGAGTTGAGAAAAAAGTAGAATTTAAAATTAACGACAAGGATTTTGTTGGATATATAGATTTACTTGTAAAGGATAAAGAAACTGGTGAGATTATTATTATTGACCATAAATCCGCAAGTATTAAAATTCTGAAAAATGGTAAGATTAGCAAATCTGACCAACAGCATTTCTTAGATTTCAAACGACAGCTTTATTTATATTCAATCCCTGTAATAAAAGAATATGGCTCTGTTTCAAAACTTAAATGGAACATGTTTAAGGATCAAAAGTGGATAGAAGTGCCTTGGATTCAAGAAGAGTACGATGAGGCTATTCAGTGGGCAAAAGATACTCTTGAACTGATTGAAAATGAGAAAGAATGGCGACCTAATCCAGATTATTACTATTGTCATTATCTTTGCGGTCAGAGAAATCATGCATGTGAATATAAACCACAACCAACGAGTAAGAAGAATGAAATCGACAATAGACAGTATAACCCTGAAACTGACTCATATGAGTAGGAGGTGATATTATCAGTAACTATACAGTATATCATTTACATACAGAAGATTCTTTATTAGATAGTTGTACAAATTATAAGTTATATGTAGACAAGGCAGTAGAACTTGGACAGAAAGCTATTTGTTTTACAGAGCATGGCAATATTTATAACAATATTGAGAAGAAAATGTATGCAAATGGCAAAGGTTTAAAATATCTACACGGTGTTGAGGTTTATTTGACAGCAGCACTTGAGCCAAAACAAAGAGATAATTATCATACAATTCTTATAGCAAAGAATTTTGAAGGTGTAAAAGAAATAAACACATTGGTTGACTTGTCTACACAATCAGACCATATGTACTATAAGCCAAGAATTACGTTCGATGAATTTTTTAATATTTCTGATAATGTCATTAAAATTTCTGCATGTCTTGCATCTCCGTTGAGTAAATATCCTAATTTTATTGGAAAATTGGTTGATGAAAAAATAGTTGAATTAGAAAAAAATAAAGAAACAGAAGCTAATAAACTTTATGCAGAATTAAATTCAGAAGCTGCAAAAGAAGCGTGGATTGAAGATTGTGCAGCTATTTACAATACATCTTATGAGATATATGTAGAACAATGTATTGAAAAATCCAATAATGCATTTGATTTACAGATAGAAGAAGCAAAATCAGAATTGAAAAATGCAAAGATTGTATATGACAAACTGATGAAAACATATGACTATTATGAAATTCAGCCGCATGTTAAGTCTATGGATCAGATTCGGTATAACAAAATGCTTTATGAGGCATCAAAAAAATATAACAAGCCTTTAATAGCAGGAACAGATACACATAGTATTGATAGTTACAAGGCTGAGTGTAGAAGTATTCTTCAGAAAGCAAAACATATTGAGTTTTCAAACGAAGATGAATTTGACCTTACATATAAATCGTATGACGAGTTAGTTGATATGTTCAAACAACAAGGTTCTTTACCTATGAATGTTGTGTTGGAAGCTATCGAGAACACTAACCGCATGGCTGATTCTGTTACAGATTACGAATTAGATACAGCTTTTAAATATCCGATTTTATATGACAATGAAGAAGAGGTATTTGTAGAGCGTATCTATAGAATGTATCATGAGAAACTGAATAAAGGAATTATTCAGCCAGATCCACGGTATGAGGAGAATATAAAAGAAGAACTTCGAGTATTTAAGAAGATTGGTATGGTTGGATTCATGCTTTTCATGTCAGAATTGGTATGTTGGTGTTGGGATAATGGTATACCAATTGGTTTTTGTAGAGGCTCTGTTGGTGGTTCAACTATTGCATATTTAACAGATATTATTGATGTAAACCCTGTAGTATGGAATACGGTATTCTCTCGATTTGCTAATGAGGATAGAAAAGAGATTGGTGATATTGATTTGGATATTGCACCATCACAAAGACATTTAGTATATGAGCATATCATTGAAAAGTTTGGTGCTGATAAAACAGCTTATGTGTTGGCTATCGGAACGATTTCTGACAAAGGTACTATTGATGAGATTGGACGAGCTTTGAATATGTCACTTGGAGATGTCAAGCAAGTAAAAGCTCAGTATTCATTATTTACCGATGGTATTACTGATTGCAATGACAAGATTAAAAAAATTGAATCTATTGAGGGATATGAAAGTAATGAAAAGTGTATAAAAGACTTGGAGGAACTTAGAAGTAAACTTGAGTGTAACGAAAAGTCTTTGAAAGACTTAAAAGAAAAGCAATATCCTAAGTTGTTTTATTATTTTGATGGTCTTGTAGGAACTGCCATTTCTCAGTCGATGCATCCAGCAGGTATTATTGTAAGTCCAGTAACACTACCTGATAATTATGGAACATTCTGGTCGAAAGATGGCAAGCGTATTTTGAGTATCAATATGGAAGAAATTCACGAAGTTTCCCTTGTAAAATACGATTTGCTTGGTCTGAAAAACATAGAAATTATCAAAGATACATGTGAATTAGCACATATTCCGTATCCAAAATCCCATACAGTCAATTGGAATGATAAAAAGGTTTGGGCACATATTGCAGATAGTCCAGTAGGTATATTTCAGTTTGAATCAAAGTTTGCCTATGATTCAATGAAAAAATTTGAATGTCATTGCGTAAATGACTTGTCACTTGTAAATGCTTCAATCAGACCTTCGGGAGAATCATATAGAGATAGGTTATTAGCACATGAACCAAACAAAAATCCATCAGAATTGATTGATAAACTGTTAGAGGGGAATCATGGGTATCTTGTATTCCAGGAAGATGTCATTGCTTTCCTTCAAAAAATATGCGGAATGAGTGGATCTGACGCTGACAATACTCGAAGAGCTATTGCAAGAAAACAAATTGATAGACTTCAAAAAGCTTTGCCACAAATTCTTGAGGGATACTGCAAGATGTCCGATAAGCCAAGGGCTGTTTCTGAAGAAGAGGCTAAAACATTCTTACAGATTATTGAAGACGCAAGTTCATACATGTTTGGTTTTAACCATTCTACAGGATACTCAATGATTGGTTATATGTGTGCTTATCTCAGATATTATTATCCAAAAGAGTTTATCACTGCATATCTAAATAACGCCAATAATGAAGATGACATTATGCTTGGTACAGAATTAGCAAAACAACTTGGTATTACAATTCATAGCATTAAATTCAGACATTCTACTGCAAAGTATTCTTGTGATAAAGATGGTATTTACAAGGGTATTGCTTCCGTAAAGTTCTTAAACGAAGACGCTGCAAATGATTTATATTCCATTAAAGATGAGAAATTTAATACATTTATTGACTTATTGGTAAGAATTTCTGACCTCAAAGTTGATAGCAGAAAGCTTGAAATTTTGATTAAACTTGATTTCTTTGAAGAATTTGGTGGTATTCGTTATCTACTTACTTGTAGTGATTTGTTTTCAAAATATTATGGCAAGAAACAGATGAAGAAGGATAAGGCACTAGAGTATGGACTTGATTTTGATGTACTTAGAGAATGTTCTGGCAAGGAAACTCAGAAGACATTTATGGAATTAGATAGTGCAAAACTACTTAATAAACTCTTGCAGAATGTCCCAAATGAGAAAACTGATATGCGAACAAAGATTGCTTATCAGATAGAAAATCTTGGGTATGTAGATATTGTTGATAAAAAGCTGGCAGGTTATTGTGTAGCATTAGATCTCAATGTTGACTATTCTCCACGATTAAAGCTGTATGCATTGGCAAATGGTAACACAATTCCGGTAAAAATTAGCAAGAAAATATTCAAACAGAATCCTATCAGACGTGGAGATATTGTAAAAGTCACAAATCAATATAAAAAACAAAAAATGAAAAAGGTTGATGGTGAATGGCAAGAAACAGATGAGCAAGAATGGTGGGTTTCCGAGTATCAAATTTGTTAGGAGACGTAAATGAAACAGTATTATACAGACAAAAAGTATAAAGAATTACTGTCACACATGGTTGTTCTGGTTGATTCAAGAGAACAAAGTAATAAAAATGTTATTGATTGGTTTGATAGGAATAACATCAAATGGAAGTCAAGAGCATTGAAAACAGGTGATTATGGTCTTATGGTTGAGAGTTGCCCTGAATTGGGCTTCTCAATCGACACCTATTTTAGTGACGAACTTTGTATTGAACGAAAGAATTCCGTAAGTGAGTTAGCTGGTAACATAGCAAATGCAACTAAAGATGATGACAGAATTTTTAAAGAATTTAATCGAATGATTAATATAGAGAAAAATTATCTTCTTATAGAGAATGACAGCATAGAGGATATTTTTACAGAGAACTATAAATCGAAATTGAATCCGACATCGTTTTTTAGAACATTGCTTACATGGCAAAGCAGAAATAACATGCACATTTATTTTGTAGAAAGAGAATATATGGGTAGGATGATATACGAATTATGTAAAAATTGTTTGGATTCCAAGATATTGAAGTAAAGGAGAAAATATGGACAAGGTAAAAGTTTTTGAAGGACTATTAAATAAGTTTGAGACAGATGAGATTAGAGATTATTGTGCTGATATGATTAAGAAAATTCCAGATTATATCTTCACAATTCCAAGTAGTACATCTTTTAAGTATCATAATAAAACACAGTGTCAGCCACATGGTCAGATTTTTCATATTTTAATGTTTGCAGAAGTAATGAATTATGTTCTTGGATTAGAGTATGTAAAAGAAAAGACCAATGAGCGACAGCGAGATTGTTTACGCTGCACACCAATTTTTCATGATGCAATTAAATGTGGGCTAAATGGTTCTCAATATACGGTACACGAACATCCGATGCTTGCAGGTGAGTGGGTGAGAAATACATCTGTTGAACATGATGTAGACGCTGATACAAAAGCATATATTGCAAGATTATGTGAGAGTCATTCGGGTGAATGGACTTCTACGAAGAGAAGTAAGACGGTATTACCAAAGCCTGAAAATGATGAGCAGTTCTTTGTACATATGTGTGATTATTTAGCAAGTAGGTCAAATCTTGATATGACATATTCTGATGATGTAATTTCTGCATTAGGTGGTGTTGATATTCCAAAGGAAGAGTTACCAGATATTGATTCTTATGTAATTACATTTGGAAAATATTCAGGAAAGACACTTCCACAAATCAAAGAAATTGATCCTGGTTATATCTCATGGGCAAAAGAAAATATGAGCAGAGAGCCAGTAAGAAGTTTATTGGCTCAACTGTAGAGAATAATACGGTAGGAGGTAATAATCTATGAAAATTTTAACACGATTATTTACGAAAAATCTTACTAAAATTCCTTTGTTGTGGATTACATTCAACTGGAAGCTGTTAAAAAAAAATGGTGCAAAAGGTTCTTGCATGTGTAATATTCATCCTTGCCTAAAGGATAATGAGCACATCAAGACCACAATACAAGAGTTATGTGACTATATAAGAGAGAATTATGATATGGAGGAGATTATATGAGCATGTCAATAGAAGAGGCTATTCGTATTTTAAATCCTAAAACATCAGCAGATGCGATTGCAGAAATTGAATATTATGCTGGCTTTAACAGAGATAAACCGATTGAGAAAATTAATGAAGCTTGTGCAATTGCTTGTGATGTAATGAGAGAATATAAAAACAGAAATCAAATCTTTGATGAAGTATCAAATGCTTTGACTGATTATTTCTCAGAACACGCACACGAAGTATGGGATAGAGTCTCAGCAAGAGACTTTATCTGTGACAATATTGAGGTGATTATTGAAAAACTGAAGTCGGAATACCCATAAATATGGTATTTCAGAGACTCAAAAAGCACATGAAAGACTGATTTTATGTCTGTCAAAATATGTGGTGGTGGAATATGTAGACACGCAAATGGGCAGTAGACAGGTGAATGATTAAAAACACTCGGTGGGACACCTATGGGTTCAACTCCCTCCAATGTGAGCAGTGCACGGCTTATGTAGGGTGAAAATCCTTACCCACATATTATTAAACAATAGAACGACAGTTTCTTTGGAAGATTTGGAGGTTATATATGATGGACGATAGAGCAATTACAGAATATAAGCTAATTATAAAAATTTATGACCAGAAAAAATGTGCAGAATATGATCCGTTTGGATTATGTTATGTAGACGATTGTATGAGTTGTCCAAATTCAAGAATAAAAATTATTCGTGAAGATGGAGTAGTAATGCGTGATGATTTTAAAGATAACAAGAATGTAAACGCAAAAGATAAATTATGGTCTTACCAAAGAATGTTTGAAAGAGATGGTGTAGAACTATTTGAAAAAATGTACAATGTTAATTTTTCAAAATGGCAAAAGAAATATCTTTCAAAAATATTCAATAAGTTAAAGAGTAAAAAGAACAATTAAGCGGTAGATTCTTGTGAAAATTAAGGAGGCAAAAATGAGAATAGCATTAACAGGTCATAGACCTCAGAGATTAGGATTGCCAGATGATGAGTTAGATATTAAATGGGCAAGAATTGGTCATTGGATTTTTAATCAAATACTTGATGTGTCTGATGTTTATTGTGGTATGGCAAATGGCTCTGATATTTTGATTGGGTTAAATACTTGTGTTATTAAGGAGAGTTACAGAAGTATTTCTGAAGAATTTGAAAAGAATAGAGATTTAAAATTACACTGTATTTTACCTTGTAAAGATTATAATTCATCAAATAAATATTACAACAAGCTCAAAAATGAAGCTGACGAATGGGTTGAATTATCAGATGAATTTTATAAAGGTTGTGATAATGTAAGAGATCAATATATGGTTGACCATTGTGATGTACTTCTTGCAATTTGGGATGGTAATAAATCTGGTGGTGTTTGGTCAACAATTCGTAAAGCACAGAAAGCAGGTAAGAAGATTATTTACTGCCCAAAAGAGATTTTAGAAGGAGAATAATATAACATGAAGATTTTAGCTTTAACAATTTTATTTATTTTGATGTTTTTCAGGATTAAAGGTACGCCAAGTGCATTAAGTAAAACATTATGGCAAAAGAGAATGTTTAAGTCGCTTGCAAAAAATAAAGAGAACAATAATGGAGAACCAATAAGTGATGCTATGCATGGAGCTGTAATATTGACCGTATTCTTTATGGAGCTATTCTTAATTATCTTTTACATAGTGTTAGGAAACAAAATTGGAACAACTGAGTTTATTGTAATGTCTGCATTACAGGTATTCACTTGCTTATGGTCATTTGGTGTAAACCTGTCAGAAGTAAAAACAGCTTTTAGTTACAATATTGAAGATCTTAAGTTCCACAGATTCCAGTTTCTATTTAATGTTGTGTTAGATTATATCTATTATCCGTGGGCGATTTACATGTTGTTGAAGTAACAAGAGGAGGATCGTTATATGAGTTATCCAAGACCAGGAAAAGAATGTAATGAATTTATGTGTGGATATTCAGTAGAAGGTGTATGTCGTGAAGGATTAAAAGATTATAAAGTGATTACATTATGTGGTAGTACAAAATTTAAAGATGAGTTTATGAAAGCTCAAAAAGAACTTACCTTAAATGGTTATATTGTGATTTCAGTTGGGTGTTTTGGTCATTCAGGCGATGTATTTACAGATGAGCAAAAGATTATGTTAGATGATATGCACAAGAGAAAAATTGATATGGCAGATGAAATTTTCGTAATCAATGTCAATGGATATATTGGAAGCTCAACAAAATCTGAAATTGAATATGCTAAAGCACATAATAAGAAAGTAAATTATCTTGTTGATATCAACAGATAATAAGAACACATTATTTTATACGAAAGGATAGGAGAAAAATAATGATAGATAGTAGAGAAACAACGGCATATGAAGATGGAAGAGATATGGGATATATTGAAGGTTTTGAAACTTGCAAAGAAGACCTTATGGAAGTAATCAAAAATCTTGCAAATCAAATTGCAAAATATAGAAATTATTCAGAAAATTATTCAAAGGAAGCATTAGAAAGTATTATGTTGGAAGCCGGATTGGATAGAAGTTGCTTATAAAGTGGAGGATACTAATGAAAGCAATTTGTAGAACATGAATGTACAGACAGAAAACGTGTTTTTCGTATGTTATCAAGAGAAGATGTAAGAATTATTAAATCAAAAGAAGGGTTACAAGGAAACAAAATTTTAATTTGGGTTAAAGATATAAATACTCTTAATGAGATACTTTGGCAATTAAACGCATATACAGATCTTGGAGTTAGATTAGTAAAAACAAAATTATATAATACATTTTGTGAAAAATTAAAAGGATTTGTTTTCGGTAAATAAACTGGGCAAAAAAAATGAATGTTATATTTTTAGATGTAGATGGAGAACTTACATATAGTAATTATGAAAATCATAAAACTGCAAACATAGATGTTGAAAAAGTAAAACTACTTAAAGAAATATGTGATAAATCAAATGCAAAAGTAGTAATTAGTTCTTCGTGGCGTGGTTCTGAAAGTCATACTCCTAAAATTTATTATATATTAAGAGAGATTTTAAAGAACAACGGAATATGTGTTGTTGGTAATACTCCACATTTAAGCACAGAATTTGAAGACATAGCCGAACGAAATAAAATCAGTTTTGACAATACACATCGTTTAAAAATTAAATTTGGAACAGGTAGAGCTGCCGAAATTCAAAAATGGATTAATGAACACAATGTTGATAATTTTGTAATTCTTGATGATGAAGATTTTGACTGGTCTGATTATGGATATGAGAACAATTGGATTCAACCAACATGGGTTGGTAATGGTGGCTTAAAAAAAGAACATGTTGATAAGGCAATAAAGATTTTAAAAGGTGAATAATAGTGAAAATAGGTCAATTTGTAGAATATAAAGGATATGTCGGAAGTATTGAATACAAACCAGATGATATATCATATTATGGCTTGATAATAAACACTGACGATTTCGTTAATTATTATGGTAAAGACATTTTTGAGTTAGAAAAAGAATTTCACAATGCAGTTGACGATTATCTTATATTTTGTGAAGAAGTTGGCAAATCAACTATTACATATTGAGAGGTATTAAAAATGAAAAAATATAGTAAACCATATCCAACTATTGAAGAAGTGATTAAAAATAAAGATTATGATTATGTATCGTACAGAATAAATCATATAAGTGATGAAGATGGTATTTTTGCTGGATGTTTTAAAACAGAAAATGGAAAAATAATTTCATTAGATGGAGATTCTTATAGCTTGAATGAAAAGGTAATTGCTTCTGAAGAATGGGAAGACGAAGAGGAAAATATCAATAATGGATTAACTGTTATCGTGGAAGGAAATTGGATATAAAGAACTTTTTAATAACTTGGTAATGAAAGGAAGGAATATGATAATGGGTTGTTTTGATTATGTTAAAGGGAAAATAAAATGTCCAAATTGTAAAACTATATTTGAAGCAGAGGATCAAGTAAAATGGACAAACTGTATGCTTCAAGAGTATGAAATTGGAGACAAAATACCTGCAAAAGATGGCGAATATACATATGGTTCAAGCGAAAGAGGAAAGTTAATATCATTCTGTCCAATGTGTGATTCACTTATTTCATTTAAGGTTGTCGTAAAAAATGGAAAAGTATACAAAGTAAAAGAAACTGGTTTGATTTTATAGAAGATTGGAGATGAAGAAAATTGAATAGAAGAAAACTTAAGAAAGCATTTATTGAAACTATTAAAGAAATGTTTGTAGTGTTTATATTTACGATTGCTGGATGCTTAATTGCCACGTTTAGTAATGCTATTACTGGAACAATCGCATACGGATTAGCATTTATGTTTATAATTGTATTCGCAGCGAATATGTATTTGGAATATAAAGATCTTAAATATAAAGACGAGTAAATTGGATTTTCATTGGAGGTGATTCTTACGGAATGGTATGTACTCTATAGTGATTCAAATGCACGAAAAATTGTTAAATGGAACATATTCAAGCATGGAGCTTTTAAAAAAGAAGTAGACAAGCTTTTGAAAGAAAATTTAACGAAAGACGATTTTTCAGAAAAACTTGGAAGATTGCTTATGTATTATACGTGGTCTAAAAGCGAATATGAAGTAATCGTATCACCTTGGGTTGGACGAGCAGAAGATATTAAAATTGATGTTTACAGTCAGGTACATATGAATTGGGATAGATTTGTTGATTATGTGTGGTCTTTTAGATAGCGAACAGGAGGACTAAAATTGGGATTTGAGACAAGTGAAAAATTGGATAAATGGGTGGAAAATCATAGAAAAATATGTTGTGGTTTTCATTCAATAGTAGGCGAACAGTTTGTATACGAGTTTTTACCGTATTGTACTACAGAGTGCCAAACAGTTAAGTGTACGCTGTGTGGCAAAGAATTTACAGATTATGTTGGTTAGGAGGATTAAGATTTGAAAACAGTTTTTAATTGGATTGGTGATGATTGGAGACGAGTAAAGAATCATTGTAGAACAACCGATAATAAAGATTTTACAGAGAACGAAGCAACAGATAATTTTAAAAAGAAGTTGCTTATATCAGAACATTCACCAATTAGATTACTTGAATTTGATTGGTCATGGAAAAGTATTTATTATTGGTTGAGTACAGAATGGTCAAGACATAAATTTGAAAAATTTATTAGTTCTCAAAGAGATGATAGATTGGTTGATGATACTCCACGAGGAAAGAAACCACAAGATGCATTGGTTAATTTTGATGGTTATGCTAATGAACAAAACTGTATTGATGGATGGAGAAAAAGATTGTGTGGAAACGCCACACCAGAAGCCGTTGAATTAGCAGAAGATTTCAAAATTGAATTACATAAAACACATCCATTGGAATCCAATGTATTAGTACCTAATTGTATATATCGTGCAGGTTGTCCTGAATTTGGTTGCTGTGGAAAGATTACTGATTTTATTAAATGGGCAAAGGATAATAATAAGGAAATTAACTGGCTTAATATTCAAAATAGATATGATTTATACAATGAATGGTTTTATGAGGTACACAAATAAATGTTCATTTCAATACATATAATTTGAAGAAAGAAGTGGTAAACATATACGATATTATAAATAGTGATATAGAGAATAAGGTCACTGAAGGTGACTGTGTTGTGATACACGAAACTAATTGGAATTATACAAAAAGAATTGGAAATCCATACAAAGCAATTGTATTATGGCAAGGCATAAACAGACAACCTCTTATTACAAAATATGGTGAATATAAACCTTATTGGTCTACATACACAAACATTGTTGATATAGTTGGACATGTGGATTTAAAAAATCTATTTGTGAAAATTTATCCAAATTTATTAAAAGAAGGTGATTAATATTAGAAATCCGAATAGATTATATGATTTTTATAATGAAGTAACAAGATTACATATGACACACATGCCTGATTGGAGAGTTGGTCAATTTTGGATGAACTTTTTAGGTTGGGTGCAAAATGTAAAGAAACGAGATCCGTTCTTTCCAGAAGAGTCAGAAATGCTTACATACTTAAAAGAATATTGTGGAGAAAAGGAGGAAGTAA